CAAAACATACGAAGAACTTTTAGGTAAAGAAAAATCTTTATTATTGATAGAAAAAAGACGACAACAAATGTTAAAAAATATTATGGAAAAAAATGAGTAATGTTCATAGATTGGTGTTAGAAGGACTATTTGGTCCAGTTTACAAGGCCACATCAACGGCAGAATTGATTGAAAAGGGTCAACTGGCAGCGTTTAGAATTAAATGTTTGATACTGAAATACCCTGATACCATTTGTAAGATGGCTAAAGATTGGGACTACAATCAAGAAGTAGAATATATAGTTATGAATCCTGCTAGAAACGAATTCATTAAGAATTTAACTTTATCATTGAAAGGTAATACTCTTATATTATTTCAGTTTGTAGAAAAACATGGTAGAGATTTACACGCACTAATCAAACAACACACCAAGAATAGACAAGTATTTTTTGTATACGGAGGTACCGATGTTGAAGTCCGTGAATCTATCCGTTCTATTACTGAAAAAGAAAAAGATGCTATTATCGTGGCTTCTTATGGCACTTTCTCAACTGGAGTCAACATACGAAACCTACACAATATTGTATTTGCAAGTCCCTCTAAATCTAAGATTCGCAATTTACAATCCATTGGGCGAGGTTTGAGGTTAGGTGATAATAAAGAAGAAGCAGTTTTGTTTGATATATCTGATGACTTTAGAATTGGTAAATTTACCAACTACACAATCAAACACTTAATAGAAAGAGTTAAGCTATATGATGAAGAGAAGTTTAACTATAAATTTTACCCTATAAAGTTGGCAAATGGATAATATAAAAATTGTAAGACTACAAAGCGGTGAAGATATCATTGCTGATTATACCTCGGATGATAGCGATAGTTCGGTTATTCTAAACAACCCAATGTCATTGATATTTAAAAGACTATCATCAGGCAAATCTGTTATGATGATGAGTCCTTGGATTCCATTGGAGATAGTTGAGAATACATCTGCAAGAATATTCTCATTGGATGTTTTAGCTGTGTTTGAACCAAAACCACATATCATTGAATACTACAATACTACCGTGGTTGAGGTTGAAGAAGATATGTATGCCAGTGATGATGAGGTAGATGATGATGAAGAACTTACTGAAGAGGAAGAAGAAGCTGCATATGCAGAGTTGGAGGAGTATCAACAGGGTACTAAGAAGAGAACATTACACTAATATGGTTACTGGTTATAATCTAACTTAACAAAGCAACACCACCATGATATCACTTGTCAAGTAACAAATGTGGCAATGATGGTGATAAGTACCTAAAAAACTTGACTTATGTGTAAATTATGTTATAATGATACTATGTTAGTAAATACTAAAGGTGAATTGGAAAATTTATGAGCAAGAAAACCCATTACGTCAACAATGCTGATTTTTTAGCATCATTAATTGATTACCACGATAGATGTGCAATAGCTAAAGAAAATGGCAAAGAAGATCCGCCTATACCAAATTACATTGGCGAATGTTTCTTAAAGATTGCAGAAAACTTTTCACGAAATCCAAACTTCATATCATATTCGTTTCGTGATGAAATGATTTGTGATGGTATTGAAAATTGTATTCAATACTTCCGTAATTTTGATCCCGATAAGTCGAAGAATCCTTTTGCATACTTCACTCAAATTATTTACTTTGCTTTTCTCCGTAGGATTGCCAAAGAGAAGAAACAGTTATATGTTAAGTATAAGGCAACACAACAATTTGGATTGCTCAATGAAGGTGAAATGTATGAAGATGCACATGGTAAGATGCAACAATTTCAAATGTATGATAACATTGCTGAGTTTATTGAAACATATGAGTTAGCTAAAGAAAGCAAAAAGAAAGCAAAGATAAAAGGTCTTGAGAAATTTATTGAGGAAGATATTCCTTTAATTGAAGATATTGATATTATACACGATGAAATTGGTGAAGAAGATAAAGAATGAAGCTAGCAATTATTAATGACACCCACGCCGGTGCAAGAGGTGATGACCCAAGATTTAATGAATATTTCTTTAAGTTTTGGGAAGGTACATTCTTTCCTTATTTGAAAGAAAATAACATCACACAGATTTGCCACTTAGGTGACGTTGTTGACCGTAGAAAATATATCAACTTTGTCACTTTGAATTCCTGGCGAAAAAGATTCTTTGATGTGCTTGAGAGAGATGGTATCAACATGGACGTTATTGTTGGCAATCATGATGTTACTTACAAGAACACAAATGAAATTAATGCCATGCATGAGTTGTTTGATCGTTATGAAAACATCAATGTGTTTATTGATCCGGTTGAAATGGAATATGCTGGTATAAAAGTGGCTCTTGTGCCTTGGATTAATTCTAGCAACTATGAACAGACGTTAGATTTCTTAGAAAATACAAAAACACAAATCGTATTTGGGCATTTTGAGATTGCAGGGTTTGAGATGGATAGAGGAAATATCTGTCACACAGGTCTAGATAAGAGTTTGTTTAATAGATTCGATATGGTTCTTTCTGGTCATTTCCATCACAAGTCCAACGATGGTTCAATCTTCTATCTTGGTAATCAATATGAAATCACATGGGCAGATTACAATGACCAACGTGGGTTTCATGTGTTTGATACCGAGACAAGAGAACTGACATTTGTACCTAATCCAAATCGTATGTTCTACAAGCTCAACTATGATGATGGTGCTCAAGACTTTGAACATTGGAAGAACTATGATTTTAACAATTTGAAAGATACATTTGTTAAGGTTGTGGTGTTGAACAAACAGAACCCTTACCTATTTGATAATGTGATTGATAACCTGTATAAGGCAGGTGTTGCTGACATATCAATCGTTGAGGACTTTACCGATGTTGCCTTAGATGATGACCAAGAGTTGATAGACCAGGCAGAAGATACGATGACAATCTTATCTAAGTATATTGATAACCTCACTTTGAATGTGAATAATGATAAACTAAAGACTTTAATGAAAGAACTTTATGTTGAAGCTTTGAACACGGAAACTGAATGATACTATTCCGAAAAATTCGCTGGCGGAACTTTTTAAGTACCGGTAATTATTTTACCGAAATACAATTTGACAAGTCACCTAATACCCTAGTTGTTGGTTCTAATGGTTCAGGTAAATCTACGATGCTTGATGCGTTGTGTTTCGCCTTGTTTGGCAAGGCCTTTCGTGCAATTACTAAACCTCAATTATTGAACAGTATTAATGGTAAAGATTGTATCGTTGAAGTTGAGTTTAATACAGGCAACAAAGCATATAAGATTGTTCGTGGTATTAAGCCTGCTGTGTTTGAAATCTGGTGTGACGGTGTAATGATTAATCAAGAAGCCGCAGTCCGTGATTACCAAGAATACCTTGAAAAGTTTATTTTGAAGTTAAACTACAAGTCGTTCACACAGATTGTTATTCTTGGTTCAGCATCATTTACACCATTCATGCAATTGAAACCTGGTGATCGTAGAGAAATCATTGAAGATTTATTGGACATCCAAATCTTTTCAGCAATGAATAACATCCTTAAAGATAAAAATCTAAACAATAAAGAATTAACCACTTCAAAGAAATACGACATTGAGTTGAGTGAACAAAAATACGAATTACAGAAGAAGCATATTGATGAACTTAAACAAAACAATGATGAGAAGATTGTTGAATACGGCAACGATATCAACAGCAGTAATAGTATTATATCCACCCTATCAGGAGAGATTGAGTCCTATACGGCAGAAGTCGAGCGGCACCAATTGGCGATTGCATCTAAAACTGAGACAGAATCTAAAGTCAAGAAACTTACGAAACTTGAATCTCAGATTGAAAGCAACTTATCCAAATTTCAAAGAGATATCAATTTCTTTCAAGGCAATGATAATTGTCCCACGTGCCGGCAAACCATTGCCTTGGGGTTTAAGGAAGAGGAATTACATTCATTATCTTTAAAGGTCGGTGAGTGTAATCACGGACTAGGTAAGTTGGAAGAAAAACTCCTAGAAGAACAGACTAAACTTAATGTTATCTCTGAGGTACAGAAGAAGATACAAGCACTTCAAATTAAGATTGCAACAAACAATACATCTATTACAGAGACTAATAAGTATATCAAGAAGCTTGAGAAGATGATTGCTGAGCTTAAAGTTTCTAAGGCCAACACCGAAGATTCTTCAGGTGAATTGAAAGAATTGGAATTAAAACTAGAATCATTGAAAGAAGAATTGAAGGCCTTGATTGATGAGAAAGTTTACTATGATGCTGCAGCAGGACTATTGAAAGATACTGGTATTAAAACCAAGATTATCAAACAATATTTGCCAATCATCAATAAATTGGTAAACAAGTATCTAGCATCATTTGATTTCTTTGTAAATTTTAACCTTGATGAATCATTTAAAGAAACGATCAAATCAAGGCATAGAGATGATTTTACATATGCTAGTTTTAGTGAAGGTGAAAAACAGAAGATTGATTTGGCTTTATTATTTAGCTGGCGTGCAGTTGCTAAGTTAAAGAATTCAGCAAACACTAACCTTCTGATTTTAGATGAAGTGTTTGATTCTTCATTAGATGCTAATGGTACCGAGTATCTAATGACTATTTTGCAAATGTTAGAAGGTACTAATGTGTTTGTTATTTCTCATAAGGGTGATATACTGCAAGATAAATTCAGGTCAGTAATCCGGTTCGAGAAAGTCAAGAATTTTTCAAGGATAATGAAATGAGTGAGTTTAGGAAATTGAGTGAGTATGCCGACGAGAAAGAAAACAAGACTAGTCAGGTATACGTTACACAAAATGATAATAGTAGGTATATGGTTTTACTTTATGTTGCAGAAACAAACTATAATGAGGCTGTATTTTTTGATAACGAACAAACGGCAGAAAATTTTGCCGAGGATTGGGTGTTAATATAATGAGCGAAGTCTTTACAATTAATACCGAAATAGAAGCAGGTGTTGCAGAACCTACTGTTGAGCCATTGACCTTGTTTGGTGAAAACCATCCAATGTTAGATCAACGTATTCCAGAATATGATTTACCTTTACCTAATGCAAACATGACATTGCTTTCGAAGAGACTGCGAATGACCATGAAGATGTATAGTGGTATTGGTCTATCTGCTAACCAATGTGGTGTCTTTGAAAGGGTGTTTGTTATGGGTACACCAGATGATTCATGGGCTTGTATTAACCCAAGTATCATTGATGCATCACCTAATTTTATTAAAGAAAAGGAAGGATGTTTGTCATTTCCGGGACTAACTTTAAATGTAGAAAGACCAGAGTGGATCATGGCACAATTCATCAATGAAAATGGGCAGCTGAAACAGATGCGTATGGAAGGGTTAACTGCCCGATGTTTCAAACACGAACTTGACCACATGAATGGCATCAAGTATACCTCTTATTCAAAGCCAGTTGCGTTGCAATTAGCAAGAGATAGACAGAGTAAACTTATTAAGAAAATTAAACGACTTGGAAATAAAAATGCTTAATATTGCCACAATTGACGATCTATCTGTGATAGAATCCATATTTGCACCATATAAAAAGGACTACTTTCCTCATATCAGGCAAGATTACCTAAAAAGAAAACTTGCCAATAATAATGTCATTCTACATGATGGTGTTGTTATTGTGTTTGGTGTCTATAAGAGAAAGGTGCGAATTGGTGAATTGATAGCTGAAAAAGGTGATGCACATATAGGACAGATTGTTACACTAGAACAAGGTTCAGGTAATGCAAAAAAAGTAATACATGAATTTTTTAATATGCATAAACTTGTTTGGTTAACTGTCCGTGCTGAGAATCCTAGAGCAAGAGCATTTTATGAAAAAAATGGTATGTTGAACGTAGGTGTTACTAGTTGGTCAGGTGGTAGTATACCAGGTGTAGTTTATAAACATGAGAGATTATGAAATATTTTTACGAAAAGAATAGAGAACTAATAGATTCTACTTGCAATAAGAAATTTGAAGAAGTTTTGAAAATGACTAAAGACGAGTTTCGAGAGTGGGCTATTAGCCTTCGTAAAACTGTTGTTGAGTTATGGGATGAAAAGGGACAACCACCTAGAGTTGGATATGATGAGCATCAAATAATAGACCAGTTCAATAAAATGTCTACGTTTCCTGTTCATAAGTTTCTTATTAAAGATGAATTTACCGGTGAAATGGATATAATTCGTAATACAAGCAATATTGGTAATGCTGTTAATCAATGGTTTCCTACAATGATGAAAACTAGAATCAACTACACAAAAGATGTTGAGAAGGGTAAGTCTATCTATGATTACTTTGCAAAAGATTCATTATTAGATACATTCATCACTTATGCTTCAAGACATTTTAAAAGAGATTCCTTTTATCATCACTCAATACCGATTAAACTTAATGATATAATTGAGATTAATTCATTAGTTTTTAAAGCTACATCAACAAAAGAATTCATTGAATGGTTTGAAACGAAAGCCAGAGTATATGATACACATGACTATTGGCTTGAACCAAATGATGGTAAAGAATATACTGGTTTTCATGAAGAATGGAAAGATCAAACTTACTTACGAATTGCGAAAGATGAATTGTTATCATTTTTTATACCTGAACAATGTAAAACAAATGTTGAACATAAAAATGCACAATTATTTCGTATTCGTTTGTATGAGAAAGGGCAAAAATTATTTCCTGTTGGATTTAAAGCTTTTCTTATTTCATTTTGTCAGTGTGCAGTTAACTTTCCACCATTAACTGCCAAATTTCTGTATGAAAAATTTACAGAAAATTTTAAGACGCAAGATCAAATCAATATCTATGATCCATCAGCAGGATGGGGTGGTAGATTGTTGGGTGCTTTATCTGTTGATGATAGCAGAAATATTCATTACATTGGTACTGATCCTAATACGGATCATAATATTGAAAATGGTAAAACAAAATACCATGATTTTGCAGAATTCTTTAATACGAAAACTTATCGTGCAAATGGATTGTTTCCTAAAATACATACTTATGAAATCTTTCAACATGGATCTGAAGAGATACATAAAGATCCTGCTTTTCAGAAATATAAAGGAAAGTTGGATATAATTTTTACATCACCACCATATTTTTCAAAAGAAGCTTATTCAGAAGATGGTGAACAATCATATAAAAAGTTTTCTCAGTATGATTTGTGGAGAGATGGTTTCCTTAGAAAAACATTAGAAACTTGTGTTGAGTATCTTCGTAATGATAGATATCTTTTATGGAATATTGCAGATGCTGTTTTTGATGGTAAAACATTACCATTGGAACAAGATTCTATAGACTTTTTAACTTCCTTTGGAATGCAATATCAAGGTAAATTGAAAATGGCATTAGCTCAAATGCCTGGTGGTAATCGTATTGACACAGTAACCGGTTTACCTAAATCTAAAAACTTTTGTAAAATCAACGATAAGACCTGGTTGAAGTATGAGCCAATTTTTATATTTTATAAGCCATAGTGTTGTAAATAAGCAACAAATCAATTATTGCCTTGACATGGTGACCAGTTGTGTTATACTGGTTGCATTGATAGGAGATATACATGAACGATACAATTCAATTTGCACCCTCAGAAGATTATTCCCACACATTACTGGAACAGCAGGAAATGCATTATTTCTCCTGTATCCATGACGTTATGGATGCATTTCAGACTCACGGTATTAAAGATATCCTTAGTGAAGTCTGTAAGAATCCTCAATTAAATCAACAACTTACAGACTATATAAAGTCCTTGCAATCCAAGTAGGATTGTGTTATACTGGTTGTTCTTAATGAGAAAAAGCGTACTATGACATTTACTGTTGAAACGAAATCGCAATTGGCAAAATTACTTGCCACCGAAAACCTGACTATCGTACATGATAAAATCTCTACGGCAAGGTTTGATCCAACGAATCGTATTTTATACTGTCCTATTTGGAAAGATATGTCGGGCGATTTGTACGACCTGTTGCTAGGTCATGAAGTTGGTCATGCACGATATACACCTGCTGAAGGATGGCATGATGCTATCTCAGGTCGTGGTCGTAATTTCAAAGGCTTCTTGAATGTTGTTGAAGATGCCCGTATTGAAAAGAAAATCAAACGCAAATATCCTGGCATTCGCCAGTCTTTCGTCAAAGGTTACCAAAGCCTTTTAGACCGTGACTTCTTCGGTATTAAAACCCGTGACGTTAATGAATTATCATTCATCGACCGTTTAAACATTTACACCAAATCTGCTGGCACCATTGTTATCAATTTCACCGATGAAGAAGTGAAAATGGTCAATGATGTGGAAGATTGTGAAACATGGGAAGATGTTGTTCGTGTTACTGAAGTTGTTTTCGGTTACTCGAAAGATGAGCAATTTGAAACACAACAACAATTTTTCTTGCCTGATCCAAACGGTGAATCTGAATTTGATGATAGTGATTCGGATTCCTCAGATTACGATTCTGATGATTCTTCTTCTGGTGAAGATGGTGAAGAATCGGATGACGGCGATGCTGAATCCTCTGACAAATCTGGTGATTCTGATGAAGAATCGGAAGAAGATGGTGATGGTGAAAACGGTGAAGGTGAATCTGGCGACCAACAAGGTTCTGTATTGAATCGTGTCAAAGATTCAAAGCCAAATGTTGATGATGATTTTGAACCTGTTTGCACCACAGATGAAGCCTTTCGCAATAAAGAAGTGGAACTGGTTAATGAAAAATGCCGTCCCTTTGTTTATACTAAAATTCCACAAGTAGATTTGGAAAAAATTGTTACACCAGCTAAGGTTGTGCATCAGCATTTGCATGAATTTTATTTTGATAAAAGAGAACAAAAGGTTGCTGAATGTAATGCATTGGTAAAAGAATTCAAATTGAAAAATGACCGGTACATTGGTCTGCTTGCAAAAGAATTTGAAATGAAGAAAGCTGCTCGGTCATATGCAAAGGCCAAAGTGTCCAACACAGGTGATATTGATATTGGTAAACTTTACAAGTATAAAGTTGAAGATAACATTTTCAAAAAAATCATGCGAGTGCCAAAAGGCAAATCACATGGACTGGTTCTGTTGCTTGATTGCTCTGGTTCTATGCGTGGTAATATGGGTGCTTCTATTGAACAGATTTTGGTTCTTACCATGTTCTGCCGTAAAGTGAATATTCCATTTGTCGTGTATGGTTTCGGCGATTCACAAACGGCTCGCAAATTTGATTTTAAAGGCCAAGCACCAGAATCTGGTTTTACTTATGAAGAAGGTTCTTTGTACTTGCAACCAGTTTATCTGCGAGAGTACCTCAATTCTAAAATGAGTGGTGCTGAATTTAATGGTGCTGTTCGCAATATGATTGCTCTACGTAGTGCTTATAATTCTGGATCTCGCCATGGTATCCCTATTACTGAATCTATGGGTAATACTCCTTTGGTTCAGGCAATGGTTGCTCTTGGTTCAATTACAAAACAATTCCGCAAAATGAACAACCTTGATTTGGTTAACCTTGTAATCGTACATGACGGTGATGCTGATACTGCCGATTTTGTTACTAAATCTCGTGAGGTGTCAAAAACAGATTTTAACAAATTGCCATATGAAGCAAAACGGTTTCAAGCACGTATTGAGAATATTTACATTAAAGACCGTGATTCAAAGTTGCAAATCAAACTTGACTTTCATTACAACGAAAGTCATTACAATATTGATGATAGTTTGCGTGTTGCAATTTTTGATTGGTTCCGTGCTGTGACTGGTGCTAAGATTTTTGGTTTCTTTATTACTGAAACTGGTCGTAATTTAGCAATCTCTATTACAAACAAATACTACGATAAAAAAGGTCGTACTATTAAACAGATTTGCAATGAAGATTTTCAGTATACACATTGGCAATATCACCGTTCTGAATTTGTTCAGAGTTTAAGTAAGAAACTGAAGAGTGAAAAGTTCCTTGAATCTTTCAATCCTGGTTATGATGCATTCTTTATGATGCCTGGTGGTTCAGAATTGGGTATTGAAGATGATGAATTGTCGGTTACTGGTGCTGTTACGGCAAGTAAATTGAAAAATGCGTTTATGAAAATGAACAAAAAGAAACAAGTTAATCGAGTGATGGTTAACCGGTTCATTGATGGTATTGCTGCCTAGACTGTTGTATTTTTACAACAAAGGCCTTGACAGGCAGTACTATCTTATTGTATAATGGAAGTTCTAGTGAAATTTGGAGTTTTAAATGCGTACCACTAAAATTGAAGTCCGTGAGAAGTTTTTCGCTTTGCTTACAAACCTCGGTAAAGATACCGTAACCAAATCTGAAATTAAACAGATTTGCTCAGAAATTGGTATTTCTTCAGCACCTTGGTTTACACGGGAAGAATCGAATCGAGTTGGTCGTGGTTTGTATCGAGTCCCTAATTTTAGCGCTGTGCCTGCCGCAGCTACAATTGATATGACAGCACAGGTTATTAAGATGCCGAAACAAACAGAAATCCAACCGGTTGTTGGTAATCGTATTGCGAATATTGTTACCGACCTTGAAACAGAAAATCTGGTTCCCAAGGTATACAAAAATTATGTGCCGTTTGGTAACTATGATGACTTGTTGAAAATCATTTCATCAAACCAATTTTATCCAATCTTCATTACTGGTCATTCAGGTAATGGTAAAACAATGTCTGTTGAGCAAGCTTGTGCCAAAGTTGGTCGCAAGTTTATTTGCGTTTCAATGACACCTGAAACCGATGAAAGTGATTTACTTGGTAACTTTATTCTGATTAACGGTCAGATGGAATGGCGTGACGGCCCGGTTACGGTTGCTGCTCGTCAAGGTGCTGTATTGTGTATTGATGAAATTGATTACGGTGCTCAGAACCTTTCCTGCTTGCAGCGTGTACTTGAAGGCAAACCATTCTTGTTGAAAAAGAAGAATGAGAATGTGGTTCCTGCTGAAGGTTTTACCATTGTTGCTACTGCAAATACAAAAGGTAAAGGTTCAGAAGATGGTCGTTATATGTTCACCAATGTCCTTAACGAAGCCTTCCTTGAACGATTCCTTAATACATACGAACAAGACTGGCCTCCAGTTGCCGTTGAGCGTAAGATTATCAAGAAAGAATTAACATCATTTGGTAAAGCCGATGATGAATTTGCCGAGAAACTTGTTACTTGGGCAGATGTGATTCGTAAAACTTTCGTAGAAGGCGGAGTTGATGAAGTGATTTCTACTCGCCGTTTGGTGCATATTTCAAAAACTTATGGTGTATTCGGTAATCGAATGAAAGCCATTGAGTTGTGCTTGAATCGTTTTGATGACGATACCAAAATGTCTTTCCTTGACCTGTATACGAAAGTTGATGCAGGTGCAAATACCGAATCCATTTTGGCACAAACGGTTGTTGCCGAAGAAGTTAAACCTTCAGAAGAAATTCCTTTCTAGGTAATGATGCTCATGTCTGCCACACATGAGTATTCTTTATGATATAATGGTATCTTATCTAGAGGTTCGAATCACACCTCAGATAAGATTTTTTTGCAAGTGATTCATTTTAAATTATGGAGTTATACAATGTCAGCAAAATCAAAAGTCCTCTCTTACCTGACCAAAGACAGCACATACAACACACTTACCGCCAATCAGATGGCTGCTAAGTTTGGTGTAAAAAACCCAAGCGCTACTGTCAATGATTTGCGTAAAGAAGGTCATGCAATTTACCTGAACAACCGAATCAACACCAATGGTGAGAAAGTTTCTTTCTATCGCCTCGGCACACCAACTAAACGTATGGTTGCCGCAGGTATTATGGCATTACGTCATAGCGGTGAATCAACATTCGCCTAATTTAACGGCGTTTTGTTGAGCAAGGAGAGATATATATTAGTATCTCTCCTTTTTTTATTTTATGGATACACTATGGAAATTCAAGTCAATATTGAAGAATTAAAAAAGAATAAAATTTTTATTGCCACACCCATGTACGGCGGTATGGCACATGGACTTTATATGAAGTCCTGTTTAGATTTACAAACAACATTTAACAAGTATGGAATCGAAACACGATTCTCCTTTTTGTTTAATGAATCACTTATTACCCGCGCTCGTAATTACCTAGTTGATGAGTTTCTCCGTTCAGGATATACTCATTTGTTATTCATCGACTCAGATATTCATTACTCACCACAAGATGTTCTTGCACTTTTAGCTCTAGATAAAGATGTTGTTGGTGGTCCATATCCCAAGAAATCTATTAATTGGGGTAATATTGCTGCTGCAGCAAGAGCACATCCTGAAATGGATCCCGGAACATTGCAAGAGTTGGTTGGTGAATATGTTTTCAATGTAGTAAAAGGCACACAATCATTTCAAGTATCAGACCCATTAGAAGTGATGGAGATTGGTACAGGACATATGCTGATTAAACGTCATGTATTTGATATGATGCAAGAAGCATACCCACTTATCAAATATAAACCAGATCATGTTGGTCAGGCTAACTTTGATGGTTCACGATACATTCATGCTTACTTTGATACAGTAATTGACACCAAAGAATCTATCACAGGCGGTGGTAGTGAAAGGTACCTGTCAGAGGACTATATGTTCTGCCAAATGTGGCGTAAGATTGGTGGTAAGATTCACCTATGCCCATGGATGAAACTACAACATATTGGTTCATATGCCTTTAGCGGTAATATGCCTGCTGTTGCTCAGTATACTGGTAAATTATGATAATTGGTTTGGTTGGTTTTATCGGATCAGGCAAGGGAACTGTCGGTGATATTCTTGAACAAAAGGGTTTCATCAAAGACAGTTTCGCCAAACCACTTAAAGATGCTTGTGCAGTAATGTTTGGTTGGTCTCGGGAACTCCTTGAGGGAGATACCGAGATGAGCCGAAAGTGGCGTGAAGAACCTGATTCCTATTGGAGTGAAAAATTCGGCCGTGAATTTACTCCTCGTGAAGCTTTACAGAAGATGGGCACCGAGGCAGGTCGTGAGGTCTTTCATAAAGATATTTGGGTCATTTCGTTACTGAACCGTGCAAAAGGTAAAGATGTAGTTGTTACTGATGTTCGATTTCAAAATGAAATTAAATACATCCAAGACAATGGTGGTATCGTTATTCGTGTCAAACGTGGTGTAGATCCAGATTGGTTTAAACATTTAGAAAAAATTCAATTAGATACCGAAAGAACCAAGTTCATGTTGCATGAACTTATCCATAAATCGGAATGGGATTGGGTAGGCTGTGAATTTGATTACACGATTACCAACAATGGTACGATTCAAGACTTAGGCAAAGATGTAGAAAGAGTATTGCAATTTATAAAGTGATGTAGTATAATGGTGTTTCAATTACAATATGGAGTATATTATGCAGTTATCTACGGATACAATTGAAGTATTGAAAAACTTTGGTAAGATTAACCAAGGTATCCTTTTTAAGAAAGGTAATGTTTTAAAGACAATTTCTTCTGGTAAGAACATTCTTGCTCAGGTTACAATCAAAGAAGATGTTCCAAATGAGTTTGGTATCTATGATTTGAACAAATTTTTGTCTGTTGTTTCTCTACACAAAGATGCCCCAACCTTTGAGTTTTCAGAGAAAGAAGTTAAGATTGTTGGCAACAAAGGTCGCAGTAAGATTCGATATCGTTTCTGTGAGCCAAGTTCCATCAATTCACCACCTGATAGAGAATTGGCCATGCCTGATCCAGAGGTCTCATTCACATTGTCTGATGAAGATTTCAAATGGGTTATGAATGCAGCCGGTGCTCTTGGTTCACCACAACTTGCTGTTGAATCTGATGGTGAGAAAGTCACTTTGTTGACATTTGATAGTGCAGATAGCTCAGCACACACTGATGCACTTGAAGTTTCTGCTGGTAATGGTGATAAGTTCCGTTTCATCTTTAAGACAGAGCATATTGCAAAGTTGCTTTCCGGTGGATATGATGTTCAAATCTCATCAAAAGGCATTTCAAATTTCAAACACAAGACTGTAAACCTTCAGTACTGGGTCTCTACTGAGACTGGTTCTACTTTTACAAAGGCTTAATATGCTAGTCTACTTTACAAATAGCTTCAAGGGTAATGCTACAGATTCCATCGCCATTAACCCTGACCATGTGATTAGTGTTTTTGAAATTCTAAATGAAGAAGAAGAGAAAGTAACTGCAATCTATGGCATTGGTAACAATACATGGACTGTTGAAGAACCTTACCTTGATGTTGTTGCTAGTATGAATCGTGGTTTCTGAGTTTTTATTTTATATTATGGAGTTTGTGAATGATGGAACATTTATTATTTACGGAGAAATACCGTCCTAAAAAGATTGCTGACTGTATTCTTCCTGAACGGTTGAAAACACCGTTTCAGGAGTATGTCACGCAAAGTAATATACCCAACCTTCTTCTAGCTGGTGGTGCAGGTGTAGGTAAAACTACAGTTGCTAAAGCCATGTGTGAAGAAATTGGTTGTGATTATCTGGTCATTAACGGTTCGGATGAATCTGGTATTGATACATTTCGTGTGAAGATTAAAAACTTTGCATCGTCTATGTCTCTTGCAGGTGGTCGTAAGGTCATCATCATTGATGAAGCTGACTACTTGAATCCAAATTCAACCCAACCTGCTTTGCGTAATGCAATTGAAGAGTTTGCTGGTAACTGCTCGTTCATTTTCACTTGTAACTTTAAGAATCGTATCATTGACCCTTTGCACAGTCGTTGTGCAGTTATTGACTTTGCACTAAAGAACAATGAGAAGGCACAGATGGCCACTCAATTCTTTAAGAGAATTCAATCAATTTTACGAAGTGAAAATATTGAGTATGAGGACAAGGTTGTTGTCGAATTGGTTAAGAAACACTTTCCAGACTTTCGCCGTGTGATTAATGAGTTACAAAGGTACTCACAGTTTGGTAAGATTGATAGTGGCATTCTTGCACATATAGTGGAAGTATCAATAGGTGATATTATCAAATACATCAAAGACAAAGACTTTGGTGCTATTCGTAAGTGGGTTGCTAGCAATGATATTGATGCAACAACATTCTTCCGTAAAATCTATGATAACCTGTATGATGTTTTAAAGCCACAAAGTATTCCACAAGCCGTAATTATTTTGGCTGATTATCAGTACAAACAGGCATTCGTAGCTGATTCTGAGATAAATACTGTGGCTTGTCTTACGGAAATCATGGTTGGGTGTGAGTTTAAATGAACACCATAATTCTAAATACCTTTTCATGGATAAAAGATGACTTTACTTCTCATCGGTTTCGTTTTATTGTTGAGTTGTTGGCTTGGGCTATTAGCATTGCTTGTTCAATTACCATGGCACTTACCGTCCCAAATCCTCCTCTTCTGGCTCTGTATCCTGTTTGGATCGCTGGTTGTGCCATGTATGCTTGGGCTAGTTATACTCGGAAATCATTTGGGATGCTTGCTAACTACATCTTGTTAACAACTATTGATACAATCGGTCTAGTGAGAATGTTATGAGTAATCCTTTTGATTATGTAAATGCCATTCTCCAGAATAAGAAAGAAATTATTGTTGATGAATTAACAGAAAAAGAGTATCTACCTTTTATTGTTAATCGGTCGTTATCTTATCATTCCGACTGTATAATGTATGCCAATGAAATGAACCGGAGACACTTTCTAGATAAAAAGCTTCAAAATGATTTCCTACTAAATACGATTAGGTCAAAGAAAAGACCTTTCGCAAAGTGGGTTAAGTCTGAAAAAAGTGAAGATATAGAATGTGTTAAACTGGCCTACGGTCTGTCTGATTCCAAAGCTATTGAAGCTTTACGCCTACTAAGTGATGAACAAATCCAACTATTAAAAGAGAAAACCGATACAGGTGGATAAGCATCATGGTAGATTTAAAACAGTTTGTTGAGGTAACACTCAACGAGCAGGATGATTTTTTGAAGGTTCGTGAGACATTGACCAGAATCGGTGTATCTTCACGGAAAGAAAAAGTGTTGTACCAATCATGTCATATTCTCCATAAACAAGGACAATATTTCATAACGCACTTTAAAGAATTATTTTTATTAGATGGTAAACCTTCGAACATATCTGAGAATGATATACAAAGACGTAACGCTATTGCAAAGTTATTGGAAGAATGGGGATTAGTAACTATTGTAAACCCACAAATTATGATTGATAACATTGCACCGATACATCAAATCAAGATTATATCGTTCAAAGAAAAGAATGAATGGGAATTGGTTACCAAATACAACATTGGTAAGAAACCTGACCAAATGCATTAATATGGATTTTTATTATGAAACCTACGAAACTAAAAAACATCTACACAGGCGATATCGTTTATTGCCATAATATTAATGAAACTTCATTAGTTGATGATAAGGTGTTTATCAAGGTACACTCAGAAGATAATCCATCAAGGACATTTTTAGTTAATAAGGCAGCCTTCAACGTCATTGGATGATTGCCGCATTTGATTTACCACTATGATATAATGGTGGTATTGTGAGGATATATTATGAAAATTGCAGTTTGTTCCGATTTGCACCTTGAATTTGGTGGCTTAATTTTAACCAATAAAGATAATGCTGATGTTCTGATTCTTTCAGGTGATATCTGCGTGGCTAAAGACTTATTGGAATTAGGTTCACAGAGAGACAAGTCAGAGGCAATCCATGAATTCTTTAAGAATTGCTCTGGTGAATTTAAGCACGTTATCTATATTACCGGCAACCATGAACACTATCATGGTGACTTTGCCACCACATTAAGAGATTTGAAATACAATCTCCATTATCTCCAAAATTTACACATCTTAGATAAAGAGACGGTCACACTTGACGGTGTTACCTTTATTGGTGGAACTTTGTGGACTGATATGAATGAAAGTGATCCAATGACACTTAATGCTATCGGTAGCATGATGAATGATTTTCGTCTTGTCAAAAATAGCAATAAGAAAGTTTCATTTCGTGATGCTGATGGTCAATTCCATGAGCGAACGGCCAAGTTTTCACCTCAAGATGCTGTGGAAGACCATAAAAAAATGGTCGACTATATTCACCATGTTGTTAGAGGTAAAGACAATCAAAAGTTTGTTGTTGTTGGTCACCATGCACCATCAAAGCTTTCTACACACCCAAGATATCAAAATGAAACATTGATGAATGGTGGATATAGTTCTGATTTATCACAATTCATTTTGGATAATCCACAAATCAAATTGTGGACTCATGGTCATACACACGAAACATTTGATTATGTGATTGGTGAAACACGAATTGTTTGTAACCCACGTGGTTATGTATTTCATGAAAGAGGATCTCAAGAAGATGATCCTTATTACCCAAAGATTATAGAGATTTAACTTTTCTCACTCTGTATCCCGATGAAGTTCTCCATCCATTTCTAGCAGCAGACTTTATCGTGGCAATATTTAGATTATTATCCCTACAAAATTGATTTAGATTTTTGATTTTTATTTCTATGTCAGTTGGTAGTGTAATTATCCACTCTCTTATATGTGGGGCAGCACATTTAGTTTTTATAGTTGAATCACTCATAGCCAATTTTGTTCCTATACTCACATTATTTCGTTCTTCTGTAGAATATTTTTTATTAGCAGCAAATTTTGTTTTGGAAATTGATGGTCCAGTTCTTGGTCTTAAAATTCCTTTATATTTACTAGGTCTTCCAATTAATGCGGATCTAATCTTATTAGTGTGATCGGCAGTTTGTTTGTAACCACTGGTGCCATCTCCTCCATCAGTTTTATTTCTTAAAATACCTGTACCAATATCCTTACGACCATACCATTTAATCATTCTACGTTCAAGAGCAAAAGCTCCGAGTTCGGTTAAGTTTGCCTCTATTATTATTATTCTTGTGTTATCATTAGGTGGGATATGACCTTTAGATTTTTGCCAAGCTCTGTTATCTTTACCTTTACCGATGTAGTAAGGTGTGCCATCTGGTCTGAGATAGGCATAGACGTAGTAGATTAGGCGGGGAGTATATATATTCATGCTGACATTCCTGTTTAATGTTAGAGCTAGTAGATGTTGGTAGCATCGTGACTAGCACCTTATTTATATAATTTGATAATGGGTTTTAGTATGAAAGAGAAATTCATTGATGCACACATGAAGGCAGCTGAGGTCTATGCTCAGTTGTCCTCAGCTAAACGCCTCCAAGTTGGTTGTGTTGTTGTAAAAGATAACACAATCATTGGTATTGGTTACAATGGTATGCCATCAGGATGGACAAATGATTGTGAAGATCGTGTATGGGATCCGGGTTCTGGACCATATTTGACCCAAGAAGAGATGGATACAGCATATCCTTACAACGGTTGGCACAATGGTGTTGGTCGTGTTGTCCGCTATGGATTGAAAAGTAAACCAGACGTAATGCACGCTGAGACAAATGCTATCGCAAAGATTGCTCGCAGCACAAACTCAAGTGATGGTGCTGCATTGTTTGTGACTCATGCACCTTGTTTAGATTGTGCAAAGATTATACACCAGGCCGGAATCAATTCCGTTTACTATCGCAATACCTATCGTTCAACCGATGGTATTGATTTCTTAGAGAAGTGTAACATCAATGTCAAAAAGGTATAACAGTAAAGTTTTAGAAATTTGTAATAATGGTGACGCTATTGTAGAATTGCCAGAAGAACTTATGGAAAAACTTGGTTGGAAAGTGGGTGATAAACTAGACTATCAAATGAAAGATGGTTCAGTTTATGTTACAAATTTATCATTGAAGGAAAGAAAGTAATGTTGGAATGCTTAATTGTCGGTGATAGTATTGCAGTTGGTACCAAGATATTTGCACCTCATTGTGAATTGCAAGGTAAAGGTGGTATCAATACATGGCAGTTTAATAAAATGTACAAGGGTTCATTTTATGCCGACACACTCATTATTAGTTTAGGTTCTAATGACCATAAGGGTGTTAAGACCTATGATGAATTATTTGAGATGCGTCAGCGAGTTGGTGCTAAGAATGTGTTTTGGGTACTACCTGCTGGAGTAGCAAAAGGTAGTGGTGTGTCAATTGAACAGATTCAAAGTATTGTGAAAGAATTAGCTGCATATTATGGTGATAAAGTATTACCAATTCGTGGTTTGCAACCAGATGGTATTCATCCATCATGGTCTGGTTATAAAGATATTGTTGAAAGGACTAAAGAATGAATATGTATAAAGATGTAGTCACCTTCATTGAAGCCTGTAACCAAAAACCAACAATTGATAGTGTAAATTTATATACAAGGTTAATTGAAGAAGAGTATAATGAATTTCTTGTAGCCAGACACCAAGAAGATGAAGTTGAACAGCTTGATGCCTGCATGGATATGATTTGGGTTATTCTTGGTTACTGCTATGCAAAAGGCTATGATGTAAAGGGTGCATGGGAAGAAGTTGCTAAATCTAACCTAAGTAAGATTGATTCTGCCACAGGTAAGGTGAACAAACGCCATGACGGTAAAGTATTAAAACCTGAAGGCTGGCAACCTCCAAACTTAACCCCATTTATAGTAACATAATCCTTGCACGATAACAAGTAATATGTTATAATGATTTTTCTATGTTAATAAGGTCCTAAAATGAACATTCGTGAACTCGCAAAAAAGATGGCTGTAGAACATAAACTTCCACGTGCCGATAAGTATGATTTATTTCTCCGTGAATTCGACAACAAGGTTGAATTGATTGGTCTGATACAAGACCCAACTCTTAACATGAATGACTTCCGTGGTCGTGAAATGTTATTCCCAAAACGCTGGGTTACCCTTGCAGTATATGAAGCATCATATAAGGTGGCTGTATAATGTCACTAAAATTAATAACACTCAAAACGAATCATACAATTCTAGGTGATATTGAACAGGCTGTGGCAAATAATATTGCCTACACATTAATAAAATATCCAGTTCAAGTTGTATCTGTTCCGCCACAAGGTCCAAATGAAACAACAACTATTGCATTCTCTCCTTTTGTGGAATATGCAGAAGAATTCAGAACTGGATTCAAAATTTATAATGATGACATTTTGATGATTTCGACACCAGTTAAGGAAGTAATGAATCAATATAGTAAAATCTTTGGGAGCGGAATCCAAATTGCCACTTCCATCCCTAAACTCTGATATAATGGATGAATGATTAAATATTACACAAATGTTGCCATGGTGGGCAACAACATTCTATACCGTGGCATCAAAGATGGGCGTAGAGTCAAGATGAAAATTGGCTATACGCCCACTCTATTTCTGCCAGCGAAGAAAGAAACAAAATTCAAAACTCTCAACGGTGAATATCTTGAACCAATGAAGTTTGAATCCATCCGTGAGGCTCGTGATTTTGTTAAGAGATATGATGAAGTATCTAATTTCAAAATCTATGGCAACACGGGATATCAGTATGCATTTATTGCTGATGAACATCCAAATATGATTGATTGGAATATTGATGATATCTCCATTGCAGTCATTGATATTGAGGTTGGTTCTGAGAATGGATTTCCTGAACCGCACCTTGCTACTGAGCCTATTACCGCAATCTGTATCACCTTTCTGAAAGGTGAAACGGTGGTGTTTGGCTGTGGTGAATATGAAACGAAAGGCAAAGAGAACTACATCAAGTGTAAAGATGAGTACACCTTATGTAAATCATTTCTACAATATTGGCAAGATAATTGTCCGGATGTTGTTACTGGTTGGTACACAAAGTTTTTTGATATTCCATATTTGGTTAATCGACTGACTAAAATTGTAGGTGAAGATGAAGTTAAGAAACTATCACCATGGGGTATGATTAGTGAGCGCAAGGTATCTGCTAATAACAGCGAAAAGATTGTATATGAAATCCTTGGTGTATCTTCATTAGATTACATGGAGTTATATCGTTGGTATGCGCCGAATGGCAAGTCACAAGAAGATAATAAACTTGAGACTATTGCTAATGCAGAACTTGGTGATAGTAAACTTTCGTATGATGAGTATGATAACCTTCATGCTTTATATCGTGAGAATTTTCAAAAGTTTATTGAGTATAACATCAAAGACGTTGACCTTATCATCCGCTTGGAAGATAAGTTGAAGTTGCTTGAGCTTGGTCTTACTTTGGCCTACGATACAAAGTCCAACTATGAAGATATCTTTGCACAGACTCGTATGTGGGATGCCCTGACTTATTCCTATCTTTTGGAAAAAGGCATTGTTGTTCCACCTAAAGTTACTAAAGATAAGTCCTCTGCATTTGAAGGTGCATATGTTAAAGAACCACAAGTTGGTTTGCACAATTGGGTTGCTAGTTTTGACTTGAATAGTCTTTATCCACACCTGATGATGCAGTATAACATTTCACCAGAAACACTAATCGAAGTGGCAGATTACACCGATGATATGCGTAGTATTATTATGAATGGTGTTTCTGTTGATAAGGTGTTGAATAAAAGTGTTGATACAAGTAAACTGAAAGGTGTTACACTAACACCTAATGGCCAATTCTTTCGGACAGATGTTCAAGGTTTCTTACCTAAAATGATGGAAGAAATGTATGATGATCGTAAGAAATTTAAGAAGATGATGCTCAAGGCTCAACAAGAGTATGAGAATGAGAAAGATGAAAGTAAGAAGTATGATATTGAAAAACGTATTGCTAGATTCAACAACCTACAACTTGCAAAGAAGTTATCGTTAAATTCTGCCTACGGTGCTCTTGGTTCACAATACTTTCGTTTCTATGATTTACGTTTGGCTCTTGGTGTAACCAGTGCCGGTCAATTGTCTATTCGTTGGATTGAAGCTAAGATCAATCAGTATATGAATAAGTTATTGAATACAGATGCTGATTATGTTATTGCTTCTGATACAGATTCAATTTACCTCCGCATGGCCGAACTTGTTGATAAGTTTATTAAAGATACATCCGATAAACAAAAGGTTATTTCTCTCATGGATAAAATCTGTGAAGATAAGATTCAACCGTTCATTGATAAATCATACGAAGAGTTGGCTGAATATGTCCATGCCTATGCTCAGAAGATGCAGATGAAACGTGAAGGCCTATCTGACAAAGGTATCTGGACTGCCAAGAAACGGTATATCTTAAACGTATACAATAACGAAGGCGTTCAGTACAATGAACCACACCTGAAAGTTATGGGTCTTGAAATGGTTAAATCATCAACACCATCGGTTATCCGTGACAAGATGAAAAAGACTATTTCTCTTGTTGTGAATGGAACAGAAGAAGATATCCATAAATTCATTGCTGATTTCCGTATAGAGTTTTGGGGATTACCACCTGAAGAAGTTTCTTTCCCTCGTGGATGTAATGGTATAAAAGAGTACTCAGACAAAGTGATGATGTATAAGAAAGGCACACCAATTCAAGTTCGTGGTGCAATTCTTTACAATCACTATTTGAAAACTCTCGGCTTAGATAAACAATACCCATACATTAAAGAAGGTGAGAAGTTGAAATATACTTATCTCAGACAACCAAATAAATTTAAAGATAATGTGATTTCATATCCTGTTAGACTGCCAAAAGAATTTGGTCTGCATGAATATATTGATTATGATTTACAATTTGAGAAGGCCTTTCTCGAGCCAATCAAAGTGATTTTAAATTGTGTTGGTTGGACTACAGAAAAAACCAGTTCACTACAGGATTTCTTTAATTGAACGATATTAGAATCATAAAAACAGGCATCAATGTCTCTAAGATGTTGAAACAATTGGAACAACATCCAGAAGATTGGGGTAGCCAGTCTAAAATGGATAATGTTGATTCTTTATTGAATTATGGCTACCAAGAACTAAGTGCTGATGTTTTGCAACTGGTTGTTGGTGGCGTAAGAAGTGTGAATGATTTTGTTGGTGATACAGAGATATGTGTACCAACTCCAGCATTCCATAAACACACCGAAATGGTTAGATTCTTACAGAGACACTTTAAGAATTTTAGGCGTTGCGGTTATTTGTCTCTACCGATTGGTGGTGTAGTAGATAGCCACATTGATGTAGGTACATATTACTTAACTAAAGATAGGTATCACCTATCAATACAGGGAAGGTATGAATACCATTGTGGAGACGATGTAACAATTGTAGAACCTGGAACATTATTATGGTTCAACAATAAGAAGATGCATGGCACAGTTAATGTCGGCGATTGTACAAGAATTACCTTTGTGTTTGATGTTCCACACAAAAACAACAAGCCATATTAGTAATAACTGTTATACATACTAGTAGAGGGATAGTAACCCTCTTTAAAACAATCAACATTAAGGAAAACAAATGAGTCTATTAGACAAACTAAAAAAGTCCGGTTCGATCAAATCGGCAGAAGTATTGAGTGAATCAACATTCTTCAACAAAAAAGACCCAATCGTAACAGATGTGCCAATTATTAATATTGCCATGTCTGCTGATCCAGAAGGCGGTCTTATTTCCGGTTTAACTTTTCTTGCCGGTCCATCACGACATTTCAAATCATTACTAGGTCTGGTTCTTGTTAAGGCCTACATGGACAAATACAAAGATGCTGTTTGTCTATTCTATGATTCTGAATTTGGTATTACACCAGAGTATATTCAAACAAATGGTATCGACACCAGCCGTGTTATTCATATACAAATCGAACACCTTGAACAATTGAAGTTTGATATTTCACAACGACTTGAAGTTATTGAGCGTGGTGATAAAGCTATTATTTTTATTGATTCTGTTGGTAATTTGGCATCCAAAAAAGAAGTTGAAGATGCGCTAGATGGTAAATCTGTTGCAGATATGACAAGAGCTCGTGTAATGAAATCATTGTGGCGTATTGTTACGCCACACTTGACTATAAAAGACCTGCCAATGATTGCGGTTAATCACACCTATCAAACAATGGAGATGTACTCTAAGGCTGTCATGTCTGGTGGTACTGGTGGTATGTATTCTGCTAATCAAGTTTTCATTATTGGTAAAGCACAAGAAAAATCAGCATCTGGTGATAAAGAATTGCTTGGTTATAATTTTACAATCAATATTGAGAAATCTCGTTTCGTAAAAGAGAAGTCAAAGTTTCCCTTCTTAGTTACATTTGATGGTGGTATTCAAAAATATTCTGGTCTATTAGAATTAGCAACCGAAGCAAATATGGTTTCAGTTGGTAAGTATAGTCGTTCAACTGGCTATGCTGTGGTTGACCAAGAAACTGGTGAAGTCGGTGAAATGATGCCATTTGACAAAACACAGACTTCTGAATTTTGGAATCCAATTATGAAGAGTGAAAAATTCAAAGAACACATCAAGCAAAAATACGGCATTGCATACGGTAGTTTGTTGCAAGATGAAGAAGAATTAGAAGAACCTGAATCACAATTACTACAAGAGGATGATGAGTAATGTTTAATTTCGGCCGCAAGAAAAAGATAGTGCCGAAGGAAGGTGAGGACTATAAATTTATAGACTTCACCGATTCTGACCTTACAGGCATTATGGTACTCAAAGGTGAGTATTCTGGTGTAGTCTACCATTATGGCAAAGTCCGAGTAAAAGAGCAAGGTGAATTTGCCACGTTAGAGTTTGGATTTACATTAGTTAACCCAGGCAAACACGACATAGACCTCTTGCAAAAAGATGAGGGATTTGTTACAATAATGGGAGATGTACTTTCTGAAATTTTAACTAAGGGTGATAATGAAAAGATTGGAAACCACGATCCTGAAGAATCTGATTTATTGTGAAGAGTATGCTCGTAAAGTCGTACCATTCATTAAACAAGATTACTTTTCGGATTTAACGGAAAGAAATGTATTTAAAGCAATATATAATTTCACAAGCAAGTTTAAAACCCTACCAACACACGAAGCTCTAGTCATCAATTTCACCGAAAGTAATTTGTCAGAACCAGAAGTCCGTAATGCAATTACTTTGCTAAATGAAATACATGATGATAAAGATCCAAGTGAACAACAATGGTTAACAGAGCAAACAGAAAAGTTTTGCCAGGACAAAGCCATATATAACGCCATCATGGAATCTGTTTCAATTCTAGATGACAAGACACACATGAAATCTAAAGGTGAAATCCCAAAACTATTGAGTGATGCTCTTGGCATTTCATTTGATAACTCTGTTGGTCATGATTACTTAAACGATTCAGATTCACGGTATGATTTCTATCACCGTGTTGAATCTCGTATTCGATTTGACCTTGACTTGTTCAACAAAATTACAAAGGGTGGTTTTCCAGTTAAGACCTTGAACATCGCATTGGCTGGAACTGGTGTTGGTAAATCCTTGTTCATGTGCCATTGCTCTGCTGCGGCTTTGAGTCAAGGTAAGAATGTATTGTATATCACGATGGAAATGGCAGAAGAAAGAATTGCTGAACGTATTGATGCAAACTTATTGAATGTTGACCTGAGTGAATTACAAACATTGACCCGTGAAGATTACCTGCGTAAGTTTGGTGTCCTGAAAGATAAGACACAAGGTAAACTAATCATCAAAGAATATCCAACAGCTTCTGCTCATGCGGGACATTTCCGTTCTTTGTTGAATGAGTTAAAACTGAAGAAGAATTTTACACCAGATATTATCTTTATTGATTACCTGAACATCTGTTGTTCAAGTAGAATTAAGATGGGTGCAAGTATCAATTCATATGCCTATATTAAATCTATTGCAGAAGAATTGAGAGGTCTGGCTGTAGAGTTTGCTGTGCCTGTTGTGAGTGCCACACAAACAACTCGTAGTGGTTTCAGTAACACCGATGTTGGTCTAGAAGATACTTCAGAGTCATTTGGTTTGCCTGCAACGGCCGATTTTATGTTTGCTTTGATTAGTACAGAAGAACTTGAACAGTTGAATCAGATTATGGTTAAACAACTGAAGAATCGCTATGGTGATCCAAACCTGTATAAACGATTTGTTGTTGGTGTTGATAGATCCAAGATGCGGTTGTATGATGCAGAACCATCTGCTCAGACCGGTATTGTAGATACTGGTGTACCTGATGATGATAAGCCATTGAACACATTTGGTAACAGAGAACGTAGATTCAATTCCAAGTTTGACGGTGTTAAGATATAATGAAGTATAAAGCCCTATATAAGAAGATGCATTCCTTTGCTCCAAAGTTTGTTGGTGCTAAAACTATGGGGCAGATAATGTATTGGTCTCGTAAGATGATGAAACAACATAACATACCTGTTAGTCGAATCATTGATGAGTCTAACGCTGCATTGAGTGGTTACACGATTGGTGGTTTCTTTGATCCAATGAAACAGTTTGGTGATAGCTCTATTGAATTGTATATTGTGTTTAACGAAGATGATAAGAAAATACAATTTGACATTTGTGAGGGTGGTGCTAAACTAATCATTGATGAAATGTTTAAGACTTATGTACATGAGAAGAGACACCGTTATCAATTTCGTAAAAGAGGAAAGGTATTTTGTAGGAAATACCGAAGCACGGTTGCTGATGAAGAATTAAAATATGATATGGAATATTACGGCGACTATGATGAGATTGACGCCTATGCTCTAGAGGCAGTAATAGACCTTAGACTACTAAGCTTTTCGTGTATTATGGAAAAGTACCAAGAATTGTTTGCAAAAAATGATTCGATAGTGTATAATAGATTTTTAAAGAAGTGCTACAAATTTGAAGATAAAATATCCTTATGATTAAAGAAGAAATAGTAAAATACTTTGCCGATAACTGTGATGCTCGTGGCATTCCTAATATCAGTAATTCTGCTTGGCTTGAGTTTATAGCTCAATATGATAAAGATGATATTCGTCAATCTTTGGCTGAATATGTGCATCGAAACAATATTCCTTTTCCAACAAATGAATATGAATATCATGAGATAGAAACCTCATTCAGAAATTTTTATCACCGACAGCATTACGATCAATATAAAGACTTTGATGTTGTTGAAGAAAGATATGAATACAAATACAAATATTCAGATATGCCTTTGGGTGTTATTGATAAATCTAATTTCTTCAACAAAGTAAGTGATTATTTTCAACAAAAAAATAGAATGAAGTGTGGATCGAATTCATCATTCGCACCGTCAGACATATGGAATAATAAAGACAAGCTGAGTAAGATGAATTGGACATTTTGGCGTCCAGGTGTTATGCAAGATAAAGATTTAAATGAAATCTCTTTTCGTGAAGCCTTTAGACTTGGTGTATATACCGCAACACAATTCAAACCATCAGTTGCAAAGGCATTATATGAAAAACATAATGCAATAAATGTATTAGATACATCTTGTGGTTGGGGTGATAGGCTTGCTGGTTTCTATGGAACACCAGGAACTAAGTTGTACGTTGGTTGTGATCCTAATCCTGATGTATTTGAGGTGTATAAAAAACAATGTATAGCTTATGAAACAATGATTGGTGGAAAACCACAGTTAATTGAAACGAAAGATTATTTTGAATGCATTGGTTTAAAAACAGTTAAGATATGGAACTTACCATCCGAAGATGTGAATTGGGATTTGTATGTTGATACCTTTGATTTCTACTTTACCTCTCCGCCATATTTTGAAACAGAGAAATATGGTACAGATAATGATAAGGTAGATAATCAATCGTGGGCAAGGTATGATTCGTTTAAAGGATGGAAATATGACTTCTTCTTTAAGGTAACTGAGGCTGTTTGGAAGACAATCAAACACAACGGATACATGATGATAAACATCATAGAACCGCGCACCAAGGGGTCTAAACGACTCAATCTATGTGATGACATGGTCGATCATTTTAAGTCATTTAAAGACTCTTTTTATGTTGGTAAGATAGGTATGCGTATGATGGCAAGACCAAATACGGCAGAGCATAAAGGTGTGTTTATTGAACCAGTCTGGGTATTTCGTAGAGGAAATTCAGAATATCCAAAGACAGAAAAATCTACCTTAGAATCATTTTTTGAATAGTATAAATAATTCAATAAATTAATAGGAGTATTATATGGCAGAGAGTGATAGCGACACAAAAGCTTTTGAAAGTGCTCAAGCACTATTTTGTGCTATGGCTGACTTTCTTGGAGCAGCAAAAGCTAAAAAAGTTTTAAATTATCAACCTCGTCCAATTGGATATCCAACATATGGTGAATTTAAATCAAACAATAAAAAATTAGTAACTGATTCATTTTCAAAAATAAAAACTACTGGCGTTGGGTTGGAATTAATAGAGAAGATTTTAAATAAAGATGTTGATTGGTATAAATCGTCAATAAATGTTGCTATAAAACTCATTGACGATATAGATGAAATAGACGAAGATTTTAAGAAAATTCAAAGACCAGGATGGACAGATTTCTTATATTATCGTGGAGCTAAAGGTGGTAGGTCTGTGATGGAAGATATTGAAGAACTGTTTAAGATTGCAAACAAACAAGACAAATTATTTGGAGATGTAAATAAATGGAGTCCAGCAGATATATATTTTGCTTCTAAAAATGCAGAGAAAAAAATTCAAGACTATGTTAGTAAACCACCTCAAGGATTTAATTTTATAAATTTAAATCAACTTATGAATGGTTTAATAGAATCTGGAGATTTATTAGGAGTTTCTTTAAAGAAAGCTCCAGATAAAGTTGATATTTACAGAATTAATTTTACAGAAGAAGAAAATCAAAAAATATTAGAAAATGTTAAATATCTAGATATTTCTGAAAATAAGGGAACAGATAGAGACATTGCAATATATTTTGGTAGTTCAAAAACCAAACCATTTATTAAAATAAGACATGATCCTTATAGTGAAAATTTAGGAGTAAGTTTATCAGTAAAAGTTGAGATTGAGGGTAAAAATTCTAGGCTTGGTTCTTTAACTAGTTTTGGAACTGGAACAAATAGTTCAAGTGCAACAGGATTTACTGACCTTTGGGCCCGGGTTGATTCTAATTATGCTAAAAAATTAGTTGTTTCTTATAACAAAGGTGTCACTGATTATAAAACTGGAATTGATAATTTGAATACAAAGTATTCAAATATGGTAAAAAAAGAAACAGGAAAAAAAACAACTGGCCTACAATTAAAAGCTGAAATAAAAAAGATAGAAGCTACAAAAGAACACATTGAACAAATTCTAAAATCAAATGGTAGATTTGATTATAAAAAAAAACTTGGTATGACTAATATTAACTCAATTATGAATTTAAAACCAACACTATATGAAACTTATCAAAATGAAAGAATATTATTAAGTATTACACATATAGTTGGCAGTTTTGAAGGATTGATAAGGGCTTATTTTACTGAAGGTAGAAGAGTGCAAGATATTACTAAAGAAAACGTAACACAAAAAGATATAAATTTACAAATTAAAAAAAATAATGTTATAATGGAAATTTATATGTATGCATCTGCTATGTCACCTTCTTCTGGTAGATATGTAATCGCAAAATAAATGTTATTAATAAATTTGCCTCGTTTAAGAATTATCTGAATTATATATAATATATCACTCACTTTTGATAATTGAGTGATATATTAACATTATTATAAGTGAGTGAGAAATGAAAGATTTAATTATAGGATGCTGTACCAATTACGATTGGAATAAATTAAAGTATTGGGTTAATTCTATTAACCGTTGTGGTTATGAAGGTCACAAAGCAATGGTGGCCTTCAACATCAGTTTTGATACTATCGAAAAACTGGTTCAATCTGGCTTTGAAGTCATCTTGCCAGGAAAAAAGGATGAAGAAAACAGACGATATGTTTATCAGTCTAGTTTACCTGTTCACGTTGAACGATTCATCCACATTTACAATCACCTAAGAAATAATGAATATCGGTATGTTATTACAACCGATGTGAAGGATGTTGTCTTTCAAAAGAACCCAATTACATTCCTTGAGGAAAGGTTAGGTGATAAGAACCTGATGTTTGCCAGTGAGAGTATGCACTATAAAGACGAACCTTGGGGTAACCAAAATCTAATTGAAACATTTGGTCCATTCTTCCATGATATTTTCAAAGAGAATGTAATCTTCAATGTGGGTGTGCTTGCTGGTAGATCCACTTGTATGAGAGATTTGGCTGCAAACATTTTTGTTATGTCAATCAATCGCCCGATTCCTATTGTTGACCAATCGACATTCAATTTTATGGTTGCACAACATCCATATATCACAACATCGGCATATATGGCATCCGAATCTGGATGGGCAGCACAACTTGGCACAACGGTAGACCCAAGTAAAAAAGAACAATTCGGTCCATTCCTATTAGAACCTTCACCTGTTATGATTAACGGCGAAGTTGCAACTTCTAAAGGAAATGTCTTTACAATTGCTCACCAATATGATCGGATACCAGGATGGAAAGAACGTATAGAGGAAACATATAATGACTAAAAGAGTATTGATTACCGGTGGAGCAGGGTTCATTGCACACCATTTGATTGAAACAATCCTTGACCAAACTGACTGGACAATTGTGTCACTTGATCGACTTGATTTCTCTGGCAATCTAAATCGCCTTGAAGATATTATGAAGAAATATGATCGTGATACCAAGAAGCGTGTTGAGATTGTATTTCACGATTTAAGAGCTGAGATTAACCCACAGACTTCTGGTTTGATTGGTGATTGTCAATTGGTTCTACATCTTGCAGCAGGTTCACACGTTGACCGTTCTATTGAATTCCCAATGGAGTTTGTACAAGATAACGTAGTTGGTACAGTTAACCTATTACAGTTTGCTCGTACACTTCCTAATCTGGAGAAGTTTGTATACTTTAGTACAGATGAGGTATTTGGTCCTGCACCAGCTGGTGTTGATTACACCGAACGTGATCGTTACAACGCAACTAACCCATACTCAGCATCAAAGGCAGCCGGTGAGGAGATGTGTGTAGCATTTGAAAACACTTACAAGATGCCAATTATTGTTACTCATACGATGAATGTATTTGGTGAACGTCAGCATCCTGAGAAGTTTATTCCTAAAGCCATTCGTTATGCTCGTGATGGTCTTACACTAACCATCCATTCTGATGCAACTAAAACAAAAGCTGGTTCACGCCACTATGTTCATGCTAAAGATGTTTCAGACGGTCTTATGTTCATTCTTAATCTACCAAAAGATTATGCAAGAGTGCCTGATTTTGGTGGTGCTAAGATTCCTAAATTTAATATTGTTGGTCCCGATGAGATTGATAACCTAGAATTAGCTAGGTTAATTGCTGCAGCACAAGGTAAGGAGTTAAAATATGAGATGGTTGATTTTCATTCATCCAGACCTGGCCATGATTTACGCTACGCTTTGTCTGGCTCTTATATGGAATCTTTAGGTTGGAAGCCAAATATTTCATTGCGTGAAAGAATTGAAGGTATGGTTCAATGGTCTTTGGAGAATGATAAATGGCTCAGATGAAATTGAAAGAAATCTTTTGGAACCTAGAGAAAGGTTCGACTAAGTGGTCTGGTTACTTTGATGTGTATGAAAAACACCTTAACAAGTTTGTTGATAAATCACCAAGAATTCTGGAGATTGGAGTTTTAGGTGGTGGTTCAATTGAAATGTGGTTGAAGTACTTTGGTAAAGACACATCGGTAATTGCTGTTGATGTTAATCCTGAATGCTTAAATTATAAGTATGATGGTGATGTACAGATCATTATGGGTGACCAATCTTCACCAGAATTCTGGAAACAATTTGCAGAAGAGTATGGTACCTTTGATATCATTATTGATGATGGTGGTCACACAATGAACCAACAAATTACCACATTAAACTGTATGTTCCCACATTTGAATGATGATGGTGTCTTTGCTGTTGAAGATACTCATACAAGTTATTGGCAGAATTGGGGTGGTGGTTACAAAGAGCCACAAACTTTTCTTGAACACGCAAAGAAGGTTACCGACTCTATGAATCAACAACACTTTCAAGGTAATAACTATATTCTGCCACAAACCCTTGAAAGGTATAAAGGTTTGAATAGTGTTTCTTTTTACAATAGTATTGTGGTCTTTGAGAAAGAAGCCTATAAAGAGTTTGGTATTACAGATAATAAGGAAAATATTGGAAAAGATTTATGAAGATAGCACTATGCCTTTCAGGACAACCTCGTAGCTTTAAACAAGGCTATGAGTTTGTTTATGAGAATCTATTAAAAGACCATGATGTTGAGGTGTTTATTCACACATGGGAAAGTGAACAGACACATGAGGCTATAATTCAATATGAAGCTAGATCGTGGCAAGTAGATCCAGCACTAACAAATGATTTATCAAAGTACACCAATGTTCCACCACCACAACCAAACTGGAAAGTAAAAGAACCAGCTCGTGCAACATGGAATCAATTGTATAGCATTAAGAAATGCAATTGGCTAAAATCAGAATTTGAAATCCTATACGATATGAAATTTGATTGGGTTATTCGTTCTCGTTTTGATTTTGCAATCAATGTTAAAATTCCATTTGCAGAACTAGATAGCACTAAACTTTATATTCCAAATTGCAGGCAAGTTCCTAATCGTGATTTTGGTAATGACCAGTTCGCATTCTCATCTTCAGAAAATATGGATAAGTATGCTGACACATTCACACACTTGGATAGATTCTATGAAAGTGGTGTACAGATGATGTGTGAAGATATGATGAGTGCCAATTGGAAAGAAAAAGGTTTTGTTGGTGAGAATTTGGTTTACTGTAATATGAATCATCCATTTCCACCTGGTGAAAATAATGGAACATGGCATAGTTTAATTCGTGAGGATTTTGAAAAATGGGTGCGCTAGTAATTTGTATGGCTGGTTTAAACACCAGATTCCATGATGTTGGTTTTGATATTCCAAAATATCTGTTACCTTGGGGTGAAGAAACAATCATTCATAACATTCTTAAAGAATTAGGAAAGTTTGATGAGGTTATTTTATTGGCCAATAAACGTGATGTGTATTTTAAGAAAGAGTTGGTTGAAACAATTAAACCACTTGGACTAACAGAAGATAACATCCATTATATCGGCGATACTAATGGACAAGCTCACACCGCATACATCGGTGCTTCATTAATTAAAAACAAAAAACAACCATTCTTTGTTCATAATGCTGATACAATTCTTACGGGTAGAAATTTTAAAGAAATTGAAAGCTACATGGCTCATGCTTATGTTGATGTATTTGTTGCTACCAACCCAAAGTATTCGTATGTTAGGTCAAAAGATGGAATTGTAACCGAGATTGTTGAGAAGTGCGCTATCTCTCCTTTTGCAAGTTCAGGCCTATATGGTTTTCGTAATGCAGAAATATATGAAGATAATTACGAATTAGTATTAAATGGATTCACAGGTAAAGAATTGTATATTGCGAATGTACTAGGCCACATGATTAGGAATGGTGAATCTATTGGTCTAAATGAACTGAATAATGAATATGAAACAATTGTCCTTGGTAGTCCACAAGAATATGGTCTTGAAGTCACTAAACAGAGTTTAAAGGCAAGATGAAGATTACTAAATTGAAAGGTGGCTCTTTGAGTAACACCTCTTTACATGAAGGTGGTGCTAATAAATTTATTCGTAAATCTGTTAGCACAAAAGATAATCGTGAATATGGTTATGTTCGTTGGTATTCTCAATTAAAGAAACTACAAAGATTTGAAGCAACAGGACTATTTCCTAAAGTCTTGCGTGTTGGCATGAGAGAAGAAACGGCTTATTTTGATATTGAATACCTAGAAGGGTATAGAGATATTAAAACCATTTTGACCGAAGATACTATAACACATGATGTTATAGAAAAAATAAACGAATCTGTATGGTGTTCATTTGATAGCCTACATAGTAAAATGTATTTGCCAATTAAGGGTGCAGGTTCATTATACTTCAAAGAAGAAGTTTTACAGAAACTATATGATGCCTTTAAGTACCAAAAGTTTTCTGATTTCTACGAATCTGGTTTGTTGGATTCTTTTGAATATAATGGCCAGATTACACATGGCATTCAGAACTTTATGCCAGAACTGGAGAACTTCTTTAGTCAGCTAAATCTTACAACAGAAGAAACTATCCATGGTAATCCAACTCTTGAAAACATGATGTATTCCTTTAAAGAGGATAGAGTGATGTTTATTGATCCTTATGAAGAAAGTTGTCTTGATTCTCGCCTCTTAGATTATTCACAGGTGTTACAATGCTCAAGAAGTCATTATGGTTATATTACTGACCGAGGAGTAAAAGTTGTTGGCCCATCGGTGGGATATCACGGTAGTATTCCAAATAATTTTATTGTATTTAATAAACTATTTGAAGATAGAATTGACCCATGGGAGAAAAAGACAATTGATGTATTAGAGGCAACACAATTCATTCGTATGTTGCCATTCAAATGTGCAGCGGGTGAAACAGAGAAGGCAATGTTCTTCTATGTCCATGCTTGCCATTTATTGAGTAAGGTTTTTAAATAATGGAAAATGTATTAACGAAATTTGATAATTACAAACGCACATGGTCTGTCAAGGCCGAACTACCAATTGAGTTTACATTAAAGTACTCTAGTGATGTATTCAATGTAAACAATCACGACCTGTTGAGTTTTGGTGAGTCCAATCGCAGAGTGGTTGTCATAGATGAAACTGTATATAAACTATATGGCGAACAATTAGAAACATACTTCAAAACATTTCAGGTAGAATTAGAATTGTTTGTGGTTGATGCCACAGAAGAAAACAAAGATTGGTATCATACCGACCAGATTTTAGGTTTCTTTGAAAGAGTTGGTGTTTTGCGTAGAGAAGCCATCATCGTTATTGGCGGTGGTGTTCTGTTAGACTTGGTTGGTTTCTGTTGCTCAATCTATCGTAGAGGCATTCCTTATGTTAAGGTGCCAACTACACTATTGGCCATTGTAGATGCTTCGGTTGGTGTTAAAGTTGCGGCTAACCACTTTGGTCGTAGAAATCGTATAGGTGCATATTACCCACCAATTGCAACATTATTGGATAAGAAGTTTATTGCTACACAAGATGAGAGAAACATTGTTAATGGTATTGCGGAGATATTTAAACTTGCAGTAATCAAAGACAAAGAATTGTTTGAGTTGCTAGAGACAAGCGCAGAGCAATTAATCACCGAGAAATTCCAGTTTGGTGCCGTACCAGTTCGAGTAATCAATTCTGCCATTACAGGCATGATTGAAGAATTAGCACCAAATCTATGGGAGAAAAAACTAGACCGATGCGTTGACTTTGGTCATTCATTTAGTCCTATTATTGAAATGCAGAATATGGACACATTACAGCATGGTGAGGCTGTTGTGCTAGATTGCCTGTTGAGTTCTTGTCTTGCTAATGTTCGTGGTTATATTGATACTGAAACCTTAGAAAGAATCTTTAAGACAGCACACAGTTTAAAATTGCCTGTATTTCATAAAGATTTCTGTAATTTTGACTTGCTTAAAAAATCATTATCTGATACAATGAAACATCGAAACGGTAATCAATACTTACCTGTACCTGTTGGCATTGGTAACTATATGATACTGAATGATGTAACCGATGAAGAGATAAAGAAAGCTTCAGATTTGTTTGAAGAAGTTAACTATGAATAAGACTATTTTGATTACTGGTACAACCAGTGGTGTTGGTGCAGCAATCGCACATGATTACATTGAGAAGGGATGGACTGTAATTGGTTTTGCTCGTGGTGAATCTATATTTCAATTTGAAAACTATAAACACTTTGAGGTTGATATCACCAATCCATATTTACTAAGTGTTGTTTTTGAACAGATTGGCAATATTGACATTCTAGTTAACAATGCAGCTGTGTTTAAGATGAAACCATTTTCACAAACTAGTATTGATGAAATTGATGATATGATTGATATCAATCTTAAAGGAGCTATGTATGTGACTAAATTTGCTTTGCAGAAGATGAAAAAAGGCAGTCGTATCTTCTTTATTAATTCAGTTGCAGGTCTTGAAGAACTGGAGAATCAATCAGCATACTGTTCTTCTAAGCACGGACTTACAGGATTTGCTGGTGTTCTTGGCCAAGAATTGCGACCAAGAGGAATCAAAGTAACAAGTATTCATCCAGGCGGTATTGATACACCATTATGGAATAGAGATATACCTTACCCATGTGGTGATGTAAGTAAGGCAATTTCACCAATAGAACTTGTAAAATTGATTGACTTCGTGTATAATAGTAAATTCAACATTGAATATAAAACGATTAAGATGTTTCCTGATACGGAATGGCACAAATGATTATACCTAATAGAGACTTGTTCATCGTAACCTCCGCCCTAAAAACTAGCATTGGTGTTATTGATGATGAAGCAAGATTGAATCAAACAATTTTAGGATTAAAATCTTTACGCAAACGTGTACCTTCTGCTATAATTTTATTAGTAGATGCCTCATCAAGAATGGTTGACGAAGCCACAATGGCTAGTGTTTGCCAATATTCTGATAAATTTATCAATCTTTTTGGTAATGAAGATTCAATGTCTCTTGCAAATGCAGGTCTTAAATCCCAAGCCGAAATTGTGTTATTGTTTAAAACTTTAAATTCTTTGAAATTTCATCCTGAATTACAGCAAATGATGGCTGGTGTTCGTAGAGTATTCAAATTGTCAGGTAGAACAAATATACTTGAAGGATATGATCCAAAGGCATATGATGACTTGTATGGTAAGTATGTATTTAAAAAATCTATTCCGTCTTGGTTGCCACCAAATAAACAAATTGAATCTTCTTGTGACCACTTATTGATTACAAGAATGTATTCGTTCTGTGTATCGTTAATGGATGATTACTTACACACATTACCACAGATATATAATACTATCAATAAGTTTGGTGTGGATACTGAACACGCACATTTTGGTAACATTAAGAAAGAATACTTGGTACAATTTGATAATTTATATTGTGAGGGGGTTTTGGCAGGCAATGGCCAAATTGAGAGATATTAATGATTGACGAGAAAATTAAAGAATTAGCAAAACTGGCTAAACCAAAGTACCTACAGAACTATGACAACTTCAAACCCGGTGAAGATTATGTCATGTACTCAGGTCAATTGTGGGACGAAAGGGAGATGGAGTTATCTCTCAAGGCGTTCCTAACTGGCAAATGGATTTCTGCTGGCGAGAATGTTGAGAAATTTCAAATTAGATTCTCAAAGAAATATAATGTAAAACAATCACACATGGTCAACTCAGGTAGTTCAGCCAACTTGGTGATGATTGGTGCATTGAAGAAGCATTTCAAATGGCAAGATAATGATGAGGTGATTGTATCACCAGTTGGTTTCCCAACAACGATTGCACCATTGATGCAGAACAATCTTAAACCTGTATTCGTTGATATTGAGTTTGATACACTAAACTTTGATGTTAATCTAATTGAAGCAAAGATTACACCTAGAACAAAGGCTATTGTTGTATCACCTGTTCTTGCTAATCCACCTGACATGGATTTTATTAGAGAATTATGTGAACGACATAATTTGATTCTAGTTGGTGATAACTGTGACTCATTGGGTACAAAATGGAATGGTAAACTTCTTACCGATATGTACTTCTGTTGGTCAACATCATTCTATCCTGCACACCACATTTCAACTGGTGAGGGTGGCATGGTTTCATCCAATACACCAGAATTTATTGACATTGTGCGCTCACTAAGCTGGTGGGGTAGAGATTGCTATTGTGTTGGTTCAAATAACCAATTGCCATGCGGTACTTGTGGTAATAGATTTGACCGTTGGTTAGATACATATGATGGTATCATTGACCACAAGTATATTTTCTCCCATGCAGGATACAATCTAAAGCCACTCGATATGCAAGGAGCAATTGGTATTGCTCAGTTGGAGAAAGTGGACTTTATTGATACAAAACGCCGTGAACATAAAGCTCGATTGTCCCTATTGTTAGAAAAATATTTGAATGTTCGAATTGCAGATACTTTACCTCAATCTGATCCGTCTTGGTTTGGTGTGCCAATCATTTGTGAGACACAACAAGAAAAAGAGAAATTAGTTGCATACTTAGAAGCTAATAAGATCCAAACACGCAATTATTTTGCTGGTAATATTCTGTTACATCCAGGTTTTAAACATTTAGATGATTACAATAAGTATCCACTAGCAAACAAAGCATTGTCTCATGTGTTTATCTTAGGATGCCCACCATTTTGGAATGATAAAGTTTTTGAATATATCGAAGAGGTATTAAAAAAATGTCCGTAATTATAGAAAGAAATGATTATAAGTTAATTTTGGAAAAAAACAAATTAACTAATATACCAGATACATATGAATTGGTATTTCGCCGTGAGGTGAAAAAGGACGATAAGGTTCAAACTTATACTAATAAAATTTATATGTCAAGTTCAGAAATTGAAAAATTAAAAGCTGCATTATGACAATACAAGTATTTGGTGGTAAAGGGTTTGTTGGGTCTGAGTATGTTAAAACAAAACATGATATGATTGTAAATGGCCGAAACGATTACAGAGTGTCCTTAGATGCAACTGAAATTGTGTATTTCATTTCAACTGTAACCAATTATAATGTTAAGGTTGACCCTTATGTTGATATTGATACAAATCTAACTACTATGATAAGGGTACTTGAGCAATGTAAAGATACAGGTATTATCTTCAACTTCATCAGCTCATGGTTTGTCTATGGTGATACTGAGATGCCTGCAAAAGAAACATCATACTGTAACCCAACAGGTTTCTATTCTATCACCAAACGGTGTGCTGAACAATTATTAATTTCTTATTGTGAAACATTCAATATTAAATATAGAATTCTTAGATTAGCTAATGTAGCGGGTCAAGGAGACAAGAAGGCATCACCACAGAAGAATGCCCTACAACATATGATTAATGAATTGAAAGCTGGTCGTGATGTGAATGTATATGATGGCGGTAACCTTTATCGTGATTACATCCATGTGGAAGATGTTGCAGCTGCTATCAATTTGGTAATTGAAATGGGTGAGACTGATACTATCTACAATATAGGCAACGGCAAGAGAATCTTTTTCAAAGATATTATTGGGTATGCAAAAGACCTGATCGGTGGTGATGGGAAGTTAGTTCCAATCGAAATCCCTATGTTCCATCAGAAGGTGCAGGTCAAGTCAATGTGGATGAAAAACGATAAGTTAAAGTCATTAGGTTACATTCCTAAGTATGATATCAGACAAATAGTTGAAGATATGGTAAAATGAAACTAGAGATATATCAGGCATACTATAGACAGGAACAAATACCACATTTAGATCCTGCATTCATAACATACGACAATACAATCAACGCACAGCCACATTTGAGAGAATATCCAATGTGGCAAAAACTATTGGAGAAACACAAAGACTCTGATGCTTATTGGGGTCTTATGTCTTGGTTATGGTTTGACAAAACAAGAGTACCTGCACAGGTGTTTAAGAATTGGATGCTAGAGAATCCTGGATTTGATGTATATCACATTGACCCATTTCCAGAGTTACCACATCAATATGCAAATATTTGGACACAAGGAGATGTGTGGTGTCCTGGAATGATAGATTTCTGTAACAGATTATTTCCAAAACTTGGTATTGAAACTAGAGTAGGAGAATACAGGTACACAGCCGAAGAGTTTGCAACTTGTAATTATTTTGTAGGTAATTCTAAATTTTGGACAAATTATATGAATTTTATTGATAAATGTTTAAAGATATGTGCAGAAGATCCGGTTCTGAACGAATACATATATGTGAAAGGTAAAGAATATAATGGCCATTTTGTGCCAAACTTTCCATTTGTGGTAGAAAGGTTATTCTCCTTACATAACATATTACATAAAAATATAACTGTCAAAAAATACCCTTTATGATTAATTACTTTGATTACTTAAAATTTCACAATGAATTTAAAACTGCTAAACCATTTAATTATGTGATAATTGACAATTTCTTTGATGAAGAAACAGCACTAAAGTTATCTGATGAATTTCCAGATTACAATGACCCAAAAATTTGGTCTGTGTATAAGAATGCTATTGAAGATAAGAAACTGACACCAAATTGGGATTTGTTTCCAAAGACCACATATCAGGCATTTTCTTTAATGAACACACCAGAATATGTACACAAGATTAGGTTACTTACGGGTATTAATGATCTGGTGGCTGATTATGGTATGCATGGTGGTGGTTGGCATATGCATCAACGTGGTGGTAAATTGAATATGCACAAGGATTATTCTATACATCCTAAATTAGGAATGGAAAGAAGAATCAATGTTATTATTTACTTGACACCGAATTGGAAAGAAGAATGGGGTGGTGGACTTGAATTTTGGTCACATGACCCTGATACCAATTTGCCAAAAGAATGTGTAACCAAAGTCCATAATAAATTCAATCGTGCTGTGTTGTTTGATACCACACAAAACTCATGGCATGGATTGCCAGAGGCTATTGATTGTCCAAAAAATGTGTATCGTAAGAGTCTGGCGATATACTACCTATGTGAGCCTAGAGTCAATTCAGAACAGCACGATAGAGCATTCTTTGCACCTTATGGTGACCAAATGAATGACCCGGTTGTTTTGGATTTGATTAAAAAAAGGTCTAATTCTAAGACTTCTGCTGAGGTTTATAGAATTTAAAATTGTATAAATAGATCATAAACAATAACGCTATAGAGGCGGATAAAATGAAGTTTAAAGAATTTATTAGAGAATCAAAGGACAATCACGCTGTATTGGCCTTTGGTCGTATGAATCCTCCAACAATCGGTCACGGTAAACTGGTTGATAAAGTAAAAGAAATTGCCAAAGAGCATAATGCTTCACATCATGTAGTCTTATCGCATTCGCAGGATAAGACGAAGAATCCTCTATCATCAGAAACAAAATTCAAACACGCCAAAAGATTCTTTCCGAAAACTAATATTACAGTATCGAACAAAGAACATCCAAACTTCCTAACACAAGCTGCAAAACTCCACAAACAAGGTGTGACACACCTACACATGGTTGCTGGTTCAGACCGCACTGGAGAATATCACAAGTTGTTACACAAATACAATGGCACCCACGAAGGTGCATTGTTTAATTTTAAACACATAAAAGTACACTCCGCAGGTGAGAGAGACCCTGATGCCGAAGGTGCAGAAGGTATGTCTGCTTCGAAAATGCGAGCACACGCTTCTAGTGGTAACTTCAATGAATTCAAGAAGGGTGTTCCTAGTCATGTACCAGAACACCATGCAAAAGAATTGTACAATGATGTACGTCACCACATGGGTGTTAAAGAAGATGTTGATGCATCATTTGAAGAATTGTTGGTTGAAGGTGTACATGATAAGGCCATCTTTAAGGCTGTATTCTTAGCGGGTGGTCCAGGTTCAGGTAAAGATTATATTCTTGATAACACACTTTCAGGTCATGGTCTAACAGAAATCAATTCAGATAAAGCACTTGAATATCTTATGGACAAGCAGGGTCTGAATAAAACCATGCCTGATTCTGAAAAAACTGAACGTGATATTACTCGTGGTAGAGCAAAGAGTATAACCGAATTGAGAGAGCGTCTTGCTTTGCATGGTCGTAATGGTGTTATCATCAATGGTACTGGTGATGATCCAGAGAAAATTAAGAAAATCAAAGGTCGCCTAGAAGAATTAGGTTATGATACTTCAATGGTTTTAATTAATACTAAAGATGATGTATCATCCATGCGTAATGTTGAACGTGGACAACGTGGTGGTCGTACAGTACCAGAGAACCTTAGAAGAGAGAAATGGCAGTCTGTGCAAAATGCAAGACCAGATTTAGCAAAAATATTTGGTGAAAATTATACTGAGTTTGATAATTCAGAAGATTTGCGCTCAGCACACCCTGATATTGTTAAGGCTAAAAAGAAAGAAATGCTGGACCTTTACAAACAAATACAAAAGTTTGTAAGTACACCACCAAAAAGCAAACAGGCTAGAGAGTGGGTTTCTGCTGAATTGCAAAAGAAAGACAGTCTTACCGTATCAAAGAAAGACGCAAAGACCTCACCACATCCAGATTCAAAGGCCGCAGAAGAAGCTCGTAAACTAGGTTTGGACTATTATGGTTTTGGTCGCTACGGTAAAGACAATAAAGTTACACACCGTTCAGTACATGATAAACTACAACCAGTGCAAGCACCTGTGACTAAGAAAGTTAACGAAGAATTTGAAAGTTTCTTTAATGAATCATTTGAAGAAATAAATGAATATTCTAACTCAAATTATAGTCAGCTATTGAAAGATAAAACCGGTAAAGTAAGAACATTCATTTTACGCCGTTCTGCTGCTAAAGAAGCCCATACACATGATGGTGTTGTTTATCCAATGGGTAAAGTTTATGTTATCAAAATCAAAGGAAATCCAAATGCTAAAGAAACTAATGAGTCTATTCAAGAAGAAAGAAGTTCAATCACCGACCGTTTTGGAAGTGTCGGCGCCAGTATACGTCATACCAATAGTACCGGTGGAAGAGCCAGTGGTTCAAGCGAAACCATCACCGAAGAAATCTCCAAGTCCAAAACCAAAATCACCCTCGCACAAATCCGGGCCAAAAAAGAAAAAGCCATTACCGAAGCTATAGATATGAGTATTGAACCAGGACTTTCGATGGCACAATCTGGAGAAAGTCTTGGTCGTGGTGGTGGTGATAATTATGACAAGAATGGCAAACTGAAACCATTTAAAGAAATACAAGGTGATGAAACTACGGCATCTATTGGTGACCAAAAAGAAGATGAACTAAAGAAAGTTGGTATCAACCTAACTTCTTTCCGTAAAAGGAATTACGCAGCATGAAAAGACTAAGAGATTTTATTGCTGAGGCCTCTCCTGCATGGACTCGCAAAGAAGGTAAATCAGAGGCAGGTGGTTTGAATCGTAAAGGTATTGAATCATATCGCCGTGATAATCCAGGTTCAAAACTTTCAATGGCAGTTACTACTAAACCTTCTAAGTTGAAACCAGGTTCTAAATCAGCAAATCGCCGCAAATCATTTTGTGCCAGAATGGGTGGCATGAAATCAAAACTCACATCTGCTGAAACCGCCAGAGATCCTGATAGCCGTATTAATAAAGCACTAAGAAAATGGAATTGTTAATTCAAAAGGAAAAAACATGGAATTCGAAAATAAAAAACTGAGAAGTGTTGCTGAAGCTGCTGCTCGCATTATGATGGGTGAGAAAGCATTAACCGCAAATCAACAAAAACTAGATGTACATGAACCAGAAAAAGATGAATTGACTGCTCAGGACTTTAAGAAGCTTCGCTCAATGAAGAAAGAAGAAGTTGAAAGTGTTGAAGAAGCTGATACCTTGCTTGCCCGCACAGGTATGAACTTGCCTCATAAGTTTCCTCGGTCGGGTCAAACCAATCTAGAAAATATTCCAGCAATGAATACTCCAGGTAATAGTAAAGAAACTGATGCTTATGCCAAAAAACGCCGTGAAGATAGAGCAAAGCAACTTAAGCCAGCTATCAAAGCGGCTTTAGGTACACATGGCCCAAAAGGTAAATTACCAGAAGAAGTTGATTTAGATGAAAGTAAAATGGCACAATTAGATGCTGACTTAAAAGATTTAAGTCATAATGATTTCCATAAAGAATATGGTAAACCTAAATCACATTATGACCCAAGCAATTTCAAGAAGCCTGTACAAAAAGGTAAAGAAATGGATCGTGCTAAATCATTAGCGCAAAGAGCTATGGCTTCAATGAGAAAAGAAGAAGTAGAAGAAATTGAAGAAATGTTTCCAGGTACTCCAGAATACGAAAAGAAATATGGTAAGGCACCACAAGATATGAAGAAAGGCGAGAAGAAGAAAACTACTCAAGGTGAAATGGAGAAAACAGGTAAGGGTGTTGTACACCGCCGTAAATTCTCAGAGATGATTGAATCTTACACAGAAGGTGGTGTTAAGGGTCTTTTTAGAGTATTAGCAGAAGAACCAACAAGTGCTGAGTTTGATGCTCAATTGGATGATGCAAAGCAACGTGCTGCTGGTACAAAGAAGCAACCAGAAGTTGCAAAGGCTGCTGTTCAGGCTGTTCAGAATGAAGAAATTGAGTTAACTTTGGAAGATTTCACACCAGAAGAACTTGAAGAATTTATGCAGACTGAAGAGTATGAGCAGTTGGATGAATTGTCAAAGAAAACACTAGGATCATATGCCAAAAAAGCATTTAAGTCGTATGATTCGATAGCACGTAAAGCAAATGACATACCAGATGGTGCTGAAGGTAAAAAAGCATACCAAAAGGCATCAGTAACTCTCAAAAATAGAGATGCTGGAGTTAAAAAAGCAGTTGATAGATTAGCTAAAGAAGGTGTTGAACAAGTTGAAGAACAAACTCACACAACCGTAGAATTCATTGACTACAATGATGTGAATGGTGTTAAGTATGCTGAGATTGATTTAACAGAACGTAAGTTGACTGATGCAGAAACGGATAAGAAAGAAGAAATTGTTAAATCAATGAAAAAAGGATTATCTGGTTTCAAAGATCGTTACGGTAAAGATGCTAAGTCTGTGATGTATGCAACAGCAACCAAACAGGCTAAAGGCGAGTAATGAAAAAGTGGTCTGAGTTCTTAGAGGGAAGATGCTGGCCTGGTTATAAACCAAAGCCAGGCAAAAAAGCATTCTCTCCTGGCTCTTGCATGAAAGAAAGTTGGAGTCAGAAATATAAGAGTTCAATTAACTGTTCACATCCTAAAGGATTCAGTCAAAAAGCTCATTGTGCTGGCAAAAATAAACACAACGAGAGTCATGAGGTTATGGAAATGACTTGTCCAGATTGTGGTATGTGTAAAATTCACGGTGCTGTGAATGAATCTGCTGCGGCTGCAATTGCTGCTGCTACTGCAATCGCAAAACAGAAATCAGGTGATTACGACAAAGAAGGAATGAGAAAAACTCCTTATAAGAATCCAGATAGCCCAAATCGTAAATCTAATGCTGAGAGAAGAGCAGAACTCAAAGAAGATTTACGAAAATGGTTTAGTAAGACCGATCCAAAAGGCGATTGGAAAAGAATTAATAGTAAGGGTGAAGCAATTGGTCCTTGTGCAAGAGAACCTGGTGAACCTAAACCTAAGTGTATGTCACAAGCACAAAGAGCATCTTTAAGTAAAAAAGAAAGAGCATCTGCTGTGAGAAGAAAAAGGCAACAAGATCCAAATGCCGAAAGACAAGGCGCACCAATCAATGTTAAAAGTAAGGTAAATGAAAATATGAAACAATTAGACGAAAAAAATAAACCAACTAACCCTGAGTTATGGTCAAGAGCAATTGCTCAAGCAAAATCTAAATTTGATGTATATCCATCTGCCTATGCTAATGGTTGGGCATCAAAAAAATATAAAGAAATGGGTGGTGGTTGGAAATCTGTATCGGAAGAATCAGAACTTGTTGATGAAGCTGCTAAAGGAACTTTACATCGTGTTCGATATAGTCACGATTCCTCAAGTGGAAATGGTATTGCTTCTGGTAATTTATCACTACACGCACCGGATAAAGATTCAGCAAGACGTTATGCAGAAAGTGATTTGAAGAAGCGTGGTAAAAAGAACATTAACATCCACTCAGTCACACCACAAAAATCTTCAGTTAAAGAAGAATTCGTTCAAGAAGGCCGTCCTTCACAAAGACACCCACTTGAAGGCCATGAGTATCATAAAAAATCTAATGAGGCCTTGATTCATATTGCTAAAGATGCTCATGCAGCTGCTGAAGCAATGAAGAGTCATAACACAACCGCAGAAAACAAATATCGTGACCAAGCCAATGATTCTGCAACCGTTAGATATTTCCGTCAAAAGAATGGAATGCCTGAATGGTATAAAAAGAAGTATGGTCACATCAAAGAATCCAAAGATGAGCAAGAGTATGGCTATGAAGGCGATATGGCTTTGAATCAATTAGCAACGCTAACTCGTTGTGCTGATATGATTAAAGAATTATTGAAGCCTGATACAGATATGCCAGAGTGGGTGCAGTCTAAGATTACTCTTGCTACTGATTACATTCAAACCGCAGCTGACTATATGTACTCCGAGATGAAAGAAGAAGTAGAACCAATCGAAGAATTGAGCAAGAATACTTTAAAAAGTTATATTCCTGCTGCAGCCAGAGATTTAAGTAAAAAGGGTATTAATGCTGGTATTGAGGCTAAATCTGGTAAACCTGGAGTAACAAAAGAATACGGTGACCATTTTGAAAAAAGATATAATGGTATTATCAAAGCAACTAGAAAATTAGCTAAAGAAGAAGTTTCTAAAACTACGGCTAATATGCCTGCTGACATTGGAACACCTGCACAATTGTCGTTGAAGGCAACACCAAAGAAACTAGAAACTCTCGTATATGAATCTCGTCAATTACAGATTGTTCGTGAAGCCATGGCTGATGCAAAGAAAAAAGATGCAATTAAAAAAAAAGAACAAAAGGTTACTCCAGGTGGAGATGATAAGTTTCAATCAGAGCCTGAGTTAACTTCCAGTATAACAAAAAACACATAAATAGAATATAACAGAATTTTAGGAGAAATAAAATGAGTTTATGGGGGAACCTAGATGCTGCTAACAATGTACCAAAGCAATCAGAAATGGTTGGCTACGGCGGCAATACACCACAAGTATCGCAAAATGGCCAAGTCTATTTTGCGAACACAAGAATTAACGCTTTCATGGCCAACTCTGCACTAGGTATTTTTGGTGTAGATACAACAGAACAAACCAATGCAACTGGATTATCTGGCAAACCGCAGCACGCAGGTTGGGTTGTTCGTAAAGTTGGAACTGGTCCGATTGTATCTATCACAGCTAACTCAGGTGCCGTTGCAGTTAATAGTTTTATTACTATCACTCAAGGTAATGGTGCCGGTGGTACAGGTAACACAGCTGCTGTTGCAAACGTAGCCGTTAATACCGCTGGATATATTACATCAATTACTGTTGTTAGCGGTGGTTCATATGCAAATACACCAATCGCTACACCAAATACAGGTAATGCTGTGTTCACAGTAACAATGGGTGGCCGTGCTAATCGTGTAACAACTGAAACTATAGTTTCTATGGGTTCAATGACTGGCGATGGCGATCCAGTATTCTAATATGAAATTCACCGAGTTTCTTAAAGAATTGGCTATGCCAGTAACAGTACCAGATTTAGATTTGGTTGTTGCTGGCGCTGTCAATCACGATTTGGAAATGGAACTTGATGATATCATATTGTCTCCTGAAATTGGTTTCTATAAGATGCGTAAAGTGTTGCATAGGTATGGTTTTGACTTGCCAGTGCTTTATGATATCGAAGAAGAAGGAGATGAGTCGGTTTTTGATTTGCATGATGGTTCTTTATTGTATGTTTTATATTATCTCACCGATGATGGTAATTATGATTTCTATGCTAAATTGACAGATGAAGCTGGTGTAGAAGAAATGCTATCTAAGGATGAGGGTTTAGAAGAAGAAGATTAATGTCCTTTGATGACTTGAGTAGTGAAAATATCTTGATTTACGCAATGAAAGTTTACGACAAACCTAATTGTATAATGAGTGAATTTAAAGAGGACATGAAACGATTCAATTATCTTAAACGATTATTCTTTAGACACCGTAAGACTGGTGAAATAAGAGAGCGTCTGATATTGAATCACCTTGTTGTACTCTGTAATGTATTTGGTCCAGAACCTGCTACTAGGTTATTGTTCTATAAGATGGCAAAAGAAGATTATTCATCATTAAAAACCTATTTGGTATTCCTAAGTTGTATGCCAGATACCGTGAGGAGTATTAAAGGTAAAGATATACTATCATCGGAAATACCGGTTGATACAAGTATTGCAAATGCATTAAGGACTATCAAATGAAATTAAAAGAAGATGGTGTTGTAATGGTAGGTGGTATACCTGTAAACAATACTGGTGATGGTGAAATTGCAGGCCTCGGTGTTGGCCCGAAAGGCGAACCTGGTGTTGGTAAGCGCAAGAAACCTATACCTTTTAAATCATTTTTTCGTAGGAAAATCCCACAGGAGGTTGCATGATGTTTTTCATAACAGATTTATTTCATTCTATATGGGCATCTTTAATCCACTTAATGGTTTTAATTGGCATGGCTGGATGTGTTGCCACTTATTTCATCAAAAATATTCCATTTATCACACAATATAATTTACCATTGCGTATAGGTTGTGCGATATTTTTTGTTGTGGGTGTGTTTTTTGAGGGCACATTATATAATGAGAAGGTTTGGAAAGAAAGAGTTTTGGTCTTAGAAGAAAAAGTTAAAGTTAGTCAACTACAATCTGACAATGCTAATAAAGAATTACAAAAATTGTTAGACGATAATAATCAAAAAATAAAAGATGTGCAAATTGCAATACAAGATAGAATACTTAAAGAGATTGTAAAACTTGATTCTGTTTGTGTTGTACCACCTGAAGCTATTTCAATTTTAAATGATGCTGCGAGAAACAAGAAATGAAAAAAATACTTATGGTCTTATCTATTATGGTTTTAACTGGGTGTGTAGCAACACCCGTCGAGCGTAAATTCCCTGAAGTACCTAGTTACTTAAAAGTAAAATGTCCAGATCTAATGGAAATTGATCCTAACACAAAAAAATTCAGCGATGTTGTTAGGGTTGTTTCTGTAAATTATGGTTTATATCAAGAGTGTTTGATAAAATCAGAGTCATGGATTAATTGGTATAATAAACAAAAACAAATATTTGAACTGGTTAAATAACATGGATTTATCACGGGAACAATTGCAACAAATGATTCCAAATAACCACTATGTTGCTCAATGGCATGAAGCTCTGTTGTCGGTATTGCCAAATTACGATATAACCACACCATTACGCATTGCTGCCTTTATTGCACAATGTTCACATGAGTCTGGTCAGTTTACGGTACTAGAAGAGAATTTGAATTATCGTGCTGAAACATTGACAAGACTATGGCCAACTCGATTTCCTCCTGATGTGGCTGCACGTTATGTTGCAATGCCTAACAAACAAGAGGCTATTGCAAACAGAGCATATGGTAACCGTGCTGATTTAGGTAACGGTGATGAAGCTTCTGGTGATGGCTACAAATATCGTGGTCGTGGTTTAATTCAGTTAACAGGTAAAGATAACTATGCATCCTTTTCCATGTCTGAAGATAACGAAGCGTTACTTAAACCTGAGTTGGTTTCACAACCAAATTTAGCTGTACAATCTGCCTGCTGGTTCTGGAAAATTAATAATCTAAATAGATTTGCTGATATCGGTGATATAGTAGGATTGACAAGAGCCATCAATGGTGGTTATAATGGTCTTGAAGAAAGAAAGAAATATTATGAAAACGCATTACGAATATTAGGTGTGTAATGGATCGTTGGAAAAACAGGCGCAGAATGGCATGGCTATCAATGCTTGCTGGATTGGTGTTTCCGTTACTTATTTTAGTATCTGAATCACCCACACTTGGTACAATTGCAATGCCGTTTTATCTCTTTGTATCTGCTGTGGTTGGTTCGTATATGGGTTTTGCAACGATGGATGATATAAGTTCTAGTGAAAACAACAATACTCAAATAACTTCTAATTTCACACAACCACCTGCACACCAACCACCATTGTAGGTATTCTTAAAATAAATTGATAACATTACCACTTTAACCCTCTTGACGATGTTATAATTGGTGGTGTATGCTTTTGATAGTCTATAGATTACCATGGTAAGATCAATATAAATAAGAATACTTATACCAAAGGCCTTTATAGGGCAATAACAATCATAAAGGTATATAGAAACATGGAATCAAACAATGGCTATCGAACAAGAATTCAATGAAGTCAAATTACAAGTCGGTTTGTTGAACAAAGACATTCAGCACACCAGCTTGTTATGTGACAAGCTATCCGAATCTATCGAAAAGATTCAAGAAATGAATATGAACCTTATAAGGATGATCGCTTTGCATGATAATAAACATGAGCAACATGAGAGAGCAGAATATGATTTGAAGCAAGATTATAAAGAGCTTCATTCTAGAATTACAACAATCAACCGTGAAATTCATGATAGGATAGACCAAGTTGAGCATCGCATTACCGAAAGGATTGATGCATTACGATCTGATTTGATTAACCATAAACCTCAAGATGAAAATCAAAACAAGGTTGTCGAGAAAGATGTGGACAAAGGCAAAATTGGTGACAGGGTTGCTGAAATAGAAAAGTGGAAATGGATGATTGTTGGTGCCATCGGTATTGGTGGATGGTTGTTTGGGCATCTAGATATTGTAGAGAAATTGTTAAAATAAGTTTGCATTGCCTTAGTTTTTATGTTATACTTATATTATGATACATATTGAAACAAAATTTGTGGGACTCTTGTCCCACCGTCTCCGTAATTTCAAACGTAAAAATGATTACCTTTGGAACTTTTCCTGTCCTGTTTGTGGCGACTCAACCAAGAACCTTACCAAGGCTCGCGGTTACGTCTACAAAAAAGGCAATAACCTCTTCTACTCATGTAAAAACTGTGGCCTAGGCACTAGTCTAGGTAAGTTACTTGAGCACGTTGATAGTACACTATACAAGGAATATATCCTTGAACGATATAGGTCTGGCAATAGTGGTCATACTAATGCCAAACAACCAACCTTTAATGTACCATCACCTAGATTTGATAAGGTTGATAAAGAAAAAACATTTGAACACGCCGAATGGTGTGACAAGTTGCCTACTGGTCATTTCTGCCTAACATACCTAACTAAGAGAAAGATACCCAATAGTGTACATGGCAAATTATTGTTCACCCAACACTATAAGAAGTTTATTGATGCCTTGGTACCAGATCACGGCAAAGTATTGTTTGATGATGCACGACTAGTTATACCGTTCTATGATGAGTACAACAGTCTTGTAGCTGTGTCTGGCCGTGCATTGGAGACTTCGGACAAGACTCTGAGATATGTTACTGTGCGGACAGATACTAGTGATAATAAACTTATATTCGGTATGGATAGATTAAATATACATGATACGGTAAAGATTGTAGAGGGTCCTATAGATAGTTTATTCATAAATAACTGTCTTGCAGCTGCTGATGCAAACCTTATACAAGTAGCAGATAAAATTTCTGCCGTTAATAAGGTTTTAATTTATGACAATGAAAACCGAAACAAGGATATTGTGAGAATGATGCAATCTGCAATTACATTAGGACATAACATTGTGATTTGGCCTGATACGTTGCAAGGTAAAGATATAAATGAGGTGATAATGTCTGGTATTTCACCGGATGAAATAGAAAGTATTATAAGTAGTAACACCTTCAGAGGGTTGCAAGCTCAAATAAAATTTAATCAATGGAAAAAAGTATGAACGTGAAAATTATAAGCTATAGTCAGCCAACAGAAGAAATGCGTAATGAAGGCTTAGAAAATATGCAAGACTTGGTTGCATTCTGCGCTCGTGTATCAAACCCTAGTAACCAACTCAATACAGAAACCTCAGAAAAACTTATCAATTATTTGGTAAAGAATGCTCATTGGAGTCCATTGGAAACTGTGAGTGTGTGTCTAGAGGTTACCACCACCAGGGATATTGCTAGACAAATACTAAGACACCGAAGTTTTTCCTTCCAGGAATTTAGTCAACGATATGCTGACCCAACCAAAGATTTGGATTTCGTATTGAGAGAAGCAAGGTTGCAAGACACAAAGAATCGTCAGAATAGTGTAGAGATTGAAGATACTTTATTTGGTGAAAATCTTAAAGAACAATGGAAATGGTTACAACAAGACGTAATCAATTCTTCAAAGAAAGCTTATGAGTGGGCAGTAACACATGGTATTGCAAAAGAACAAGCTCGTGTTGTATTACCAGAAGGTCTAACAGTAAGTCGTTTATATGTTAATGGCACTCTCAGAAGTTGGCTACACTTTATTCAAGTGCGTTCAGGTAACGGTACGCAAAAAGAACATATGCAGGTCGCAAGAGCCTGTGCTGAAGTAATTGCCAAAGTATTCCCGATGGCGTCAGAGTTTGTAACAAAATAATAATAACGGAGTTTTTAATGCAAGATATCGTTAACGGTATTATGGTAGACTATTCTCGTGATGGTTTGTTTGATGAATTAGGTATTTTACGATTGAAAGAATCGTACATGAAAGAAGAAGAAAAATCACCACAGGAGAGGTTTGCATATGTATCGAAAGCGTTCGGGTCAAACTTGGAACATTCGCAGAGATTATATGACTACAGCAGTAACCATTGGCTCAGTTATTCTACTCCCATTCTTTCTTTTGGGCGTAGTGCTCGTGGCCTTCCTATATCATGCTTCTTACCTTATCTTCATGATAGCGCAGAAGGTTTGGTCGATTGTCTCTCGGAAGTAAACTGGTTATCAATGTTGGGTGGTGGCATTGGTATTGGTGTAGGCATTCGTAGTGCAGGTGATAAATCAACCGGTGTTATGCCTCACCTTAGAACCTATGATGCATCGTCATTGGCATATCGTCAAGGCCGCACACGCCGTGGTAGTTATGCTGCATACCTTGATATCAATCATCCAGACATTCTAATGTTTTTAGAGATGCGTAAACCAACGGGTGACCAGAATATGCGTACACTTAACCTGCATCACGGTGTTAATATCACCGATGACTTCATGCAATTGGTTGAGGCCTCTATGTTGGATGCCAATGTGGACGATACATGGGAACTAAAAGACCCCGCTTCTGGTGAAGTGCGTGATACCATTCCTGCTCGTGAATTATGGCAACGCATACTTGAAACTCGTATGTTAACAGGTGAACCATATATTCATTACATCGACACAAGCAACCGTGCCATGCCTGAGTTTCAAAAGAAACTTGGTCTATCAATTAAGCAATCAAACCTCTGTTCCGAGATTATTCTACCTACTGACAAAGACCGCACCGCGGTGTGTTGTTTATCATCAGTCAACCTAGAATACTATGATGAATGGAAAGATAATCCATTGTTTCTAAAAGACATAGCTGAGATGCTAGATAATGTATTACAGTATTTCATTGACCATGCACATGATGGTATTGCTCGTGCTAAATTCTCTGCAATGCGTGAGAGGTCGATTGGTGTTGGTGCATTAGGTTTCCATGCCTACCTACAGAAGAAAAACTTGGCATTTGAAGGTGTGATGGCTAAAATCGCAAACAATCAAATGTTTAGTCATATTAGAAAAGGATTAAATGATGCTAATATTCAACTTGGCCAAGAACGGGGTGAAGCTCCTGACGCTGTGGGCACTGGTTTTCGTTTTAGTCATGTTATGGCGATAGCACCAAATGCATCCAGTTCCATTATCATGGGTAATACTAGCCCTAGTATTGAACCTTATCGGGCTAATGCTTACCGTCAAGATACTTTGTCAGGTTCTCACCTGAATAAGAATAAATTTCTTGATGCATTGCTTCGCAGTAAAAATTTAACTGATGACCAGATGGCCGATACATGGTCTAGTATCATTGCTAATGATGGTTCAGTACAACACCTAACGATGCTTGATGAAAATGAAAAGTTTGTATTCAAGACAGCAATGGAAATTGACCAATTTTGGGTAATTGAACACGCTGCTGATCGCCAACAACATATTGACCAAGCTCAATCGTTAAATCTATTCTTTAGGCCAGATGTTAATGTGAAGTATCTCCATGCTGTTCATTTTATGGCCTGGAAAAGAAAAGTAAAAACGCTTTACTATGCTCGCTCAGAGAAATTAGCTAAAGCTGATAAGGTATCAAAAAGAATAGAAAGAGAAATTATTAAAGAATTGGATATGTCAGCAATTGCTGCCGGTGAAATTTGCATTGCTTGCGAAGGCTAGCAACATGGCACATATTATTGCAAATCTACCACCAGTAAAATGTTTTGTTCGTAAAGAGTTTCTTTATGATTTTCAAAAAGGATTTGGTGAATTAGTTCCTTGTTGGTGGGTATCAATCAAATCATTAAGAGGTCAGGCCTTCCGTATTGAAGCCTATCTTAATGAATATGGTGCATTGTATGATAAGTTACCACTTCATGCATTTTGTTGGAAAAAAGTTGAAAATGAAATGCCTTTAGATTATTTACAATTGTGGGATTGTTTGTCATATGATATTACAGTAATTAAAAAGGCACAATTGCAATCTATGAAGTGTAAGTTTAAAACGAAAGTCGGTGATTGGAGATATGGTGAGTATATGTTTACAGTTGATTCGGCTCACCCTGATTTTAATATAATTGATACTGGTTTTAGTGAAGATGTTGAAGATCATAAGTCATATAACTTTATTAAATGTGATAATGGTCAATACGCAGCACAACCAAACAATAGAATGATAATCTTGGAACCAAGTAGCAATCCCAAAGAATTAAAACTCCCTGATTTCAGAGTAGCAACGAAGCGATGGTCTGTAGAGACTGATGCTAAATGGGCACTAGGAGATACAAACACCACAATGTATGAGAAAAAAGATGATTAAGAAAATAGAAAGTAAAATTACAGATGCAAGAGATAGTTTTAAGCCATTTAACTATCCTTGGGCATATGATGCATGGTTAAAACATGAGCAGTCGCATTGGATTCACTCAGAAGTACCAATGCTTGAAGATGTTAAAGATTGGAAAAAGAAACTAACAGAAGGTGAGAAACAATTTCTAACACATATCTTCCGATTCTTTACTCAAGGTGATATTGATGTAGCAGGTGGTTATGTAAAGAACTATTTACCATATTTCCCACAACCAGAGGTTCGTATGATGTTGATGGGCTTTGCGGCTCGTGAGGCATTACATATTGCTGCATACTCACACCTGATTGAAACACTTGGTTTGCCTGATACCACATACAATGAATTTCTACAGTATCAGGAGATGAAAGACAAACATGATTATGTTCTAGATATTTCAGACAAGAATGGCACAAAAGAGAACACAGCTCGTCACATTGCGGTGTTCTCAGCATTCACAGAGGGTATGCAGTTGTTTAGTTCCTTTATTATGTTACTAAACTTTCCTCGTCACGGTAAGATGAAGGGCATGGGTCAAATCATTACTTGGTCTATTGTTGATGAAACAATGCACGCTGAGAACATGATGAAGTTGTTTAAGACCTATATTAACGAGAACCCAGAGATTTGGAATGATGAACTGAAATCAAGTATATACGCCATTGCAGAGAAAATGGTTGAACTAGAAGATAGGTTTATTGACCTAGCCTTTGGTATTGTAGAAGGTGAAAACCTCACTAAAGAAGATGTAAAGAAATATATTAGATATATAGCAGATAGACGATTGATTGGCCTAGGCATGAAAGGCATTTTCAAAGTCAAACGCAACCCATTACCGTGGGTGGAAGTAATGATTAACGCACCGACTCACACCAATTTCTTTGAGAATCGTGCTACCGACTATGCGAAGGGTGCATTGAGTGGTACATGGAATGATGTGTGGGGTAGTGCTAATAAGGATTAAAATGAAACATCTATTATTAACATTACTATTTGTGGTACCTTCAGCGTTTGGTTGGGATCAACAGGCACCATTGCCTGTCCAATCATGTGCTCAGTTTGTACCTTATGGTGCACCAGTGATACAAAAGAAAGACACAACATCCATTTGTCGGCACGGTTACTATACTGTATATGATAATATTGCAAAGATTCCTGTTTATGTAGTATACACACTAAAACCTGAGAATGCGTTGGGTTGTTGGCCACGCACTAATTCATTTGCTACTGATGTGTCCTTACCTAAAGACAAAAGGTCTACACCAGATGACTATGCAGATACAGGATATGATAAGGGACATAATGTTCCTGATGGTGATTTATCATATGACCAATATATTCAGTTAGAATCATTTTTAATGACCAATATGTCTCCACAATTACCAAACCTTAATCGTGGTATTTGGAAGGTATTAGAAACTGATGTTCGTGTATGGGCTTGGCAGCGCAATCACACATTACAAATTACGACTGGACCAATATATGCATACGGAGACCCATCCATAGGTGTGAATAAAGTTGTTGTTCCTAAAGCGTTTTTCAAAGTTGTTATAGATACTCAAACAGGAGAGACTTTCGCTTTTCTATTTCCACATAAGAATGGATTAGGTTCTAATATATCATCTGTACAAACAACGGTTGCGGAGATTGAGAAGTATGCCGGTATGGTAATACCTGTGCCGTCCAATGCAAATAAGAACTCAAAATTGCCACTATGGCCTGTCAATTTTGATGCAGCACTCAAAGAAAAACATAGTAAATGTAAATGATAACAAGGAGATTTAAATGCTAGAAATTCTATTTTGGTCCGCAGTTGGTGTTTTTGTTGGGTGGAATTTTCCGCAACCATTTTGGGCTGTAGCCGCACAGGCAAAAATTAAATCATATTTTGGTAAATAAATGAAAAGTTTAAAGCACCATTGTTCAAATTGTGATTCTAAATTTACAATTGATTATGATGAGTTGTTATGTGAAGATGATCCAAAGTTTTGTCCCTTCTGTGCAGAATATATACTAGAGAATGAGTTGGAACAAGACGAGGAATAATATTGACTTGGTTTTATCATAATACAGCAGAAGAATTCAAAGAAGAACACATAGCCGATAACATTGGCTATGTGTATCTTATCACCAATATTCAAACAGGTAAACGGTATGTGGGCAAGAAATTGTTCACTAAGGCTGGTTATCGTCAAATCAAGGGTAAAAAGAAAAAGGTACGGAAGGCCAGTGATTGGCTAGAGTATTGGGGAAGCAATACAGAATTGCAAGCAGAAGTTAAACATGAAGGAGAGGACAAATTTACTAGAGAGATACTACACCTTTGTAAGACTAGATCCGAATGTAATTATTTAGAAACATTTGAGATTTTTAACAGGCACGCCCTATTGAGTGACCAGTATTATAACTCTTGGGTAACTTGCAAGATTCACAAAACCCATGTATTAGGAAAACTAAAATGGCCAGAAAGCAGCAAACAACCGACACCTTTGTAGAACCTAAACCTACAACACCACGACCTGGTACACAACTGAAGATCAGGATAGATGACCTAAAGACATTTGACCCATTGACTGAGAATCAGAAACTATTTTTTGATGCATACAAGAGACAAGACTACTTTATGATGTTGTCAGGATCAGCTGGTGTGGGTAAATCTTTTATTGCTTTATACAAAGCTTTAGAAGAAGTATTGGATAAGTCCAATCCTTTCAAAAAGGTTATCATTGTGCGGTCAGCTGTTCAAGGCCGAGACATGGGATTTACTCCAGGATCGGTCGAAGATAAGATGAGTTTATATGAACAACCTTATCACCAAATTTGCGAAACTCTATTTGGTCGCAAAGATGCTTACCAGAGACTTTGTGAACAGGATTTTATTCAATTTGTAAGTACAAGTTTTCTTAGAGGTTGTACTTTTGATGATGCTATTGTAGTAGTTGATGAATGTCAATCAATGACATTCCACGAGTTATCTTCTATTGTGACTAGAGTTGGTTACAGATCCAAGATAATTTTCTGTGGTGACACAAAACAAAATGATCTAATTAAGAATAAACACGATATTTCCGGATTAGGTGATTTTCTTAGGGTTGCTGAAACCATGCCTGAATTCAGTAGGATTCATTTTACTCCTGAAGATATCTGCCGATCTTCATTGGTTAAATCTTGGATTATAGCTTGCGAAAAATTAGGAGATTAAGTTTTTATTACCGGTTTTAATACCTTTATTCCAAGGTATTTTACCGGTTCTGTCAAAATTAAGTTTCCTAGATTCTACGCTTTTTTCAGTTTTTGAACCAAGTTTCATAGCTTCAATGTGTTTTTGTGATAATTTTTTACCAGTTAAAGATTTTGATATTTTTTGTTTACGACTTTCTGTAAAAATGATAGGATTCTCTGAAAGGGTTTTCTTTCGTTTATCTATACTAGATTGAGGCTGTTTTCTGCCTTTCAGAGCAAGACTAGTTTTTTTTGATGCGGCTTTACCTGGATCTCCACCATCTAAACCATTTTCTTCACATAAATTTGCAAACAATTCTGAATTTGATATATCAAAAATTTCTGAAAACGCTGAAGCAAAACCAATTAACTTCTGTATGTCGTAAAATTTCTGGTACCAAACAGTTTCAATATTTTTGCCATATTTTTTCAAATGGTTTTTCCAATATTTACCAGAACCGTTGTATTTTACAGGATCGGATGTAGCAGTTTTTCCAAAATAATAAAGTTTAGTATCCTTATGGCGTTTTAAGTATAAAAATGTTGGTTTGAAATTGTCAATTTGTCGCTGTGTTGGCGATTTATAAATATTCATGCTGGCATTCCTTTACAATGTTAGAGTAGGTACGAGTTACAGCTCGGTGACCTACACCTATTTATAACAGTTGTTAATTTCAAATATACCTAAAAAAATGTGCGTTTGCAGTATAATATTGTCTAAATAAAAGTATTAGTACAAACGATACCTATTAAAATACTTAGTAAGGACAATTTATGATTAAGAAACTTTTATCTTATTTAAAACCAAAGTGTCAGTTTGAGGCATTTATTCTAAAGAATAATCCTCAGACTATTTCAGAAGTTGAGAATTTAATGAGAATCTATACGCAAACCAAATTTAATTAGGAATAGCCATGCAAACAATTTCAAAATATTTCACCGTTCTATTTACAGCAATCGTAGAAGCCAGATTGCAACGAATCGAATACTACACTAAAACAGGAAAATAATATGTTTAATATGTTTAACCCACAATCAATGGTCAGTCAATTTGACGCCAAAATTAAATCATATGCTGAATCAGTATTAAATACTATTGAAGCATTTCAGGTGTCCAACATCAAATCATTTGACCAACTTACAAATTCTACATTTACTACATACACCAGTAAGGTAATAGATATTGTTAAAGAATGTAGCGAAAATGCAAAAGAAATCGTCAAAACCGGAAAACTCAAGTCATTTGCTTATGTTGGAAATAAAGGCTAAATCAAAAAGTTTTAGCCCTGTATCCCGCAACGGGTGGGCTATTAAGTTTTCCGTATATCGAAATTGTAATATTTTATTGTTGTTCACCTCATTATATACCGGACAGACCATCGTTCGGTATTTTACAGAGGAAGATGATGCAGTAGAGTATGTCAATTTTGTGACCTCAAAAGATCCACAAGAAGAATTGTCAGTATAGGCAATTGTCTCAAATAAACCCACCTTTCTGGTGGGTTTGTACCATTACCACTATAAGTAATGGAACAATAGTATAATCCAAGAAAAGGAATAAAAAATGTTATTATCTATCCTATTATGGGTACTGAAGGTGCCTGCACTATTATTATTGGATCTGGTGACAATTGTATTTTCACCTATCATCGCTTTGTTTACATACAAGGCAGAAGAATCAGAAGTTACAGGTTTCCCATCATTACATCCAGGCCTCAAGAGAGACTTTCTATTGCCTATATTCAAAGGGTTCAGTACACCGGATGCACCTGCTGATGAAATGTACTATGCCGACTATGAACTTCAGAGTGGTGTAATAAAATTCCTACGCAGGTATGATTATGATACAAATTGGTTGGTGCGTTATGCCTATCGTATATTATGGTTGTGTCGCAACCCTGCATATGGGTTCGGTCAGAGCCTTGGTTATGATTCAAACGACATGGTATATTTGGTTGCAAGAGATAACAATGAATTATGGGGTACTAAGACTAGTCACTCTAGTTTTTGGAAAGTAACCAATTCAAAAGGCCAGATTGGTTGGTGGTACAAGATGAAATGGTTCTATACAATTGATCGTGCGGTAGTAATCAACATTGGGTACAAATTAGATGCTGCATCTAAAGACGGTAAGAAATTTGTGGCAATGTTCTTTCATCCTTGCCGCAAGTTTTTATAGACTATGATATACTGGTGACATTAGGACTATATTATGAACAACCTCCCTCAAATAGAAATCAAATCGTTTGACCTCATCGGCAAGGCCTTAGTTTGCCAATGGGAACTTCGTGACTATGATACAATTGGTCGAACCATGACCGAAAATGAAATCAAACAAAGACTTGCACATAAAATAGCTGAAGCTATGATTGAGCTCAAACTCGTTGAGTTTACTAAATCTGAAGATATACTTTCAGGTACAGCATCATTCAGAGCAAGAGCCTTTGTTCTACCCGATAATCAAGTCAAAACACTTAGATTAGAGAAACTTATATGATTACACCAATCGTACATGGCCTATTCCCGACACCTGTTATGTTTGGTGAAATGGGTCGAGCATACACTAAAGAAGAACTGGCGTTCTTTAAACAACAACAATCCAAGACTGTAAAGAATAATGGTAATGTTAACACAGTTGATACTTACATTTTGAATCAACCTGTGATGGCTAATATCAAAAAGGTATTGGATGAATATGTTACCGAATATTATACCAATATTATGTGTGTGAAAGATAAGGTTAAACCATATATCACACAATCATGGATCAATTACACAAAACCTGGTGAATACCACCATCGCCATGCACACCCAAATAGTCTGGTCTCAGGTGTATTGTACCTTGATTCTAATAAGGACAAAGACAAGATCATGTTCTATAGTTCCGATGCATACAAAAGAATCAAACCTGATATAGCCACATGGAATCTATACAATTCAGAATCATGGTGGTTCCCTGTCGGTACAGGTGCCCTTGTTATGTTTCCATCTGAGCTGCAGCATATGGTTGAACAAAAAGAAGGCAAAAACCTTAGAACTAGCCTTGCCTTCAATACCTTTATTCGTGGTGATATTGGTAACACAGGTGAACTTACGGAGCTAAAATCATGAATGTTAGATACAAAATTACACAAGAAAATGGTTTATACAAGATTCAAAAATGGTTTGATGATGATTATGATGGTGAAATTAATTCAGTTGATTTAATTGAAATATTAGCCTACCAATTACATGGTGGCCAATTGGTTAGTAAAACACAAAGAATGATAGAGAGATTGATTAAGAAATGAGTACAGATGATAAACTCAAGCATTCAGAGCGTTTACAGCAAAAGTCCAAGAAAGTGGTAAGAAAGGTAAAGATAGCCAAGGCCTATGGTTATGATAATGTGGTAGACAATCCACACAAGTATGCAAAGCGTTCTATGTTTGGTTGTGGTAATAAAAATTGTATTGCTTGCATGAACCCTCGCAAGGCTTGGGGTGAAAAGACCATGCAAGAGCAGAAATTTGAGCAGCGGGAATATATGAAATGCATAGAGGATAAAGAATGAAATTCGTTGTTGCTGGTAATCGGCATGAATATAACCACCATATTGATAAGATGGGATACAACCCGAATGAATATGTTTATGTGAGTGATCCCATACAATTGCGTGGGGTGGAAAATATTGAAGGGTTCTATCTCGGGTCATATAAAGATAGACCTGACCTCAACCAAATCAATGAATTGATACAGATAATCAAACACAAAAGTAAGGTACACAAAGCGTCAGCTTCACAGACATTACCGCCTCATATGCCGACCACACCCTTTAATAGTAATGGCATGGATCCAAATGCCGGCATGGGTGTTGCACCAACTAGTATAATGCTTAAAAATGCTGGTGCATGGCAGATTTACGATTTAAAAAATGATATTAACAATGGAGAAGTAAAATGAAAGAAGGAATTTTAGCCTGTATCACAGGCCTATTATTTATTGCTATGATGATTGGTGTTGCGGCGTATCATACTCAAACTCAATATAAATGCACCGTTGCCGGTATGATGGCAGGTTTTGATGCATCAGAGATTCGGGCTGTGTGTAATATTAAATGAGTGATAACAAATTAATGGAGACCCTCGGTATATTGCAGGAAGAATGTGCCGAGGTAATTCAGGCAGTATCCAAATACCGTAGGTTTGGTGATAATGGTAATAACCGATTAGACCTTGAACAGGAGATTGGTGATATGCTATGCATTGTGGTATTATTGGAGCAACAAGGGTTTATATCTGAGACAGGCATAGAACTGGCCATGTCCCGTAAACTAGAGAAACTTAAAAAATATAGTAACATCGTTGGAGATTTATTATGAAACAACTTGAATGTTGGTGCCATACTTGCACACCATTAACTGCATTTAAACCATTCACTATGCGTATGCGCCTCTGTCCGACCTGCGGGAACAAACGATGCCCAAAGGCCACCGACCATAAGCTTGAGTGTACCAATAGTAATGAACCTAATCAAGAGGGGAGTATATACTAATGTTTATCTATACAATTGGTGATATATTGACTGTGTTGGCAATAGTATTAGCTATTGCCACAATTACAATCATTAGTGTTATACAATGGTACAAAGAATCAAGGTGTAAGCATGACGGTGGGTATAATGAGACACAGGCCTGTGATGCGATATGCCGTCAATGCGGTAAGAATCTAGGGTTTATTGGTAAATTGAGAGATAAAAAATGAACGAACGATTAAAAGAGTTAGCGGTGCAAGCGGGTGGCGTTTGGTCGGAAGACTGGGGGTGTTTCATGTCGGGGACATTAAACCTAACACGATTTACTGAGTTAATCAGACAGGATGAGCGTGAGGCTTGTGCTAGAGTTTGCGAGGACGAGGCAGAAGGGCTTGTGGGTGATGATGTTAGCGGCGCAGATGGTGCTTGGTATTGTGCAAATGCAATCAGAGCAAGAGCCGCTAATAGAACAAAAAATTCAAAAGATATATGTGACAATGACTGATGGATCCGAACAACCTATTAAGACTATTGAATAGAATATATTGCTATATGCCACATGATAACCCAATCAGAGGTGAGGTGAAAGGTATAATGGACAATATCAAGAGTCAGAGAGAACAATTACCACCGGTGGAGATAGTAAATGAACAAACTTGATCTGATTATTGATGCTCTTGAGTCTGCTCATCATACAAACGACACAAGCATTATGGGTTTAACAAAATTACGCCACACTGTAGCACTCGACGCAGCCCGTGAGTTGAAAGAGTTGAATCCTGTTGCGTGGATTGGTCGGCGCACAACTAGCGAGGGTGATGTGCTAGACGGATTTTTAACGTGCGACTCCGATGAGTATGGCGCAATACCTGTTTACATTCTTGATTAGGTGACGAAATGACTGAAGAATCTGTAACCATAGGCCGACTGAAGAAAAAGATATTAAAGCTACAGAAGCAGCGTGACCATTTCAAAGAACAGAATACCTTGTGCAATAGTATGCTATCACTACACCCATATATTAAAAGAGATTATGAATCACACAAAAAGGCTGAGGCCGCTCAGAACCGACTGAAAGAATTGGAATCCAGAGTAAGAGAGCAAGATTTACTTATTAGAGTATTATCAGAACAAAAGTATGGTAAGTATGAGCTAGACAATGCCTATGCCAGTATACTTAAAAAAGAATATGCAGAAATGATTAGGAATATAAATGATGAGACCAATCAGAGTAATTAAGAAAACCCTACGCCGACCTAAGTTATTGAAAGTTGAGCGTAAAGAATGCCATGAATATCGTCCTAGCAATTCAAATGACCCTAAAGTTGGGTATATGGAGTGGGTAGAGAATAGAGTAATTAGACATGATGGTAAGATTATCCGAGCATGGATAGAGGGAATAAATGATATGCCCACGGTGTAATAAAGTACATACCTGTCCGCCTATGAGACCGGAGAGAGTATTAACTGAGAAATCAAAAGAGATAGCCAAGTATATTGACCATCAGGTATTAAAACAATTAAAGGGAAGTAATATGTCAGATGAATATAAAGTTATAGAAAGTCACCATACTCCTGATCCAATTGAGAAATGGTTAGTTATTGGTAAGGTTGTGCTAGTCATTGTTGGTATGCTAGTGTTAGCCTATTTCTTCCGTGCATAGAGGATAAAGAATGAAAACAATTAAAGAGTACCTTGATTATATTATTGGCTACACTCAATGGATATTATTCGTTTTATGGGCGGCTATTACCTCACCATACAATTCATATATCATCAAGAAAAGAAAGGAACGAGAATGTACTATTCCTGTCACTCCAGAGATGATGGATAAGAAGATAAGCGATTTAAAAAAATTCTATAAAGATTAAATCAGAATGAAACCAGTTTATGTTGTATTGTATAATATGATGGTAACAGAATGATAGAACTAATGCATAAAGTTATCATAGTATTGGATCATAATAGATCCCTGAATGATATCGAACGAATGGTGGATTGGTGCCGAGAACAACATGGTGAGATGCGGCAAGGGCTTGATACTAATAAAGTTTGGCATTGTTTCTTTGAGGATGGGCACCATATGTGGACTACATTTACATTCTCATTTGCTAGTGAGCAAGATGCTATATCATTTTCAACACAGAATAATATGCTGCAATATATATAATAAACAGAATAATATACTGCGGAAACAGGTAACAACCAGCCTGTAGTAAAATGCCCGGAATATACAAAGAAAAGAACTGTAAATTTTGCGAGAAAAAACACAGGAAACGTGGGCCATATTGCTCACAATCCTGTGCGAGTACCGACCGAGAACCCACAGAGAGAATGCGGGAGGCCATGCGTGAAGTTGCCACCGAATATAATCAGACACCTGAGGCTATTGCGAGACAATCGGTAATTAATACTCCACTTCGGACATTATTGGCTGACGATTATTGGGTGGATATACCGAATTTGGACGATGATGACGATGGTTATAGATTATAAAACTATCGCCCACTCTCCGTGTCCACCCCGTTTCCTTCGACACCTACCATTATACGCTAACCAGCCCCAAAGTCAAGCGATAAATCCAAAAAAGCTGCTGTTTGTTGCTTAAATACAACACTGTATCTGTCGCTTAAATACAACATAAAAACTGTTGTATTTAAGCACATCCATCTTTACCACCTTGACACCTACCAGGGTTCGTGTATAATGGTACCTGTTGAATGATTAAGGATATAAAGATGAAAGAACAGATTCAGAAGTACCTAGAGGCCATCAAGGCAAGTTATGCTGACATTAGCGCACCTCTATCAGCACACCAAGAGATGGTGAAGCGGTTCAATGAGGGTGTGGTCGTGATGGCTGGCAGTAAGTACCTCAAAGTGGTTATCAAAGGTTCTGTCCACTCGTTTATCGTTGCTCGGGAGACACCTAAGTTTAAGGTCGGTGATATCTTGATGGCCAAGTCCTACAAGGCACCTGCCACCAACTTCGCTCGTGGTAACATCCTTGACCCTAAGTTTAATTTCAAGACTGTCCGCTGGGTTGGTGTGTAATATGCTTGACGATATCATAGACCAAAAGAAAGCTCTTGGATTGGTATATCAACGTATAGTCTACCATCGTGGCCCGCATGACCACCAATTCACTAAAGAGCTCGCTGCTCGTGCGCTTGATATCATAGTTGGCCATGAGGTTCACGGCATGACCTTTGCTGAGTTGGCAAAAGAGCATGGTATATGCACCCAAAGGGTACAGGCAATTCATGCCAAAACCATGCGGATGGCTCGTGATACCATCCGTGCCAATATGTTGCTTTAATACAACAGCCAAATGCTCGAAAGTCCTTGACACCGGCAATGGTTCGTGTATAATGGATCCTGTTGAATAAGAAAGGAAGTAAAAATGAATTTAGATGATTTCTTGGTGACCCAGAGGACAGCTCCTCTGAGTGCTGAAATGCGCCGTAAGCTGGCGTTTGATTTAATTGATACCTCGGTTGGGTTGCACTCAATTGTGGTTGCTTGCATGACCGATGCTGACTTGATCGAGTTCCATGCAAAGAAGTTTCCAGTACCTTTTGATGTTGCTTAAATACAACATATCTGCTGTTGCTAAAAAACAACAATACCAGATAATGCTTGATTTTGGTAGTGGTTCGTGTATAATGGTTCCTGTTGAGTTGATAAGGAAGTAAAAATGTCTGAATCGAAATTGAAGTCCCTCATTACTGAATTGATCGAGTCCTATGCTGATGCTCTTGCGTTGGATGAGGACGCCTATGCTGACCTCTTGATGAATATTTCCGAAATGTTAACGGAAATGAGTCCTGTTTAGTGTTGCTTAAATACAACATATCTGCTGTTGCTAAAAAACAACAATACCAGATAATGCTTGATTTTGGTAGTGGTTCGTGTATAATGGTTCCTGTAGTAGTGCTAACGCTGTTAATTGATTCTCTTTTTTAAGGAAGTAAAAATGTCAAAAGTTCTCACCCCCTCGCAGACCGAATTGGTCGCCGCTCGTGCCGCTCTTGTTGCAGCTCGTCAGAAAACCGCTGAAGCTAAACTGATTGTCAGCGCTTTAGTTAAACAGGCTCGTGCTGAGAAGTCACTCACTAAACAGGTCAAGGCTGACCTCGTGCAAGTGAAACGTGCTAACGCTATCGCTAAGGCACAGGCACGCCTCGATGCGCTGATGGCAAAACCTGTCGGGCTCAAAGCTGTTCGCAAAGCAGTTAAGAAGCCTTCTAAGGTCGTTGTGACTAAGATGGTTATGCCTGACTTGCTCGCAGCATAAGTTGTTGACCGCAAGGTCTGGCGGATACCAGACCTCATATTGAAGTACACTACCTTATGACTGGAAAGGGTTCCTAGGAAAGCCCGATGATGTTGCCAAATTTAGAGGCGTAAATCATCCTTGCCAGAGTTGTAGTGTACTTCAATATGGTAAACAAAGGAGTTGTTATGAAAGAAACCGAGAAAATGAGTGCTGACCTGGCAAGGGTTCGTGCTGAGTTGAAAGCTAAACTGGAAACAGCCATGCTCATGGCTAAACTTATGCGTATGAATAAGGAATAAAGATGAATGAAGTCCACCTTGTGATGCTGCGTTATACCATGGACAATTCACCTCTAGATGATGGGGGCGAGTATGCAGAGCAGGTTCGATTTGCCTTTGCAGACCTTGGTAATGCTGAGTTGGTCGCTAAGCAGATGGAACAGGATAACTCTGAGGACTGTACTCTGTACTTTGTTCGGTCTCACCCTGTTATGCCTGTTGTTTCCAAGCAACAAGTCTCCACATAACCCTTGACACCAGACAGGTACCGAGTATAATGGTACCTGTCGAACGAAAGGGGATGGACGTGGCGGATACTCAACCTCTTTTATGTTGCAAAAATACAACAAGGCGCTAGCGCTTTGCCGAAAGTCCTTGACTCCTGCCTCGGTTAGTGTATAATGGATCCTGTTGAGTTGATAAAGTTAATAAGGAATTACAGAATGAAAACTTATACAGAACTAGGCAATACCGTTTCAGAGGACTTGGTTTGGCAGTTTGCTAATCTGCTACACCTCCGTTTACCACCTGAAGTCATCAAGCATAAGCTGGGTCTCTCTGACAGTATGCTTCAGTCGGTGGCACAGGCTTACTTTAGTATGTCAGAATAAGGAATAAAAATGGGTTTCGAGAAAATCGTTTTGGACAAAGTAGCAAAGGTTCTTAAACAGGAACGTCAGGCTTACTTTGTGAATGGTACTCTGTTTGTCCTTGCAAGTGAACCTCAAGCTCGCCAGGTGTTCTCCAAGTTGTTTAAGGACTACAATGGCAAGGTCGATGTATCTTTGGTGGGGCATGAATATGCCTTTGACTGGCGGTAGACTGTTGCTTAAATACAACAAAGATTACCTAATATAGGGCTTGACACCTTTAAAGGGTACTGTATAATGGACGGTGTCGTTCCTTTGAGATTATTACATTGTTGCTTAAATACAACATTAGTGCTAAGATAGTCCTTGACACCACCACTGGTTCGTGTATAATGGATCCTGTTGAGTTAAGAAAGGAAGTTAAATGAATTTAATACACATTGTCCGTGGTGAATTTGAGAACGGAGATGGTGTCATCTTGGGTGTGTACCCAACCGAAGCACAGGCAGAGGATCGTTGTGACTTCATCAAGGCATCACACTATGGTTTTAAATATGTCTGGTACCAGGTCGTTGATGTTGATGCCGAAAACGGTGATTGCTACTTGTGCAGTAACTAAAGGAAAGATTATGAATTGGAATCTTGAAGGTATGTTCGTTTCAGGTCATTACATGGGAGAGTTTCCCATTACCGGTCGTGTAGAATACAGCCGTGTCAAATACGGTGGAGAAGTCGAACACGGTGTGGTTCTAGATCACCCAATCGTGGTTTACGGTGCAGTTCGTGAGCGGGTTAGTCTTGAAAACCATTATGTGGATTATGTGTCCGATAATCGTGAGTTATCTGTGTTGCCTAAAAACAACAGTCTAGCTTGACACCTGCCTTGGTTCGTGTATAATGGATCCTGTTGAATCACTAAAGGAAAGATTATGAAATACAGTTTTGTGGAAGATGTTATTTGCCTGGTACTCTGTACTGTGGCCTTTTTTGTCTCTTACCTCTTTTTAGCGAGCATTGTATGATTAAGACTATGGAAGAAGCCTATGAGAGCTTCGATGATATGCTAGATGAATCTGGCCCTGTCATTATTGCAGGTATTGAATTCTCTCCCTCTGCTATTCTGAAAGAGATGGATCCAATTGCTTATGATGTTAATTTTAGTGATTACATGGATTCCTGTGATATTGATACCGATGAGCTCTTAGAAGATGAATCGGACTTTGATGATTCGATGGATGGTGACTTTGATTCTGGTATGGCTTCTGCCGGTTATGGTACCGATGAAGATTACGGTTATTCTGGAGATTAAATATGACTCGCCCTGAATTGATTGAGGTTCTTAGCTTTGTTCCCGGTTTCACTACCGATATGCTCTCTGGTCTCCCTAGCGAGCGCTTGGTGGAACTCTATTCTGATTACTTTGAGGGTTAAGATATGTCAACCTTTAGAGATAGTAGCGTTGAGGTCGAGGCTTATATTAATGAGCTTAGGCAGAATCGCTTAGCTGTACCAGAAAAGACTGGTAAGTGCTTAGAGTGTGAAGAACCTACGCAAGGTGCATTCTGTTCCGCGGACTGTCGTGATGAATATGAGCGCATGGAAAAAATTAAAACTATTAGAGGTAAATGAGATGGATGTGTCTGAAATTTCAACAGCTGTTTTTCTTGGTCTCTGTATCGGTACGGTTACCGGTACTGGTACAACTTTAATTATCTATTGGTTAGCTTCACTAATCTCAAAGGATTAAAATGAACGAACGATACGAGCAATTGAAACGTATGGCTGAAAAAGCATGGTTTGTATTTCACAATGAACGGGACTATGCACATGAAAATGCAATGCTTCTGGATCAACTGGATCGCTTTGCCGAACTAGTAACAGCTGAGGCTGTGGCAAGAGAACGGGAGGCCTGTGCTCAATTATGCGATGATGCAGGCCGGGTAGCGCCAGTTACTGAAAACGAAATTTTACATAAACAATGCTATAGACTGGCTGATTTAATCAGAGCAAGAGGTTCTAAATGAATGTTGGAAAATATTTACGAGGTGATGACAGGCACGTTGGTACTGCTAGAGTCATTAACAAAGGTGGCGAAGTGAACAAACGTAAAGACACCTTGAATGGTTACGGGGAAATGTATCGCAGTGGTATCACAATGAAAGAACATTGGGCTACCGAACGGCGCATCAAACAGGACAGGCGTGGAATGGAAAAAGCCCGACTTGGCAAAGGATTGATGGGAAAAAACACATGAACAAGATTGAAACAATTATCGCAGCTTTAGAGTTTGCGTCAGACAATTCTGATAAAGCAAACTTTCAGTATCACATTGTAGAAAAAGCCCTTGCCGCAGCCCGTGAGTTGCGGGAGTTGAAGCCTGTGGCGTGGGAAACATTTGCTTTGAAGTTTGCAAGTGGACAAGCGCTTTCATACTTAGAACCAAATGATTTGCCTAGTTATTTAAGATACCGACCACTCTACGCACTAGACGAGGTGACGAAATGACAGACCAAGAACTGCTAGAACTTGCAGCTAAGTCTGCTGGCTTAAACGTAAAGGCGCAATCAGTAAACGCAGACGACCTTTGGATTGGCCTAATCATTGGAGAAAAACACACAAAAGAAAAGAAGTTTTGGAATCCATTAACCGATGATGGTGATGCTCTGCGACTGGCGGTGAAATTGACTCTTGGAGTTGTGTTTAACGGAGAAGAAGCTTGTGTGTGGCTTTTTGATATTGAATCAATTGAGCCAGTAACTAACGATGATCCCTACGCAGCCACAAGACGAGCGATCGTGCGAGCAGCGGCAGAGATTGGCAAAAATATGGAGGTGACGGAATGATTTTAACCATTCACAAGCGCCGCTACTTGAATGCCTTAAAGAAGGCTGCTAAGATTAATCGGTACCTCAAGAAAGGTTATCATGTGTTCTATCTTGGTGATAGGATTGAGCAAGGGTTTACATTAGAAGATAATCAAGTAGTATTAAAGCTAACGGATAATTTTTCTGTGATATTTTACATAAACAGTTCCGATTGGGATAATGGGTACTGGACAAGTATCAAGAAATACAATGAAGAATTTTCAGCAGATTTTGAAGTATATAAACCATCAGCAAGGATTGAATTATGAAGCAATTGGATCTAATCGTAGCAGCTCTTAAAGAGTATACGGAATGCAGAGATACTGACCAGTATGGTGTTGACTATATGGCCTGCTGTGGTGCTGATATTGAGTTTGACCATTTGGATGATTGTATTGCTGTGAAGGCATTAGCAGCTGCCAGAGAGTTGAAGGATAATCTGAACCTTGAGCAATTCGCAGCATTCGTTAGGTCTATGGAGGAACAGAAATGAGTGAAAGACTTCCTGTTAAAGTTGAGAGTGTTAAACAAATTGTAATTAATTGGCAATTGAAAGATTATTACCTCAACAAAGAATATCTGTATACCAAACGATTTAAATCAGCACACCAGGCTGCTAAGTTTTATGCAGAGCATTCTAATAATGAATACTACGATTGTTATAGTTGGCGCAATACTTTAGATTGGCGTAATGATTCGGAAGCTCGTCAAGAGCGTCTACGGCGCCGTTTGGTTCCCGTGTTTAAAAGGATGTTAAAATGAGTTTTATGCGAGAAGCCGTTCGTGAGTGGGTGTGGAATGTTGGTCAAGATAGAGCAGACCAGCAATGGGTTCTTTCCGATTATGATACATGGGAACGCAACCCTCATTATACTGGCCCGGATCAGGGTCACCCTGAAGATGAACATTATGAGGATGAAGAATGTTAAAAGATAGACGAGTTTTGTTAGAGGCTGAATTGGCGAAAGCACAATCTAAGGCTGCCAAAATGTACCTTGATATTGTTATCAATGACCGTGATGTGCATAGCCATGAGTATCAGGTACTCAAAGACATTATTGGTAATTTACAGTTTGACCTTAACCTTGTAAACGGTTTGATTAAAGAGGGACACGAATGAACGGTAGATTAGCAGTACTTGCGGAACAAGCTGGTTACTTTATTAAGTTTGAGAGAACTGGAGATAATGTTACTTTGGTTCATACAAAAGAACCAGGTACTGATGGTGACCTTGCGTTATTCGGTGAGCTGGTTGTCCAAGATATCCTGCAAACCATTAATGATGGTTCTGGTGACATTGATTATATACGCTACTTGATTAAACGTGATTATGGGATTTAAAGTGAGTGAAAAACAATTATTGAAAGAAAATGAGTCCCTTAAAAATATCGTTAAACGGTATGGTATGGTTATGGAGGAACAAGAGAAAACGATTCTAGATTTGAGAGCTCGTATGCTTGAGTTGTGCTTGGGGAAACCTTTGGAATCCTCCTACGACCGTGACGGTATGATTACAAAACTTAACCATGCTCAGGGTTTACTTTCTGATGTATACCATGAGGCCTGTGAAGCTGGTCTGACGGAGATTGAGGATCAAATGTCCTGTGCAGATTCTTGTATCTGTGAAGCGTTGAGTCAATTAGATAGGTGAAATGATGGGTGAAAGAACATATACTCCAGATGGATGGATTGTTGTGGAGTTTAGAACTAATGATGGAGAAGTTAACCGCAAGGTGATGGCTTCATGGTACGGTGGTTATCTTGGAAGTGATTCTTGGAAGTTAAGTTCCGGGATTACTGAAACGATTGAGCATGAGGATCATTATGACTTTATTAACCATTCTGGTAGTGTCTACAAGTGTGGTAAGAATTCGTTTGGTCTAAGTGGTTATGCAAGTGGTGTTCTTGAGTCCTTTAAGAAAGACCTTGAAGGAGTTGCAACTATTGAAGTTATTGATATTAGGAGTAAGTGATGGGTTTAGATATGTATTTGACAGCCAAGCGGTACCTCTCAAAGTATAATCCTGAGGATGCTAAGCTGCGTGAATTAGTTTCAGCCATTGATTTTGGTTTCTCTGGTGAAGTTGAACAGATTAGCTTTGAAGCTATGTATTGGCGCAAGGCGAATGCTATCCACCGTTGGTTCGTAAGTAAAATCCAAGATGGTGTGGATAACTGTGCTGAGTATCATGTTAGTACCGAAGATTTGGTGGAATTGCGAGATATCTGCAATAAGGTTTTAGCTGATCCATCCAGAGCAGATGAGCTGCTTCCTCCACAATCTGGATTCTTTTTTGGTTCTACAGAGGTTGATGAATGGTACTTAGAGCAATTAAAGTATACTGTGGAACGTCTGGATGTTCTCCTTGATTTAACTCAGGTCAAGGAACACAATATCAATTTCTACTACAGTTCCTCATGGTGATATATGTACAAACTTCCTGTTGACCCTTATTATTTTAATGCAGCCATTTGGTGGCTGGAAAACAAAAACCATGATATTGAAGAATTCAATGCATGGATGAAAGAACAAGGCACAATAATCAAAGACCGTGATGCCTATTACCCATGGATGGATTTTGAGGACTCTTTTATGATGACCCTCTTTAGGATCAGATGGTCTGATAGTGTTGTCCCTATACAACAATGACCTTGACTTTGGTCACGGTTCGTGTATAATGGTACCTGTTGAGTGAGAGGGAATAGTGTTGTTTTTATGCAACATTAAAGTGTTGTATTTTAGCACAGTCCTTGACTTATACCGTGATTAGTGTATAATGGTACCTGTTGAATGAGAAAAGAATTTTATGAGAAAAAAACGGTCTGACCGTAACCATGTTTTATATCGTGTTATCTGCGAGGATACCGGTGATTCGTATATCGGTCTAACCGTTGCACAGGGTCAAGCGTTTGTTCGGTCAGTTAAGGTTCGCTGGCAGAAGCACGTCAGCCGTGCTATGAAAGAAAACAAGGATTGGTCTTTCTGTTGTTTTCTCCGTGACAATATCGAGGCTGATTATCGGTATGAAGTTTTGGAAATTGTTCGTGGTCGAAAACCTGCTCATCAACGGGAACGTGAGTTGATTGCGGAATTGGAACCTACTCTTAATACTTTTTAGGTGAATATTATGAAAGTTGTAATTAATAATTGTTATGGTGGTTTTAGTTTGTCAGATGCGGGAATTGCTCGTTACCTAGAATTGAAAGGTATGGAATTCACGGATCACTTTTATGACCGTGAGATCCTTCGTAATGATGAGGCTTTGGTTCAACTAGTCCATGAAATGGGTGGAATGGCAAACGGTGCTTGTGCTGATTTGAAAATCGTGGAAGTTCCAGATGAGGTCGATTGGTATATTGAAGAATACGATGGTAACGAATGGGTGGCGGAACGTCACCGTACATGGAGTTGAAAATGAAATTTAAATTATTATTGGTTGTTGGTATCGTGGTTCTTTCCGGTTGTTCTTCAGCACCAAAAGCTCCTGTGTATAAACTAAGTGGGTATACTGGCCCGGAAGCAATGCACCGTAATGAGGTCGTACAGGCTGCTCGTGAATGTATCCGTGCTCGCTTGCGGCCTAATGTTGAATACACCGCACAAAAGGTGGACTCAGGTGGCCGTGTTTTAGTTCCAGTTAATGTGCATTGTGAACCATACTAAAATGAATCTTTTTGATAATCTAGCCTCTGTTGGAATTACAACAAGCATTCTCCAGTATGCTGTGTTCGCCGTTATTTGCGTCTTTATACTAGGGTTTATTTGGAAGTATGTCGTGATTGGCGCAGGTATCATTTTTTGTGTTTATGTCTTAGCTATGCCGGTTATGGGAGTGAAAAATGAAGCAATAGCTGATGCTAATGCGGCAGTAGCTCTGAGAGATCCGATTGAAGTTGAAGAAGCTAGGATTAAAAAAGAAATAGATAGAAATAAACCATTGTTCTTAATTGATTGCCAGCGTTACGGTGATTACACCAAGCAAGAGTGTGAGAAAATTTGGGATGAGCGGTCAAACCCACCTAAGGAAGATTGATGCCAAGATTCATTTATGACATAGCAACCATTTTATTAATTGGTGCTGTTTATGTAGTTATTAATTGTTTTTTAGTATATGTATTTTTTATATTATGATTAGTATTTTACTTGCAATAGGTTGTATTATTATTGCGCCGATTATATTGGCAGGAATTGCTTTGGTATTTGCTCTTATTGCAAGTAAATATTTAAATTTCTAGTGTTGTTTTTTTACAACATTATCCAAAAAGTCCTTGACTCCCTTGCCGGTTAGTGTATAATGGTTCCTGTTGAATGAGAAAGGAAATAAAATGTTGAAAGCCGAAAAATTTGAAGTCCGTGATGTTATTCGCTCTTACGATTTTAAACCAATGGTTGGTCGTGAAGATTGTTTCGTTGAAGGTGAAATTTTAGAAATCACCAATGAGCAAGGCTACAATGCCTATAAAATCATTGTGACCAAGGACTCATGGTCGGATGCTGAAGATAAGGGTCGAGTTGGTAAAATCGTGTATTGCCCTGTTGCGGTATTTCACAATGATTATCCAGGTCGTGTTATTAATTTGTCAAGGATTTAAAATGGCTGTAATGAAAGATGTTTTTACCGATATTCAGATTTTGTTGGAAGATTCCGACAATACTCCTCTGATGATAGCTCGGAAGTTAGGCATACCTGTTGAGTGGGTATTTGACGTTTTGGATTATTCTGATGCTGTTTCGGATGATAATTACTGATGGGCATAGCTACTTTTCTTTTGGGATTTTTAATCGTGTTTGTCGCCTCTGGTATTGAGGGTGGTTCTGATTTAATTTTTTATGGAATTTCGGCTGTCGGCCTTCTACTAATGTTTTGTGGTGCCCGTAAAGCGGGCTCGTTAAAGGATTTTGAATGAGTTTGACCAAGCGTAACCTTATCGCAAAGGATTTGAGAACACCCAAGTACCGTATGCGAGTTGCGGTTTCAAAAAAGGTCTATGACCGTAACCGCACCAAGCGTACCGTACAAAAGGATGTTTATGTCGGAACCTAATGCGACCCAATTTGATGGGTTTTACCTTATGCCGGGAAACGATGAAGGTTCCCTGAAATTGTCCTATTTTGATTTTTTGGATAGTTTTGATAAAGGTAAAAAAGTTGATGGCACTAAATTCGGTGATATGTACCATGTTATATTTTTTAAACGAAGTGAAAATGGCGATCCAGAATTTGATGACCACTTTGAAGCCATTTTTAGTGATCCAGAGGCATATGTTTACGGCTTGATTCGTGCAAATGTGTATGGATGCTTTGTTAGAAAGACGGAAAATAGTTATAAATGGGTCGATGATTACCTCAAAAGTACTTTGAGTCGTGTTACACTATTAAAACTGAAAAATTATGCTAAAGAAATTGCGGAGAATTGAAAAATGAGTGAAAAATTTGATTTTAGTGATGTTGAAGCAAGAAATTGGTTGAAGGGTTTACTGAAAAGTGAAGTTGTAACGCTGACTTTTACGAAAAAAGACGGTACTGAGCGTAAAATGGTCTCTACTTTGTCAGAATCACGAATTCCTAAGTCGGAAAAGTCGTCGGAAAGTGCTGGAACACGAAAATATTCAGATGAAGCACAACCTGTGTATGATGTTGAAGCAAAAGGTTGGCGAAGTTTTCGCTGGGACTCACTTTCCAAGCTAGAATTTTCGATTGGAGATAAAAATGTCGGATAAACTTAAAGAAAATATTATTATGGCACTTGGCGGACTGACCGCTATCTTGCTGGTTGTTGCAATTTTTACTTTAGGCCCGATTTTTGTCGTTTGGGCATTAAATACGTTATTCCCAATTCTGGAGATTCCTTATACTTTTAGTACTTGGTGTGCAGTTATTGTTTTAGCATGGTTTCTGCGAGTTAAAATTTCTGTTAAAGGATAATTATGAAATATATTGTTGAAAGTATCGGTGTCTTCCGTATGGTTCATGTGGTCGAGGCCGAAAATAAAGATGAAGCATTCCGTATCGCTAATGTAGCTGATGATAATTGGCAAGAACACTTAGGTGAAATGCGAATGGATGTATCTGAATTTACCGAAGAACAGATTACTCATTTTAAGAAAAAAGAGTATTTTTGGGAAGGAGTAGCATTCAAAGATGAAGATGGCTTCGTTGCTTATAATCATCCGAATGGTGAAGTTGTTAAAAATAAAGATGTATTGGTAAAGTGAAAATATTTTTAGGTAACAGTGAAAAAAGTGCTTGACCGCAGAACAAAAAGCATATATACTAGGACTATGATGAAAACTATACATACACTCTCAACACCAAGATGCCAGTCGTTAGCGACATGGCCGGCCGATTATCGCTCATCAAAAAATGAGAATAGCGGCTTTATTGGATCAAATGGGGTTTGTGTAACGTAGTATATTAGATAAAATCTAATTCATCACAAACCCTAGTAAACGAAAGTTTCTAGGGTTTTTGTTTTGATGTTGTGTAAAAACGACAGACTGTAAATAGTTGTTGACTTATTAAGTGGTTCGTGTATAATGGACCTATAGTAAGAAATAAATGTTCTTTAAAAATTAGAGTAGTAAATATGTTGCGGTATAGTGAAATGGTATCACGATGGATTTTGAATCCGTTATCCTTGGTTCGATCCCAAGTACCGCTGCCATATTGAAGTACATTTCAGGTAGGCTAGCCAACATTCTGTTTTATCGAACAGAATCAGGAGTGTACTTCAATATGGGTGGTAATGCAGCGGGGATGGTCCTGCGACTGGCCTTGAAAACCAGGTTCTCTGTAATGGGGATGGGGTTCGACTCCTCTGCCGCCCGCCATATTTTATAGGAGACTAATATGCCAGCAGTATTTCTTGTTAGCGACACACATTTTGGACACGCTGGTGTATGTCGTTTTACACACCAAGATACCGGAGTTAAGATTAGACCATGGACTGATCCTGATGAAATGGATGAAGCGATGGTCAAACTCTGGAACGAAAGAGTAGGAAAGAACGATAAAGTATATCACCTTGGTGACGTAGTGATGAAACGCAAAAGCCTTGGTATTATGCGTAGACTTAATGGTGACAAAGTTCTTATTCGTGGTAACCATGATATTTTTAAAGATGATGAATATCGTGAACATTTCAGAGAGCTTCGTGCTTATCATGTAATGAACGGAATGATTCTTAGCCATATTCCACTTCATCCAGAAAATCTTGGAAGATTTGGTGTAAACATTCATGGACACCTCCATACGAATCGTGTTATGAAGGCGAAAGGTATTAATTATCCGACTGGAGAAATTATCTACAGCGAAACGGAAATTGATCCTCGTTATCATTGTGTATGCGTTGAACAAACAGATTTTGCACCGATTCTTTTTGAAGATGTAATTAAGAGAATTGAAGCACAAGGCGGTAAGGTAGGTTTTAGTAACGGAAATGGGTAGTTGGCTGAGTGGTCGAAGGCAGCGGCTTGCTAAGCCGTCCACCGTAAAGGTGCATAGGTTCGAATCCTATACTACCCGCCATTTTTAATAGTGCGATGGCTGAGTGGTCAAAAGCAACGGATTGCAAACCCGTAAAATCGTCAGTTCAAATCTGACTCGCACTTCCAGTAAGGTAGCTTTAGTGTTGTTTAGGCAACAATAAAATTAGTTGTTGACTTACCAAGTGGTTCATGTATAATGGACACATAGTAAGAAATGCAGTGATGTTCTTTAAAAATTAGAGTAGTAAATTTTAATGCACCGTTAGACTTCTGGTGAGGTCACCACCCTTTCAAGGTGGCTAGATGGGATCGTAACCCATACGGTGTACCATATTGTTTGTTTTTATAGGAGTATTGTCATGGATAGTGACAAGAGTGACAAACTTTTGGGGGTATAATTCAAAGGTAGAATATCCGGCTTTTAACCGGTCTATCAGAGTTCGATTCTCTGTGCCCCCACCAGTTGTCATATTGAAGTACATTTATAGGCAATGAAAGTCTAAAGTGCCACGGGACGTAGACCCGTATAGTGTATTTCAATATGGCTCATTAGTATAATGGTTATTACACGGGATTGTCTATCCTGTTACGGGAGTTCGATTCTCCCATGAGTCGCCAAGTTTCGCCCTATTAGTATAATGGTATTACACCTGTTTTGTAATCAGGTCACGGCAGTTCGATTCTGTCATAGGGCACCAAGTTTTAATGTCGCATTGGTGTAAACGGTAGCACACTTATTAACGTATTCTGACAAGAATATAAACAGCATACCAAAATTCCATCGAAAAGGAAGTGGTTCAGGTTCGAATCCTGAGTGCGACACCAAGTTTTAATTGCGGGTTAGGGAAGAGGTCATCCCGGCAGCCTCATAAGCTGTAGACCCCTGGTTCGAATCCAGGACTCCGCAACCAAGTTTTTATAAAACCTTAAAATTATAAATAACAAATTAAGTTAATTTTTAAAACAGAGGTTTTATGAGTAAAAATTCAGAAGCAGTAAAAAGATGGCGACAAAATACCAAAAAACGAATAATAGAGTCTATGGGAAATTGTTGTCAAATATGTGGATATAATAAATGTGATAGTGCTTTAGCCCTACACCATATAGACCCAAACATGAAAGAATTATCTTTTGGAGCAATACGAGCAAATCCTAAAAATTGGTTATCTATTGTTGAAGAATTGAGAAAATGCATTTTATTATGTCATAATTGTCATAGTGAGGTTCATAGTGATATTGTAAAAATGCCTGAAGATTATACAAAATTTGATGAAAATTTTACAAGTTATAAACAAGAAAAACTAACTGAAATGGATTCATGTCCTGTTTGTGAAAAAGATAAACCATTGTTCAATAAATATTGTTCTTTATCTTGTTCTTCTAAATCAAAATTTAAAGTAGATTGGGATAATATAGATTTAACAGAATTATTAAAGAATGATACTATAATTAATGTGGCTGAAAAGTTAAATATTTCGGATACAGCGATAAGAAAGAGATTGAAAAAAATAATTCCGTGAGACCCGCAAGGTGTGGGAGCAAACTGTTAATTTGTCATAGTTAGGTTCGATTCCTAATCACGGAGCCAGTTTTAATGCGTTGGATGCTCTAATGGCAGGGCAGCGGGCTGTAACCCCGTGGTTTTAGGACAAGTAGGTTCGATCCCTACCTGACGCATCAAGTTTTAGGATGGTAACAGCAACAAAAAAACTTTTATTGATAAAAAGAAAATTCCATCCTGTTGTTTAGAGGGCTGTTAGTGCTAATGGGAACACATCTGGTTTGCAACCAGAAATTGAGAGTTCGATTCTCTCACGGTCCACCATTTTTTAGGTAGTGTTCTTTGTCTGGGTATATTGTCAATCTGGTAGACGGCCTTGTTTGGAACGAGGAGGCTGTAGGTTCAAATCCTACTATCCAGACAAAGAACATTATGGTGATGTAGCTTAGTTTGGTAGAGCAGTACCTTCATACGGTAACGGTCGTAGGTTCGAATCCTACTTTCACCACCAAGTTTTAGGTCCTTAGTAAAATGAATATTACATTTCGCTACGAACGAAAAAGTGAAGGTTTGATTCCTTCAGGACCTTCCAAGTATTAATGCAGAGTTAGCTCAGTTGGTAGTAGCAACGTCTTGATAAGGCGTAGGTCATTGGTTCAAGCCCAATACTCTGTACCAGTTTTAGGATAGTAACAGCAAATTAAAACATTTGACTTCTAATCAAAACCGTTAAAATCTATCCTGTTGTATTATATCGCTCTAGTGTCAACGGCAGCACAACTGACTCCAAATCAGCTGGTGAGGGTTCGAATCCTTCGGGCGGTGCCAAGTTATGCGGGTATGATGTAAAGGTAACCTAATTCCTTGCCAAGGAATATTTGAGAGTTCGATTCTCTCTACCCGCTCCAAGTTTTTAAAAGGAGTAGTAATCATGCGTAAGATTGATGTTAATGAAGTGAAAGAGTTTATTGAAGCACAAAGTCCTGAGACTAAGATTTATATCGGTGCGGACTCGGCTCGTTTCCTCATTGGTAAAGATTGGTATGCTGATTACACTTTAGCTATTGTAGTACATATTAATGGTAAGAATGGTTGTAAAATCTTTGGTGAAGTCCAAACTGAAAGAGATTGGGATCAAAGAAAAGATAAACCAAGAATGAGATTAATGACGGAAGTATATAAAATTGCCGAATTATATTTGAAGTTAAAAGACGTTTTGGAAGACCGTGATGTTGAGGTACATTTGGATATTAATCCTGATGAAATGCACGGTAGTTCATGCGTTATCAATGAGGCAGTTGGGTATATTAGAGGTATGTGTAATGTTATCCCTCTGGTAAAACCTCAAGCGTTTGCCGCATCTTTCGCTGCGGATCGTTTAAAATTCGTATTAGATAAAGCAGCATAGTTTAAGTAGGCGAGATTAGTTTAATGGTAAAACTATAGATTTCCAATCTGTTGTTATCAGTTCGATTCTGATATCTCGCTCCAAGGTTTAGGATGGGTGCAGCAAAAATACTCGGCGGGTAAAATCGCCATCGGATAGTGAGTTTCGATTTTCTCACTTGAAAAACAAAAAGTAGAAACCATCCTGTTGTTTTTAGGTTAAGTTCAGCAATAAAATTCAAAGCCAACTTGAAAAAGTTAACCTGTTAAATTGAGGAAGTAATATTATGAATTCATTTGTAAACGCAGTTCAAAATCAAGAAGCTCGTACCGACAATGGTATGAAAGCTCGCAAATCTACTGCTAATGCTGTAGTTGATTTGTTCTATAAAATCGGTGCCAGCCGCGGTAAAGATATCACAGCTGACTTCGTTTCTGCTTTGGTGCAGGATGAAGAATTAGCATTGCGAGTTGCCTTATGGTCTCGTGATGTTCGTGGTGGCGCTGGCGAGCGTGAGTTGTTTCGCCAGATTCTGAAGTATTTGGAAACCAATCGTCCTGATTTGGCAATGAAGCTACTTGGGAAAGTACCTGAAGTTGGTCGTTGGGATGACCTATTTGTTTTCCAGACTTCTGAATTGAAGTCACAAGCATACACTTTGCTTGGTGATGCTCTGAGAGCTAAAAACGGATTGGCGGCAAAATGGACACCCCGCAAAGGTGAAGTTGCTCGTGAATTGCGTGAGTTCTTCGGCATGACACCTAAGTTCTATCGTAAGTCTTTGGTTGAAATGACTAAAGTGGTAGAATCTCAAATGTGTGCTAAGGATTGGGATAACATCAATTTCAGTCATGTGCCTTCTTTGGCGGCTAGCCGTTACAAGAAAGCATTCTACCGTAATACTGAAAAGTTTGCGGAGTATGTGGCTGAATTGGTTAAAGGTACCGATCCAAAAGTTAAGGTGAATGCTGGTGCAGTATTCCCTTATGATGTATTGAAAGGCGTAGCATACGGTTCATACAACAAAACCGAAAAAGACCACATTGTAGCCCAATGGGATGCTTTAGAGAATTTTGTTGGTGATGCGAATGTATTACCTTTAGTTGACGTTTCTGGTTCTATGTCATGCCCTGCTGGTCGTAACAGTTCAGTATCATGTATGGATGTTTCTGTATCTCTTGGTCTATACCTTGCAGATAAGAACAAAGGAGTTTTCAAAGACACCTTTTTAACATTCTCAAGTGATCCGCAATTGCTTAACCTAAAAGGTAATGTCATTCAGAAGATGGATCAAATGGTTAGATCCGAATGGGGTATGTCTACTGACTTGGTGAAAGCCATGATGAAGATTTTAAATGTTGCTGTAAAAGGCAAAGTACCACAGGAAGATATGCCATCAATGCTGTTGATTCTGTCTGATATGCAATTCAATGCTTGCGTAGAACATGATGATTCGGCCATGGAGATGATTGCTCGTCAATTCGCCTCAAATGGCTATGAAGTTCCTAAAGTTGTTTTTTGGAATATCAATTCATCAGATAACGTACCTGTTAAGCATGATGAATCAGGTGTTGCTTTGGTTTCAGGGTTCAGTCCTTCAATCGTTAAAGCAATTCTTGCAGCAGATACTTCAGAGTTTACTCCAGAAGCTATCATGTTGAAAGCCATTATGTCTGACCGATACAAGGTCTAATATCGTTTTACTTGGTGTACGCAACACCAAGTCCAAAATGTTAATTCATTTTGGTGTGACTATGTTGTAACGGTAGCAACGCAGTTTGTGATTCTGCTAGTCTGGGTTCAACTCCCAGTAGTCACCCCAAAGTGAATTAATGCATCGTTAGCTCAGCGGTAGAGCTCCTCGCTTACACCGAGATTGTCGGCGGTTCGATCCCGTCACGATGTACCAAGTTATGCTGCTCTAGCTGATGTGGTCATAGCGGCGGTTTGAAGAACCGTTGAAACAGGTTCGATTCCTGTGGGCAGCACCAAGTATTATATAAGGTGATTATGTACAAAGTGTATTGGACAAATCCTAATGGACAAGCGTGTAGTCAAGATTACATTGATATGGTTGAAGCGTTAACATTAACTAACCATTTGCGTAATGTTGGTCGTGCTTCTTATGTCACTATGGTTGGTGAGAATCCAAACCAAGTTGGTAAGATGGGTGTTGATTCAGTAGAAGATGGAAAACTCCCAAGTGGTGAAGAATACACTTGGAAGATGCGTAGGTAATGCCTCGGTGACGTAATTGGTAGCCGTGTTCGCCTTAGAAGCGAAATTCTGCGGGTTCGAGTCCCGCCTGAGGCACCAGTAATGCCCCCATAGTATAGTGGAAAATACATCCCTCTTCTAAAGGGTAAACGTAGGTTCGATTCCTGCTGGGGGTGCCAGTAATGCGGATGTGATGGAATTGGTTTACATACTTGACTTAAAATTAAGGTTCTACGGGTTCGAGTCCCGTCATCCGTACCAATTTATATTTTTGTATAAGTAGTAAATTATTTTAATATAAATATAAGATAACTTTTTATACTTTTATAAAGTAATCGAGAAAAACCATGTTAAATTTTAAATCTTTTCTAAAAGAAGAAACCGAAGGTAAACTTCAGCATATTACTCATCCAGAAGATCGTCCATTGATGCATGGTCACGCTGGATTTGAACAAGCTCATGCTGCTTTAATGAATGCTCATGCTCATATGAAAGCTGGACGCCAAAGTTCCAACTTGACAATGAAGTATGATGGTTCTCCAGCAATTGTTTTTGGTCATCACCCGGAGAATGGTAAGTTCTTCGTTGCCACTAAATCTATCGGTAACAAGAATCCAAAAATCAACCATACTCATGAAGATATTGATCGAAATCATGGTCATGCTCCAGGTCTTGCTTCTAAATTACATACCGCACTTGACCATCTGAAGAAAGTATCACCAAAAACTGGAGTATTTCACGGTGATTTGATGCATACAAGCGAAGATCACAGGATTCATGAATCTTTCATTCTTGAAGCAAAGGGTGATGTTTCTTTCACGCCTAATACAATTACTTACACAGCCAAGGGTCAAAACGCTAAAGCAATTAAAAGATCAAAGATTGGCGTAGTTGTTCATCAACAGTATCATGGTAAAGATATTGCAAGTTTATCATCATCTCCTCATGTAGATATAAGTCAATTCAAACATCATCCTGATGTACACTTACATGGTGCTGAACATGATACATCAAAGGTTAGACATTCAGAAGAAAACGAATCAGGTTTTCAAAGACACATGAATGCAGCAAAAGAAATTCATGATACTCATGGTCATGCAATGTATAATGCTATTCATCCAAAACATTCTGGTGATGTTGGTCATCTCTCAACTTATATTAACAAGACAGTTCGCCATGATGAAGTACCAAATGTAAAAGGATTCAAAGAACATCTTGCTGCTCATCATGAAAAAGAAGCATCAAAGGTTAAGACTGAGAAATCGAAAAACGCTAAAACTGCTGAAGGTGCAGAACAAATTGCTCACGTTGAAAAGAACAAACAACACTATGCTAATTTGTTATCAATGCACCATCATTTAGCTCAAGCAAAGAATCACTTGGTTAAATCTTTAGAAACACATGAGGGTGACTATGACCACCATATTGAAGGTAAAAAATCTAAACCAGAGGGTTTTGTTGTTAATAGCAAACACGGTCCAGATAAATTAGTTAATCGTGCTGAGTTTGCTAAACAAAATTTGTTAAAGGTGAGAAAATGATTTCATTCCAAACATTTATTATTGAAGCACGTGGAATTTTAACTGCATCTGGTGCAACTGGTGAGGACCATAAAAAAAGATACATTGACCCTCATGTTGGTTCAAATAAACCAACCCACGTTTTAGCTAAAGAGCATGATGACCTTCCAAAAGGCTCAGCTATCAAAATTCACAAATCTGAACATATCAATGGTAAGATTCATGTCCATGCCGAAGATGAAACTGGCAATCATCATGTTATTCCTATTTCCAAGTTACATAAACCCGGTGATGAGCCTAGTAACAAAGGCCACAAATATGAATCTGATTTTGTTGATAGATTGAAAAAACATGGTGTTATGCCTAAACATTTATCTGGTGCCGGTTCAACTAGTGGCACAGATTTCTCGGTTGAGAATAAGAAAAAGGGGCATTTTCATGCTGGCGTTGTTTCAGGACACTTACTTAACGGTGAAACCAAAGATGGTGTAACCGCAGCCATGGGACAATTAACGATTCATCATAGTAAAGAGAAGGATACTAAAACTGGTAAACCAAAAGGTTGGCATATTAAGGATGCACAAAAAGCAAAACGACCAGAATATGCAAAACATATTGAAAAATCTGGTATTCTAGAACATATGAATAAACATGATCCTGATCCAGAAAAATCCGAAACAACCGCTAGTGGTCGAACAAAATCAATTGAAATTAAACATCCAAATTTACATCCAGCCGAAGGTTATTTAAAAGATCATCATGTTCATGTATTACAAGTTGGCGGCCACGGAACCTATAAGGTTGGTGATAAAGATGAAACTGGACATGGATTACCTTCTATTTCAGGTAAAGGAAAATGGAGAATTCGTGAAAAACAAAAAGGTAACAAGAGTGCTAGAACAGTAGCTTTTCATCCTGATGGAGTCAAAGGTTTAAATAAGAGTCATATTGATTTGGATAAAGATGAAGATTTACATAAATTTAAAAAGACGTTAGGACATTAAGATCAATTAAATAATGTTTGTATTCTTTTTAAAAGGATGCTTTGTGGGACTATAGCTCAGTCAGGTTAGCAGCGATTTCCTCATAAGAAATGGGTCACTGGTTCAAATCCAGTTGGTCCCACAAAGCATCCTGAATTTATTTGAAAGTACCATTTGCCTGATAGTGTTGCGTAAAAACAACACTATCTTTTTTTTGTCTTGCAATTAGTCTTATACTATGATACAATGGTACTGTTAACCAACGGAGATTTACTATGATTCGTGATAAAAAAGATGTATATGAAAGAGTAATCGACCTGACCGGTCCTGATGGTAATGCATATGCCTTAATGGGATATGCCGTACGATTTGCTAAACAATTAGAATTGGATGCAACTCAAATCCGTGAAGAAATGATGGCTGGTGATTATGAGAATTTGGTAGCTGTTTTCGATAAGTATTTCGGAGACTATGTGGTTCTGGAAAGATAATGGAAGATGGCGTTTATATTCTAATCACAAAAGACGGTTACCGAGTTACCTATTCAGAAGATAAGTATATTTACCTCTACGATTCTTTTAATGATGATACGATGGCTTATGATTTAAATCCGATTGTACTAAATGAGATGTTTGGCAAGTGTGCCGTATTTTCTGATGCAAAATCGGTTTTAAAGGCAGCTAAGTATATAAGTAACACGGTACAAGAAACGGTAAATGGTATTATGTTCATAGACTCCTATGGCAAATATACTTATGAGGAATTATTAAATGGCAAAGCAAATAAAAACTTCGGAAGAGATTGACCGTATTTTAGGTAAGACAGCAGAACCAAAACATGAAAAGTTAGAATCTCAAAGTGAAATTTCAGCAGCTCTGAATTGGTATCATTCTAGTAAGGATGCTAAAACTGCGGCTAAGTACATTGCGGATTATGCCAAGAAACATAAAATCTTAGGCAAATTGGATACTAGCAAGACCTATGTTACAATAGGTTTCTTGTGTCGTATTGTTGCCAATGGCACAATTCTACCTGAAGCAACCGTTGGTAATCTTAAACAAACTGTTACCGAGTTAATGTCTCTGGATGAGTCCAAAACAACCGAGGATACAAAAAAAGTTCCAGTAGTCACTATACAAGACCGACTAGCGGAAAAAGTCTCTGAAGTTGCAGGAGAGTTGGAAGGTGCTATTGATGATTATATCACTAGTGAATTCTCGAAGCAAACTTCACCTTTCGGCATTATGCACGATAGAGTTAAGGCAATGCACGCTACTCGCCTGATTGAAATCTTCCGTAAACGTAGAGCTGAATTTGATGAAGTATTGAGCACCGATGATTCGTTATTGAAAGAAGGTTATTCCAATTTCAGTAAATCAGAATTAAAAAAGCTTGTGACATTCTGTGATTTAATTATCACCGATGCAATGAAATTAAGTGAAGCATCCAAATTAACAAGAAAACCTCGCAAGCGTAAGGCTATATCGGCAGACCAATTAGTTGCAAAAGTCCAATTCTGTGAATCTAATGATGAATTGAAATTGAAGTCTGAGGTGCCTAAAACAATTATTGGTGCAACACAGCTATGGGTGTTTAATGTTAAAACTAGAAAACTAGGTGTTTATCATGCTCTAGATGCTGCTGGTTTTAGTATCAAAGGAACAAGTTTGCTGAATTTTAGCGAAATGAAATCTGTGCAAAAGACCTTACGAAAACCAGAGGCAATATTGCCTGAAGTTGTAAAGGGGTCTAAGGTATTCTTGCGTAATGTCATCGAATCGGTAAAAGCAAAGGAATCTTGCCTCAATGGTCGTCTGAATCGTGATACAATATTATTGAAAGTTATAAAATAAATTATGGATCATTATGATAATATTCGATTATAATCAGGTAGCTATTGCTAACTTGATGGAACAAATTGGTTCTTCCAAAACTCCTGTTGATGAGGTTTTGGTTCGCCACATGATCCTCAATACTATCCGTACCTATGTGAAGAAATTTAAACAATCACATGGCCCGGAAGTTGTCATTGCCTGCGACAATAGAAAATATTGGCGCCGTGATATCTTTCCTTTTTACAAAGGACTTCGTAAGAAAAGCCGTGAAGCTTCTGGACATGATTGGACTTCTATCTTTGAAGTATTACATAAAATCAAAGATGAGCTTAGGAATCATTCACCATATAAAGTGCTTGATATTGACACAGCAGAAGCTGACGATATCATTGGTGTATTGACGAGGCGATATTCTGGTTCTAGTAAAGTGATGATTTTATCCTCTGATAAAGACTTTGCTCAATTACAGAAATATCCAAATGTTGACCAATACTCGCCTATTATGAAGAAGTTTATCAAAGAAAATGACCCAACGGCTCAATTGAAACAGATGATTATTCGTGGTGATAAAGGTGATGGTATTCCAAATATTCTAAGTGCAGATAATGTAATCGTTGATGGCATTCGTCAAAAAGCAATTACAGAAGTTAAGATTGGTCAATGGATGAACCAACCACCTGAAGAATTTTGCAATGAGTTGATGTTGCGTAATTTCAATCGTAATCGAATGCTGATTGATTTAACACAAATACCTGAGACCCTAAAACAAAGTATCATAGATACCTATGAAACCACGAAGGTTCATACTAAACAAGAATTTTTGAATTATATGATAGCAAACCGACTAACTAATTTAATTGGATCCATTGATGAGTTCTAATCTGTTATATTCCGAAATATTCCAAGAGTTTAATAAAGCAACTACCCGTGAAACTCGGGTTGCAGTTTTACGCAAACACGCTGATCCACGTTTTAAAGAGTTTTTGATTATGGGATTAAACCCCCATGTCAAGTTCGATATTCAAGCACCACCATATCGGCCTGCGGTTGAACCAGCTGGTTTAAATTTTGCATACCTTGATAGTGAAATGAATAAGATGTATAGATTCATTACTAATCATCCATTGAAAACAGCAATCACAACCAAGAAGCAAGAACAATTGATGATTGTCATCCTTGAAGCATTACATAAAGATGAGGCTGATTTGCTTGTTCGTTTATTGAAGAAAGATTTGGGTATTAAATACCTAACGGCTAAAATCTGTAAAGAAGCCTTCCCTGAAATTGACATTCCGGTGTAAATTATGAAAGTAGCTGTCGTAACTCCCACAATTTGTAAAAAAGAATTAAAAGATTGTTTGTTGAGTGTCAACAACCAAACATACCAAAATTTGGTTCACTATGTATTCACGGACGGTAAAGAGCATCACCTGGATGTCCAAATGGAATTAAACGGCCTTAAAAATGTGCGTAGTATTATTCTAGAAGAAAATGTTGGCAAGGGCTGGTATGGGCATCGTGTATACGCTGCCTGTTCCTTCCTTGTTAATGCTGATATCATTTGTTACCTTGATGAGGACAATTGGTATGATCCATGTCATGTGGAAAAACTAATTAACAAAATTAAAGAAGGTAATGATTGGGCTTATTCCCTAAGAAAGATATACGACAAAGATGGCAATTACCTCTGTGATGACAATTGTGAATCACTAGGTAAGTGGCCAGTATACTTTAATGACCAAGTACATCATATCGACACCTCATCGTTTGCAGTTAAGTGTGATGTTGCTGTTAAAATTGGTCATGCATGGTACGCACAATGGGGTGCTGATAGACAATTCTTTAGCAACCTGAAAAGTCATTTTCCAAAGTTTGCTTGTACCAATGCATACACAATGAATTACCGATTAGATGGAAATCCAAACTCCGTTACCAAAGAGTTTTTTGAAGAAGGTAACAGGATTAATAGTGAGAAGTATAATGGAAGTTTCCCATGGTTATCAAACAGAACACCAATGAGTGTCGGTCCAGGAATTACAATTTTAACTTAATGATTTCTTTAAAATCTAAATAATCAAAAGTGATAGGAAAAGAATGAAGCACAGTTATGTACAAGAAGAGTTTTTGCCAGCGGAAGATAAGATTCAGCTGAAGTTTTTAGAAAATAGTACACACTATCTTTCCGGTGATATTGCGGAAGATAACATAAAGAAAGTTATACAATGGATTATGTATGAAAATATGTGTGATTATGTAAAGGGTAAAGAATTGAAGTTGTATATCAATTCAATGGGTGGTGAGTTATATCAAGCATTTGCTTTGATTGATATTATGCGTACTAGCCAATACCCTATTGTTACTATTGGCACAGGATCAATTATGTCCGCAGCATTTCTAATTTTTGCTTGTGGCACAAAAGGTAAACGATACATATCACCGAACACCGGTATCATGTGTCATCAATTTTCAGATGTTATGGAAGGCAAATACCATGATATCAAAGCAGCAATGAAAGAAGCCGAATATTGTAACGAACGAATGATGGAAATTTTACGAGGTGCATCCGGTCTGGAATCTCGTACTATTAAATCAAAACTCCTTGGACCAAGTGATGCATATCTAACGGCCAAGGAATTGATTAAGTTAAATATTGCAGACCATATTTTAGGTTAGTAACATGATAGTCGGTGGTTCTAAGATTGAAAAAACTCAAAAATCTAAGTTTAAAAAAAATATAGATAGAGAAACCCTTAAACAGTTTCGTAAGAAACACAAAGATAAAGCAACGTATCGTATGCTTAAAGATGAGGAAAAAAATGCTAGTTAAAGAAATCGAAATGAAAATTGCTAAGCTAGAAGCATTGATTGCTGAAAACATTGGTGACTTGGAATCCATGCGCCGTGAATTGAATCGCCTGAAATTATACGCATTTGAGGAAGACCTGAGAGAATCCGGAGAGAAGCAACTACTCCAAGGGTAGTGTTGTAGAAAAACAACATTACTAGGAATAAACCTTGACACCTACCATCATTAGTGTATAATGGTGGTATGGAAATTATAAAAGAAATCACCGTTTGGGACTGCGAGTATAACGTCCCTAATAATACCTACTTGCTCAACAATAAAGGCAAATTAATCGCCTATATTAAAGAGGGAGATACTATTATTAATCAATTAAAAACACCGCTAGAATTTAGTAAATCTAGGCGGAAGTTTATCAAAATCCAACATGATGGATTATCAAAATTAATAAAAGATGAAACGAAGGATAATACTAAACGTATTATTCCTAAAAATGTCCAATTATTTAATGTAAATTCAAACGATAAAAATTATACCGTAGAAGTTACGGATAACCGTTATTTTTCATGCAGCTGCGTTGGCTTTGGTTACCGCGGTAAATGCAAACACGTTGATGCTGTGAAGGATTCATTATGATTTATACTAGTACAAAATCGCCAAAAAAGTTTATTAAAAATAAAACCAAAAAAGAAATGGCAGAATATAATGATTGGCTTAAAGAAATCAATAGTATTAAGACTAACTTTACCAAGTCTAAAAAGTCTTTAGTATCTACTAAACGACCTAATCTTGGGGTTGTTTTAGCTAGTCGCAAAACCCCCGTCTATCCCTCTGTAGGAACGTCTGTAGGAACGGCGACCAAAGAAGTTAAGGGGGTCGTATACACAGGATCTAAAATGATGGGGATAGGCACGCTACACAAGTCCAATGCAGTTCCTATCTTTACAGAGGAAGAAGCAAGAGACCAGGCAACGATGCGGAGATAGTGTTGTTTTTTTACAACATTATGTATGTTGTTTTTTTACAACACTACCAGATAATCCTTGACACCTGCCTTGGTTCGTGTATAATGGTACCTGTTGATTAGAAAAAGGAAGTATTTTGAAATTATTATCTACGGGCAATCCCAAGACCCTCAAAGGTCAATCAGTTGGATATTTGACTTTTATCTTGCATTTAGCACCTGCTGATTTATCGGGACATAACACTTGTCCAAAAGCAACCGTTGGATGCACTTCTGCTTGCTTGAATACTGCCGGTCGTGGCGGTATGTTCAAAAAAGGCGAAACCACTAACATGATTCAAAAAGCAAGAATCCGTAAAACAAAAATGTTTTTCGAGGATCGTATTACATTTATGAATTTGTTGGTAAAAGACATTCAATTAGGAATTAAGCAGGCTGCAAAAAAAGGTCTGATTCCTGTTTTCCGTTTGAACGGTACTTCTGACCTTTCATGGGAGAAGTATGAGGTTCTGGTGAATGAACAATCATACACCAATGTTTTCATGGCATTTCCTGAAATACAATTCTACGATTACACCAAGGTTCTTGGTCGTAAAGTGAAAGCTTTTAAAAATTACCATCTGACGTTTTCGGCAGCTGACGGTAATGACGTTGATGTTAACCGTGCTATGTTCGAAGGTTATAATGTAGCTACAGTTTTCGGTCTCAAGAAAACGGTACCGATGCCTGAATTTTACATGGACACTCCTGTGTTTAACGGTGATGAATCCGACCTCCGTTTCTTGGATCCTAAAGATGTTGTTGTTGGTCTGTATGCAAAAGGCAAAGCCAAAAAAGATACATCCGGTTTTGTGAAATATGTTCCTAACGGTCCATCGGCATTTAGCAAGTTTATGCCGATTCCTAAGTTTCCAACAATTATGATGACAATGGCGGCATGATGAATTTATCCCCTTTCGTGAATTATCGTGAAATGGCACGGTACAAAAATGTTCCTATTGAATACCTTGATGAAGTGAAAACGCTATTGCGTAAAAAAGGCAAGAAGTTCCGAATTCGGTATCGTGGGCCACGAACCTGCTTTTCTGATATTCGGCCACGCCATCAACGTATGCAGGATTGCCTGAAAGATTTCGCCAATCGTTTTTCGGTATATTACCGATGATTGCCGAAAGACTGCTTGACTTACAGGCAGTATTGTGATACCATGGTAGTTATTAATAATTAAATTGGAGTTTTATATAATGGCAAAAGTAAAAACAGTTAGGTTGAATCATACCCAAAAAGTATTAACTGTAATGATTTCTGGTAAGGTTGTAACAACGGAAGAAATTGGGATCCTCTTGGGTGACCAAATTCAAATGTATAAATTGTCGACCTATATGTGGGCAATCAAAACAAAAATGCGTGGTATAATTAAAGTTATCAAAGACGGTCGTAAAGTTGCTGGCTACCAGCTAGTGAATGTTGATGAATTGAAACAATATATGCGCCGTGCTGGCATACACAATACTACAGCAGAAAAACCTGTTGCTAGTTTGCAAGAGTTGAAAGCAACCGAATTGCCTAAGGCCGAAGAACCTGAAACAATTACAGTTACTAAAATTGAAGAATCAGTTTAACCCACGCAATAGGATTTCAAATGTATCATTTTAATTATCAGATTCTATGGAAAAAAATGTTTGATGTTTTCCAACCGAGTGTTACCCCAATCTATGACCATCAAGGTTTGACCGATGTTGTTCGTAAGTGGGTTCAAGCGAAGTGAACATTTTTTACTTACACCATGATCCTAAGCTTTGTGCCGAAATGCACAATGACAAACACACCATTAAAATGATATTAGAATATTGTCAGCTTCTTTCCACTGCTCATCGAGTTTTAGATGGTGATGAATCTGTACAAAAATCTTTTACTGGTCGCAATGTCAAAAGATGGATTTTACCGGATGCTCGTGAATCTGTTATGTATAGTGCAACTCACATTAATCATCCTTCCGCTGTTTGGGTGAGACATTCTGTTGGTAACTATTTTTGGTTATCAAACCTTTTAGTTGAATTATGTAAAGAATATACCTATCGCTATGGTAAAGTCCATAAATGTGAGCGTGATGGATTAGTACAGATGTTACATGATATGGTACCTGATAATATTGCACTTACTGGTTTCACAGAACCTACAACTGCTATGCCTGATGATGTTAAAATTGCAGGTAATTCTTTGGCATCCTACAGGAATTATTACATAAGTAATAAGCAACACCTTGCATCATGGAAAGGCAAGGTTAATAGTCGTCCTGTACCGGAGTGGTTTAATGCCAACTTATAGATTTATTGATACCAAGACAAGTGAAGTTTTTGAATCTTTTATGAAGATATCAGAAAGAGAAAAGTATCTTCTTGAAAATCCACATATTGAAACTGTGATGACAGCACCTGCTATCGTTTCATCTTCAGGTGGAACTCCAGACCAAAAGGCTGGTGATGGATGGAAAGAAGTTTTATCAAAGGTTGCAGAGGCACACCCTAGCAGTACCGTTGGTGAAAGATATTATAAAAAATCTATCAAAGAAGTTAGAACCTCACAAGTAGTTAAAAAGCACGTTGACCGCATTACTAAAAGAACAAGAAATAGATGATTTTCACACATGAGAAGTTACCTGAATTAGATTTTGAGATGGAAGCAAAGACAACAGAATCTGGTCGGTTATATTATACACCTTCAGGCAAAGCATACCCGTCAGTAACAACAGTACTTGGGTCTATGAACAAAGGTGCTATTGATGCATGGCGTAACCGAGTTGGTGAAGAAGAAGCCAATAAAGTATCAGGTCGTGCCTCACGCCGAGGTGAAGCATTGCATTTGGCTTGTGAAAAATATTTGCTCAATGAAATGAGTGATTTAAAAATTCGCAATATGATGCCAAATATTAAAGAGTTGTTTTTTCAATTGCGTCCTGAATTGGATAAAAATATCGGTAAGATATATGCAATTGAACAACCACTTTATTCTGACAAGCTGAGAATTGCTGGTCGTGTTGATACTATTGCAGAATGGAATAAAAGGTTATCAATCATAGATTATAAGTCCTCATCAAAAGAAAAGTTGGAAGAAAACATTCTAAATTATTTCCTACAATGTACGGCTTATGCTGAAATGTTTGAGGAATTAACTAACAAAACAATTGATACTATAGTTGTTGCCATTGCAGTAGAAGGCGGGCAACCACAAATCTTTGTTAGGCAAAAGTATATGTACCGTACCCAATTATTGTCGTTTTTAGCGAATTCACCATTGACTAAAATCGTGAAGTGATATATAATGGTTGTATAGTTGTATGAAGTAAAGAGAAAAGTGTTCAAGACGAGGGTTCGATTCCCTCCAGCTCCACCAAAAGCATACTTGGTGTCATAAGATTGATAAGACAGGAAACGATCGAGTATGCTTTTGATGGGCTGACCAGGTTTCGATTGGGCAACAAGTAACGGAATGGACAACTCGACACAGATAGTCGCTAAAAGTAAAAAACTATAAAAGCAAACGATAATCGCTTTTTGATGGCTGCGTAAGCATAACCATCTGAGTTTTGATAGTTGAACTTGGAAACAGAATCAACTATCGCTTTACACACACAGTAGTTACACACACTAAGGAGAAGTAAAATGAGTTTAAATCCATATGAAGTGCGTTTAGAAGTTTTGAAGATGGCCGCAGGAATGCTTAATGATGAATATTATGGCAAACGACAGGTAATTGATGAGAATTTTCATACACAGGTTACCACCGCTCGGGAAAATAATACTACACCACCATCACATCCTGGATTTCCTGATTTTCCAACAGAAGAAAAGATTCTAGAAAAAGCAAACAAACTTTATAAATTTATTGATTCGAAATAATTTGTTGGGTTTTTGTTAGGTTGACCCTGTATCATAATAACCTAACATTCTTATTAACTTTGGAGTTTATAAATGAAAAAAGTACTTTTGATTGCAACACTTTTGGCAGCATTTAACGTAGCTGCTTTTGAAGTTGGTGTTAATGGTGGTGCTGTTACTGGTAGTGCATCAGGTGGTTTAGCTGGTGTTACCGCTGGTCAGAAATTTGACAAACTAGGTTTAGAAGCTGGATATGGTCAAGCATGGTTAAATGGTTCTACTCAGAATCGTTGGTCTCTTACTGGCTCATATGATTTATATACTACGAACAGTTTGGTAGTTGCTGGTAAAGTTGGTTATGTATACCTCAACAATCAAAGCGCTACAAGTGGTTCAGCAGGGACTGTTGGTCTCGGTTTGACTGTACCATTTACAAAGTCGGTTGCAGGAACACTTGACTATGCATATCAATATGCTGAATCTGGCGTTACTCGATTTAATGGTAGTGTCATCACTGCGGGTATCAAGTACAAGTTCTAATTTAATTCAGTTTGGCAGTTCTGTTGAAAAACTGTCATTTCAATTTTTGTAAGGATAAAAAATAATGCGTGTGTATAGCAACAAATACCGAAACCATTGGTTAAGTCCTTACACCATACTGGAGAAAGTATTCTTCTGGCGTGAGATTGACTATAAAGAACCGCTTATTGATAAGTGGTCTGACCGCCTAAATCCAATCTGTGAAGCTCTCCGAAAAGTCCTTGATGTAGTACATCCAAAGATCGACTATGCGAAGATTGATTATTGGGATACTTGGAGTATGGATAGCACTCTAGCACCAATCATTTTACCAATGCTTAAGCAGCTTAAAGCAACCAAACACGGTTCACCTTTTGTTGACCTTGAGGATGTTCCTGAGCACCTGCGTACAACAGGTACACAAGAGTATGAAGAACAATCCGTCTTTGATTTTTATAAAGAAGATAAATCATATGACGATGATTATCCAAATATTCATGCTCGATGGGAATGGGTTCTTGATGAAATGATTTGGGCATTTGAACAGAAAGTTGATGATGATGCCGAAGGTAGATTTTTTGACCACTCTGAATGTGATGATAAATTTCCTTGGGATAATGATAGTAACTATCAAAGTAAACTCAAGGTAGATTGGGTTGGTTTAAAGGCTTGGCAAAAGCGCAAAGAAAACGGATTTCGCCTGTTTGGTAAGTATTACGAAGGTCTTTGGGACTAATCATATTTTTTTTATAATTAAACAGGAGTTATATTATGGCTGTAGTACAATTGAGTGTTAATCAGATTTCTAATCCAGCAGATCAAAAGAAATTGTTGGATGTTCTCAAAGAATGTTCTGGTGCAATGACACGAATGGAAGGTGAAAAGGACTATATCAAAGAGTCTGTAGCCGCCATTGCAAAAGACCTGCAATTACCTAAACGATTGGTTAGCAAATTAGTTAAGGTTTATCATAGACAAAACTTTGATGAAGAAGTTGCTACTCATGAACAATTTGAATCGTTATATGAAACAATTGTTAAGTGAAAATAATGCCAACTAAGGATGAAATGATGAAGTTTGCAGTAGAGATTGAAAAAATGGTTTCTGGTACCGACTACAATTACATTGAGGCTATCGTTGAATACTGTAGAAAGACTGGATTGGAAATCGAGGTAGCATCAACATTAATTAACGCCAACCTTAAAGGCAAAATTGAATGTAATGCAATTGAATTTAACTTACTGAAGAATAAAAGTCCACGATTACCAATATGATGACAGGTTATGAAGCCTTCTCTATATACAACGGACTCAAGTTACATTTTACCCAAAAATCTTATGACTATCTAAAATATAATGGGAAAAGTAACGTCAGCGTTATTACGTTTGAAAATCGTAAGGATAAATTCCACTTCTACAAGTTATCCCGTAAACATCCAATTAAAGATGATTACATCAATTTTCTTGTGGCTAATCTTTTGGAAGATAGCAAAGTTTGGGTTGGCACTCTACTAGGTGAAGAGTGTGAAATTATCTATAGGCAAAGACAGAAGGTTATACAATCAATGTCTTATACCTTTGAAAATGAATGTAGAAACTTGTTCTCAGTCTGTAAGAATCCAAACGATGTTTTGGTGACGAATGGAGACTATCCAGTACTCTTAACTAAAGCTTTGCGTAAAGAGATATCTCCAGAGACACTAATCATCCTAAACAGAATCCTTAATTTCTTGCCCATGTGGAACAAAAGAATTACGGATACTATCCGATGGCCAGAATATGAAATGAAATTGACCAAGTATGCCGCATTTCTTATGCTAGATGATGTAAAATACAAGTTGATTTTGAAGAAGGTTATATTATGAGTTGTGATCCACCCACTTGGAAGAAGCATATATACTAGTATATCATGCATCATGTGGATAAAAAATATACATTAACATACATTAAATACGAGGTAATAAAAAATGTCGAATTTCGCAAATTTAAAACGTGATCGTAGTTCTTTGGACAAACTCACCAAAGCAATCAACGATACTCAATCCGGTTCTTCAGAAGCCGGTTCAAAAGATGACACCCGCCTTTGGCAACCATCAGTAGATAAATCAGGTAACGGTATGGCACAGATTCGTTTCTTGCCTGCACCTGCTGTAGACGGTGATGATGCTCTTCCTTGGGTTCGTACTTTCAGTCATGGTTTTCAGGGACCTGGCGGTTGGTTTATTGACAACTGCTTGACAACATTAAACGATAAATGTCCTGTCTGTGAACACAACAGCACTCTTTGGAATTCAGGCATCGAAGCCAACAAAGAGATTGTCCGTAAACAGAAACGTAAGTTGACTTACATGGCTAATATCTTGGTTCTTTCTGACCCAAGCAATCCAGAAAACGAAGGTCAAATCAAACTCTATAAGTTTGGTAAAAAGATTTTCGATAAGATTTCCGAAGCAATGAATCCAGAATTTGCTGATGAATCACCAGTTAACCCATTTGATATGTGGGAAGGTGCTAACTTCAAATTGAAGATTCGTAATGTTGAAGGTTATCGCAACTATGACAAGTCAGAATTTGCTGGTATGTCTGCATTGTTTGATGGTGACGATGAAAAACTTGAAGCTCTCTGGAAGAAAGAATTCTCACTAAAAGAATTCACAGAGAAGGGACAGTTTAAATCTTATGATGTACTCAAAGCTCGCCTCGATAAGGTTCTTGGTTTCGCAGGTGTTGAAAATCCTAGAACTAAGGCGGAAACTGCTGTGTTAGATTCATTTAAAGAAGAGGACTTAGCTGCACTTGATAAGAAAGTTGTTGCTGAAGCCGATGAAGAAATGGATTACTTTAATTCACTAGCAGACACAAAATAAACTTATCTCCACAATAGAGTTTAACCCGCTTCGGCGGGTTTTTTGTTATCCGAGATTATTAACAAGATTGTTCCACATTAATCGTGCAACATAATCCTCTTTTAATTTGTTTCTTGAATTTGTTACATTATCTTGATTGTTTCCACCAGATCCGGAGGAAATAGGAACAGGAATATACACCGTTTTTTGGTTATTAGGTTTACTACCAATAACATTCGGAGATATAGATGCTGTTTTTATCGAAGTTATATCTTGTGCTGTAATGTTGTTGGTATTGGTATTGTTGGTGATGTTCGTTGTTGTTGGTGCTGTAATGTTGTTGGTATTGGTATTGTTGGTGATGTTCGTTGTTGTTGGTGCTGTAATGTTGTTGGTATTGGTATTGTTGGTGATGTTCGATGATGTTGTTGTTGGTACTGTTGTTGGTGTTACTGATGCAGTTGGTAATGGTGTTTTTGATAATGTTGTTGTTGGTACTGTTGTTGGTGTTACTGATGCAGTTGGTAATGGTGTTTTTGCTGATGCTGTTGTCGGTGAAGTTAAATTATCACTTCTCTGTTTAACTAAAGCTTGACCAATGATTTCAGGTGAAAGACTAGCCGCATTACCACCTGTTCCGGAATAATATGATTGTCCCCTTTTTAATTGTTTCCCGTCTGGATTATCATATGGAACACCGACAGCTGCCCATTCTTTAGCAAGGTCAAGAATAGCTCCATTTAAGTCATCAGATTTACCTTTGAGATATGCGTTCAAATTTCTTCTATTACTAACAAGATATTTAAAAAAAGATTCTTGTACATCAGGTGTTAACTGTGTTGTTTTTGTATCAACCCCTAAAGCTTTAACAATACCTTTCATCGTATCTGGAATTATTTGATATTTTCCAACAGCAAATAACTTATCAGGATCATTAGATGGCAATTCGGATCTTCTAAAATATTCATCAAGTGTCATACTAGAAAAATCTATTTTTTTATCCGAACCAATTATTTTATTTCCTATAGTTCCTTTATTGTACGCATTGTATCCAGCTCCACGACTTTCACCTGAAGCTATAACATTACCTAGAGCATTTTCACCAGATAATAATCCCTCCATATCCAAAATTTTACTTGATCTTTTCTTTCGTGTTTTGGTATTTGGATCATTTTGAGCAGCTACTAATGCTGACTCCCTATCACGCATATAATGTTGAGCTTCTGCTTCTCCAGCATTTCTCTCAGCTTCAGGATCATAAATTTGAGTTTTTACATTATCACCACCACTATCCGTTCCTAAAAATTTAGAGATAACATTGTTGGCAATATCTTTAATTTTACCTAAAACATCCATATTAAATAATTTAGAAAGATTTTCTTTGAAAAAATCCATTGTATCTTCTGCAAGGTCGGATAAATCAGACATTCTTAATTCTGTCCAATCAAATATATTTTCAAATTCTTCAAATAAATCTGAACCAAAATGTAAAAGTGGTTTCAAAGATTCTGATATAGTGGAATCAAATGACTCTTTTAAATTTTCATATCCCACCGTTACAGCTGTTGCAACAGCGGCAACAGCAGCAATTAACAATAAAATATTAAATCCACCTTTTTCAGTTTCAATTTTAGATGGTTGTGTAGTATCTGTTGTTCCTGTTTCCGCATCCAATGATCTGTCCACATTAGTCGCAGGAGATACTTTTTCCAATTTAGCAAGTTTATTAACTTCTCTTTTCATTAACAAAAAATTATTTGCAATGGATTCCAATTTTTTACTGTTCTTTGCAAATAAAGCAAAATCGGTATCAATATTCTTTAAAACTTTTTCTGTTGGAGATGCAGCTTTCTGAGCTTTGTATGCCTTGAGTTTTGGAAATAAAGCAGTTAACAAACCACCTTGAGGTAAAAGTCTTTTCCAATCCATTCTTTCTTTCAGGCGTTCTTTAGCTGCTCCAGCTAAAGAACCAAAGACACCTTCACCAGCTTCACGGCGAGATTTAACAATATCAGTAAGTGAATTATTTTCCATATTATGTAAATGATATTAAAGTTATAGGACCCAAAGAAGCGAATTGCGGATTTTTATAATTAAATGGCGATTCTATTGCTGCTCTAGGTGTTGATTGTTTATTAGAATTTGGAGTATCTAATGTTGAATTTAGAGATTGACCTAGTAACCGATCTTCTGCAATAGCCGTGCCTTCATAATCATAAGAACTAATACTAGTTATAGATTTTGGATCAATTTTAGGATTCAACATAGATTCTGTTGATGTTTTTGATACTTCAACTAGTTTTCCATATGTTGAAGGATGTATTAAATCTTTCCTAGAATTAAAATCATCTTCACGAAAATTTAAAAATTTAATATTGTTTGAATTGGCTAATGATTTTAATTCTTCGTTGACATTATTATTTCTGTAAACAGGATGAGGACCAACACCTAGTAATGAAACTGTTGCACCATTAGCCTCCAACAATTTTATTTGTTCAGCTATTGTGGATCTTTCTTTCTCCATTACAGCTGGTTTTTTGGACGATGTATTCTTTGGTCCACTTGTTGGATCTAGTGTTCCGTAAGCATTTGAAATACCAGAACTCAATATAACGTGTTTACCTTTATAGCGATATGGGTCAGATTGTAGATTCTCTTTTATTTTATTTAAAACTCTTGTTGGATCCATACCACCAACAGCATCAACTCCATCTCCAGACAATCCACTCCTGTTTAGTCCAACAGCTAAACTATCACCAACAGCCAATGTTTGTGCCTTTTGATCCAAAGGATTCTTATGAATTATATTGGGGGCTGTCGATGTTGTTCCAAATTCATTAGCTATTTTTTCAGGAGAAACTCCAGAAGCTTCTATGTTTTTATCTGTTTGTGGACGAATTAAATCTGCATCTATTTCACTTAAACTTTTAATCTTGCCTTTTTTATCAGTTTTTTCCCATTCCAAATAATGGTCCATCCATTTCTGTAATACTTCTCTAGAATTTCCAAATTCACCCTTTTTCAATTCTTCATCAGAAAGGTATTCTATAGTTCCTTTTTTCTGTGCTAATATTTGTTGTAATGTTCCAAATGTTCCATAGGATACACGACCAGATTGTTTATTTCCATAAAATGGATTTAGAACTTTGTCGGGTATTTCAATATCTTCTTTTCCATAACCATATCCTTCCAATTCTTTATATCTTCTTTTATCTGCCTGAGATGCTGTTCCTGAAGCAATTTTGGATTTCAATTCCTCAAATTCTTTTCTTTTTTCAGCATCACGTTCTTCAGAAGTAAAACCCCTATAGAGGACTGCAAAAAAGGCAGCGCCAAGCATCAGTGCTAAACCAGCTGGACTAGCCATGAAACCTAAGATAGGCATCATAAATCTACCAAGCATTGATGTTGCTAATTTACCTACAGTGAAAAGACCCTTTATTCCTGAAACAACACCTTTAATAATTTTATCAGTTAAACCGTTTAAAGCTTCTTCTATGGTTTTAGTAACAACTTTAATCATCGAATAAATTGATTCAGCCAAATCTTTTAATATGTCAAGTGGACCTTTTTCTTTTTTTGGTTGTTCTTTTTCTGTTTCCAATCCTTTATATTCATCAACTTTATTTACTCTTTTTGTTAAAGTTGGAATAGTATTAGTTGGAACAACTTTTTTTCTAGCTTGCATCGCCTTAACAATCTTCTTTAAAGTCTGACGCATAAGATTAGTATCTTTTTGAATCAAAGGCAAGGCCATACTATTTTTTGCTATAATTTTTGTATTAACACTTATAGAATCAAATAGTGGTTTTGATGTGGCTAAAGAATCGCCACTAGAAGGAGCAGGACTCATTGTACTAGTGGAATAAGCGGAACCTTCATTTGATATTGGATTGAGAAGTTGTGCTTTATATGCCTTTAATATTGGAAATAAAGCCGTTAATAATCCACCTTGAGGCAGAGCTCTTCTGATATCCAGCTTCTCCTTCAATCGCTCTTTAGCTGCTCCACCTAAAGAACCAAAGACACCTTCACCAGCTTCACGACGAGATTTTACAATATCAGTAAGTGAATTGCTTGTTGTGTTTTTATTTGAAGAATTATAATCTTTTTTTCTAGCTTCTTTTTTGATATCTTTTATAATATCTTTTTTAAGCTTATTATATTCTTCCTGTTCTTCTGGTGTACGGTCTATTGCCATTTATTATCTTCTTTGTTGGTTAGCAGCTTTAATCTTCTCATTTTCTTCTTCAAGATATCGTATTAGCATATTCACATAGATATCTTTTTCCCAAGGAATCATATTCTCCAACTCTGTCAAACTGTACTTGTGATGTTGCATCAGAGCAAAATTTGTTTTATAATGATTCTCAAGATTATCATAACGAAATATTAACCGAAAAAATTTTGTATGCCTTCTACATCAATCTTTTCTTGATAACCACATTTTCTGCAACTAAAATCTAAAGTCTTTTTCATCTTTGGCATAGTATCAAAAAATTGTTTGATATTTTCCAAATCCTTTGATTGTAATGTTTCTAAAAAGTCAACCAATTCTTCTGTTGTACTATCTTTAGCATAGTAAAGTTTTTCATCATCATAAATGTAATCAATACAACCAACAATCAAATTTAAAACTGAATCAATATTTTCTTGCTTGTCCATATTTGCCATAACATCCATTTTTGGATATTTCATAACAAGGCCAAGTTTACTATTAATTTCAATTTTATTAGAATGGTTTTCACCAACTTCAGGTACAATATCCAAAACATTAACATCAATCTCTACTTGATTGTTACATTTGTGTTCTTTACCATCTTCTTCGACAATATTGTTATTACACTTGTATTTTAAACTAACAATCTCACTGATTGAGCGAGCTCTTAAATTTAAAAACAACATCTCAATATCAAACAAAGGAAGAGATTCAATATCAGTATCATCAAGTATACAATTATTCAAAACCTGCTTGATTGTTGTTATAGTTGATTGTGGGTCATCCGTTTCTGAAGCTATGAGAAATAGTTTTTCTTCTTTAACGGTGAATGGTCTAAATTTTACTTTTTTGTTTGTAGAAAATAATTTCACATCAAAAATAGGTACATCAATTTTTGGTAAAGCCATAATTACTCCATATTATTAATTAATTAAAAATTTTGACCTTGAGCCAAACAGTTCATTCAATTTTGCGGTAACATCACCGGCACTTCCAAATTGTTCATCATAAACTACTTTGTATCTCTGGTAAGAAAAGTTTACAGTCAACCTTTGAAAGTTATCATCATTCCAAGATAAAGGTTGTGGAGCTATACTGGTTGGAAAAGCATCAACCAATTGTACAGCATAAATTCTATTTACAACTTCATCATACTGAGTTATAGTTATATTGGTTAAATAACGACTACTTTCACCTTTTGCAAATCTAGCATTATTAGTATCCGATGGAATAATAGCTTCAATCCATCTATCAAATATCTTTCGTTCTGAGTATTTGTTCGTGCAAAGAAATGTTAAATTCATATCTTTGTAATCTGTTAAATATGGCACTTGAAATCCAGGACCATATATTTTAACTTTTTCGGTCAACAGAGATTTACCTGGCATCTCCGCACCTTCACACACCATTGATAAATGTCTAGTAGTTTCCGGGTTAGCAGTCAACGCTTGTGGACTAATTGGATCTTGGCCAAGAAATGTACCAACAAGATTTGGTAAAATTGATGTGATATCTTGAAGTAAACTATCCTTTGAAGCTATCAATCTATCAATAATACTATTTGTCACAAAATTATTAATATATGGCGGTAAAGGAATAATAACATCATAACGGTTAGCTTTAACTAAACCACCACTTCTGTTAATTTCCGATAAAAACTTGTCTGGTGAAAATGCCATTAGAATTGTTCCATAGAATCTGAATAAACTTTACTTGCTGGAGCCTTTTGGAAATTCTCCAATGGCAATAGTGCTGCGATATCCCATTCATCGGCTGTTATTTCCACAAAACGACTTTGTACATGAGCGAATAGGTATCTCTTAATGCATGGTGTGGCTTGATATGCTGTACCTGCTCTTTTTAACAAATCATAACTTAACCGTAATTTGGTACTAGCATCATATTTGGAATTATTTGCAAATTCACTTAATGTATCTAAAAGAAGTATGCGTTGCTTTGGGTGAATATAGTGCAGATTCAACCCTAAAAAACCGTCTCGGTATTGTTCTATTGGGATTACCAATGGGAACCTATCGTAATATGGCAACGTCTCCTTCATCTTTGGATCGTAATAAAAAAAGTACATACGACCTATGATGGTTGAATCTCTTGATCGTGCCTTGTCTCTTAGGATTGATTGGCGAGATGGTTTTAAATCATTGATCTTAGCCCTCAACCAGGCTCTTGCCTGGTTTGTTCTAGGTTGCAACCCTGCCTTGGCAAGTTGCTCATTAATTCTTCGTAATAGATATGCCATATTCTATTTATGTGTGGTAATCATTGGTTTATTGCTAACATTGCCTTAGGAAATACTGTTTATGTAGCATAAGTAGAGGTGTACCTTTTTGAAGTTTAGATACCAAGATGCTTCTCCGTTAGTACTAAAAACTTCCAACCATGTTCCTGGCAGAAGATATCAGCTGCTCTCCACTTCTCCTGATTAACAGCATATGTAGCCGCTTCTTGTAGATATCTCTTTGTTTTCCTTTTCTGAGTCGGCATCTTAGTCTGTGAATCTGGCTTAATCTCAATTACATAAGTCATTACCAAACCATCTTTTTGCCTCATCTTGGCAATAAAGTCAGGAAAGTATCTGTGCATTTTATTGTCCACAGGACTTCTATAGGGAATTATAAGTTCCTCCGAGTTCCACCATATCACTTTTGGGTGCTCGTCTAACCACTTCATCACTTTCAATTCCCATGAGGAACGATAGACGATATTGGTGGAATCACCATTATATTTCTTTGGATTCTTTGGTTTGAAGAATCCTTTAAAAGTTTTGCCGAATGTCATATAAATATATAGATATCATTTTAATCAATAGGCTAAAAATGTCATTCTTTCAAATCTTAGATGTTGTGATGAATTCCAATGGAAATAGATTGGGCGGTCCAGCAAATCTTGGTGGGTCACAATATCAAAGCAATACTTATCGTTATCCTGAAGATGTTGGAAATTATGATAAAGGACATTACATTCTATTTAACATCAATGAACAAAAGAATACTCAATTTTCCGGAACTCTAGCTAGTGATGAACCTACTATAGTTCAAAATATGAGGGACTTGCAAAGTAGGAGAGGTTATACAAATGGTGGTGTTCTTGGTCCGGCCGCAGATACAATAGGTAAATACATTAGTGACGCTGCTACAAAAATAGGATCTTTATCTGGTGATGAAAATACTAGTAAATTTCTATCAGGTGCTATTAATAGTGTCGTGAATGCATCTCAAAATATTTCAGACGAAACCCATAAAATGTTTCCGACAGGAGTGGAATTTGCCAAAAGTGTTGGAACATCATTAGGTAATATGAAAAACAATGTAACTCCTCAAAATTTTCTAAGGACAATACAGAGGACAACTGATACTATTGCGTTGTATATGCCTGACACATTGAGTTTTAGCAATTCACAAACATATAAACAAACTCAACTTGGCGGTAATATTTTGAGTGCTCAAGGAGCAGTATCAATAGGAACAGCAATAATGAATAGTGTCCAAAATTCCGATACTAATGCTGTTCCTTACACTACTTTTGCTGCACAAGGCCTTGCTCAAAAAAGTAATAGTCAACTTTTTAAAGCATTAGCAACAGCTGCAACAGGCGTTGTTAATAACCCTATGTTAGAAGTAATTTATTCCCAACCAAGTTTTCGTGAATTTAATTTTTCATTTATGTTTTATCCTAGGTCAGAAAAAGAAGCTTTCACTGTACAACGAATATTGGAAAGATTTAGATTTCATCAATCTCCAGAAATTATGAAAAATACAGGTGGTTTTTTTCTGATTCCACCATCCGAATTTGATATTTCTTTTATGTACAATGGTAAACAAAATCCAAACATTGATAAAATTTCAACTTGCGTTTTGAAAAATGTTTCTATTAATTATGCACCAAAGGGATTTCATGCATACGAAGTTGCTGGTGAAAATGATCCACAACTTGGTAGAACTGGTATGCCAGTTGGTATTGGTTTATCATTATCATTTATGGAAACACAAATTATTACTAAAGAATATTATAGAGGTGCTATGTATGAAAAATCCTATGGAATGGATGACCCATTGGGTCCCGTACCGGCATCAAATCCACTTTCAGATGATGTTTCTGCAATTATTAACGGATTGAAGAGTTAAAGATAAAATATGGCTAACTATTTCTATAACTTCCCAACGACATACTATACTAATACAGATGGAAATACTGATTTGGATGTTGTCACTGATATTACAAAACGATTTGCTTTTGAACAAGAATTCAAAAAAAATTCAGCTGCATACATTAAATTCATTGTTACTGATGAAGATACACCTGAAATTATAGCATATAAGTATTACGGTGATGTTGAAAAACATTGGATTATTTTGATGATGAATGATATAGTTGATCCGCAATATGATTGGCCAATGAAAGAAAGAGATTTGAATAAATTTATCGAAAGTAAATATTCAGCCAATGCTTCGGTAGGCCAAACGGGTACTGATTGGGCTAAGAATAATAACCAATCATATTATAAAGTTGAAACTAAAACTGTTGGTACTGGACAATATACACAAGATAAAATTGAGATTGATAGTGGTACATATGCTAACACTTCAGTAACCGATACAACATATACATTGAAAGATGGTAAACAAGTAAATATTGCTATAACAAAAGAAACAAAAACATATTTTGATTATGAAACAGAATTGAATGAAGAAAAACGACATATAATCGTACTAAGAAAAGAATTTGTTCCTACAGTTATGGGTGAATTGAAAACTATATTCAATATGAGTGTTTAATAGATGGCCACACAAATTAATCAGACAGCTCAATATGAAATAAAATCTTTAGTTATTTACAAAAATAATGTTGAAGTGGATATTCGTTCCATTTTTGTAGAAATGAATATCTTTGATAGTATTTTTACCAATACAATTTCAGGTAATATTATTATTGTCGATTCATTAGGATCCTTGCGTGGATTTCAATTTGATGGATCAGAATACCTGATTGTTAAAATGTCTAAAGGTGGTGATTTATTTTCTTATGAAAAAGTATTTCATATATACAAACGAAGTAATAGAGACATTTTAACATATGGTAGTGAATCATATCAATTAGATTTTATCTCTGATGAGTATACCGTATCCGAACAAACAAGGGTTGCACAACATTTTGAAGATACATATTCCAATATAGCTAGACTTATATTGAAAAATTATTTAAAAGTTCTTCCTATTAAATTGAAAGGTGTAATTGATAATTCTCAAGGTATAAGGAGTGTGATTATACCCACTATGAAACCACTTGATGCTATTACATGGTGTTCTAAAAGAGCTCTTGACCAACAGGGTAAACCAACATTTTTGTTTTTTGAAAATGCTGATGGGTTTAATTTTACAACAACATCTAATATTTTCAAACAGACTCCATTAATTAATATCAATTTTTCTCCAAAAAATATAGTAAATGATATGAATCAAGAATTTTTTGGAGTTAGAGCATTTGAAGTGTTAGACCAATACGATTTTATTGAAAACACAAAATCTGGGGTATATGCTAAAACTGGTCGTTTTTATGATATTATTAATAGAACATTTAAAGAAATACGAACAACATACAACCAAGACCAAACTGGTGTAGATTCTGCAAATCCTAAAAAAAATGGTGTTATACCAAAAACAAGTAGATTCAGTATAAATCCGGATCAAGCCTACTATAGTAAAATAGAATCTTATTTTTACAATAGTAACCCAACAGGTAATGAAGAGACACCCGACAAATGGCTTTTACAACGTGAAGCCATCATGCAAAATTTGTTTGCTAAAAAAGTTAGAGTTGTTATGGCTGGTAATTTTGCATTAACTTCAGGAAAAACATCTAGAGTTATTGTTCCAAAATTCTCAGTTAGACCAGATAATGATGGTACTGATGGTATAGATTTGACTTTAACTGGAACATATTTAATTATAGCAACAAAACATACAATTAAATCTCAAAGTAACGATTCACAACAACATATAACTACAATGGATTTGGTAACAGATTCAACACTTGATATCAAAGAATAATGTTATTATCACAAACATACAACGGAATTGGAATAGTAGAAGATAATGCTGACCCATTAAAATTGGGTAGAGTCCGTGTACGCATATATGATGTTCATGGTAATGATAAAATAAAAATTCCCACAAATAAATTACCATGGGCTCATGTTCTACACTCAGCTAATCATAAAAGTTATTTTGAAACAATATCTATTGGTGATTGGGTTTATGTTACTGCATTAGATGGACAGAACGCACAAGAAATACTTGTTCTTGGAGTTTTAATGGGATATGTTAAAAACACCACAACAACATATACTCCCGCAGTTGTAACTGGTGTGCCTTGATAGGATTATGAAATGGCTTTAATTACAATCGACCTTGTACCATACCAAGATGCTGCAAGGGATCCAATAACTACCCCAAAACTAACAGGGGAAACCGATATTGCTTATGAGAATAGATTGAATGATGCTGCAAGTAAAGCTGCGGCCGATGCATTATATTCTTACAATGTCAACGGTATACTTCCACCCGTACAAAAATATTCTTCAAATACAACTATACCAAATTCTGCATCAACGACAACAGGTACGGTGATTGAAAAAATTAATAATAATTTAGTACATGAGTGTGGCCAAAATAATTATGTCCGTAAAGCTGTTGAACTTGCATCAGACGTAGCTAGAACTATTATTTTGGGCATCAGAAAGGGCATAAATGCTGCATTGAAGGCCTTAGGTATTACTCCAGGTTTTGGGGGATTCTCTGATATAATCAAGTCTATAAAAAATCTTGTTGAGAATATAACATACTATATAAATTTAATTAATGGTTTCGTAAACAATGTTGTTTTGGTGATTGCTAAAATTCGTGCTTTGATTGCTTTCATTTTATCATTACCCGCTCAACTGTTAAAACTTTTTAAAGACTGTTTAGCACAAGCCTATGCTGAAATAAAAAGAAACATATTTCAAGCTATAGATGAACTAGGTGACATAGATGATGGTGGTATTACTTCCGATGTTACTACATTATTAAATAGTACAAAGCAATTAACTTCTGCAACATCTGAATTATTGCAGGCTCCATCAAAAATTATTGGATCTGTTACTTCGCCTAGCACATTATCGCAAACTGAAAAGAATTCTGTATTAAGTGGACTTTTCCCAGGATACTCACAATATGATAGTACCTCATATGGAAATGGAAGAATATAATTATGGCTGGAACAAATAGTAAATATACAACTGAAGAACAAGATAAATTATTAGAGGGTGAATCTACCGTTGGTGGTTGGACAGAACGACCATTAAACATTGGAACATATCCATATGTGACCGCTGTTACTACAGCTTCAGGTCACACAACAGTAAAAGATGATACTCCTGGTTCAGAAACAACAGCTGAGATTCATAGAACGGGAACATATACAGCTGTTCATCCTGATGGTTCAATGGTTACTAAAATCATTGGAACAAATTATGAAATTTACCAAAAAGGTAACAAAGTTTCAATTACGGGCGCCTGTGAAGTTACTATACACGGCAACACTTCTATTACGGTTAATGGTGACAAGACTGAAAAAATTACTGGTGACTACTATTTGGAAGTTCAAGGAAATTTCAAACAAGTTGTAAATAAACGATTAGTTCAAACTGCTAATGATATGGACCTGTCTGTTGGAACAACATCCGGTGTTATAAGAATGGCAGCTGGAAGCAGATTATCTTTACAGGGTGACCTTGATATTGATGGTGCAATTACATCTGAATCCATTACTTCACGAGGACAAATTACGGCGGGTACAGGTATTCACGCTGGTGTACCAACATCTTTAAATCCTATTGCTGGAATTTCTACTTTAGGTGGAATTTATTCTGGATTTCCAAACGCAGGAGAAACACCTGGTGTTATTGTGGGAACAACAAGTGTTCAAGCGCCACTTGTAACAGGTATTCAAGTTTTTGATGTGAGGGGTTCGATGGAAATTATAAGAGATATGTACGATGCTCATATTCATCCTACTCCAAAAGGACCTAGTGGTCCACCTATACCTTTAATGTAATGAGATTATTATGACAACTGCAAATAGTGTATTCGCTCGTTTAAATTATAGCTTTGATGATACAAAGTATGGTGATAGTATTTACTTAACGGATCAAACAAAGAAGTATTTGTCCCTTACACCACCAGAAGTTACAACTTGGCAACAAAATGATATTGCGGATGGTGTTGTTTCTAGAAGTAGGTACTATAAAAATCCAACAGCTAATGTATGCACAACATTATTGGCAAATGCCACATCAATTTACACATCAGCTAATAGTAACCCAGTAAATACATTTACACAAATTGGTGCAAGTAATGCTGCAATGGATTTAGCTAATACTACTCTATTATTCATCACAGAAATTAATGCATTCAAATCGCACACCGATAATATATCTGGATTAACAGTAGCGACTTCAGATAGTACAACGATTCCACATTATGATTCTGTGATTAGTATGGGCCAACAACTTCTGGTTTTGACCAATACTACAGATTCTATTTCCAATACAACACCAATGTTGGGTAATTTTACAAGCCTGTTTATCAGTAGTGAGTTGACGGCCAATAATTTAGTAATTTATACCGACAGACTTGCTATGGATGCTGCCAATTCAGGTGGAATTTCAAGTTTAACAGCTAACCAAATTAATACAATCATAACTCATGTACAGACTGCAAATAGTTTGATTGCGGTTAGACGAGCTCACGATTGGAATTTTTATGCAAAATCTAGACAGATTTTAGATGATTATTACTTTGTTAAGAATTTTACCAGTATGGGCAACACGACTACATACATGGTGAACAATTTAATTGGAACTGACCTTCTAAAGACAAATATTGCCAACACATAGAATAAATAGAACATGGCATCCTCAATAATCAATAGGCAGTATAGTGACTTGGATTTGAACTTTAATGTTCATCCGGTCAAAAAAGATATCAACAGATGGACAGATGAGCAAGCTGTCATTCATTCTGTTCGTAACCTGTTGGTTACCAATCATTATGAGAGGCCGTTTCAACCAGATTTGGGTTCCAACATTCGTAGAATGTTGTTTGAACCACTTGATAATATTACTGCATCAAATTTAGATAGAGAAATACGACAAACTATTGCCAATTTTGAACCTAGAGTTAGAATCACAACTCTACAAGTTGCACCACTTTATGATAAAAATTCATTTGGAATATACATGGAATTTGAAATTGTTAATAGAAGCGAACCAATAACAATAAGATTTTTGCTGCAACGGATAAGATAAAATGGCAAACCGTTTACGAGTTACCGAACTTGATTTTGACCAAATCAAAACAAACCTTAAAACATATTTAAAACAACAATCTCAATTTCAAGATTATGATTTTGAAGGTTCTGGATTAAATATTCTTCTTGAGGTTTTGGCATACAACACACATTACAACGCATATTACCTCAATATGGTTGCCAATGAATCATTCTTGGATACAGCTATTCTGAGAGATTCTGTGGTATCTCATGCTAAGATGTTGAATTATGTTCCTTATTCATACACATCACCTGTGGCAAAAATTAATGTAACAATAAATTCTGGAACAACAGTTCCGGCTGAACTTTCTATTCCAAAAGGTTATACTTTTCTATCAAACTTAATTGATGGCACTTCTTACAGTTTTGTAACACTTGATAATTATACTGTTACAAAATCAAATACATCTTTCTATTTTGAGAATGTTGAAATTTATGAAGGACAGTTGGTAACATATAATTATTCTTATACCAAAATTGATAATCCTAAATCTATATTCACAATTAATGATACTTCGGTAGATACTACCACAATAACTGTTATCGTTAAACCTAATGCAAGTAATACACAATCAACTCTGTATAGTAAAGTAACAGATATTTTAGATATCACATCAACCAGTGAGGTGTTCTTTTTACAAGAAGGCCGAAATGGTAACTATCAAATTTATTTTGGTGATGATGTTGTTGGTAAAAAATTACCAGATGGTGCTATTGTTTCTATAACATACTTGAAAACAAAAGGTGATTTGGCAAATAAAGCCAATGCTTTTATTGGTACACAAAACATTGGTGGTTATTCAACATTTACAATAGATACAGTTTCATCAGCAGCCGGCGGTTCTACAAATGAAAATGTAGATTCAATCAAGTATTCAGCTGCCGCACAGTATGCTACTCAGAATAGATTGGTAACTGTTAAAGATTATGAAGCATATATTAAAAGTAACTATCCTAGCGTAGACAGTTTATCCGTTTGGGGTGGTGAAGATGAAATACCAAAAGTGTTTGGTAAAGTTTACATTGCTTTGAAACCTAAGAGCGGTTACTACATTTCCGAAACAGAAAAGCAAAGAATCATTGACGAAATTATTAACCCAAAATCTATTGTTTCTGTTCAGGCTGAAATTAGAGACACACAATATTTGTATTTGATTATAGAAAATACTGTGCAATATGATACAAAGAAAACTTCTTTAGATGAACAAACATTAAAAAACAATATTAAACAAGCTGTTATAAATTACAAAACAACAAATTTGGATAAATTCAATTCAACATTTATTCAATCAAAGATGCAAGATAACATTGATAGTGTTGACGCTAATGCAATTGTTGGTTCTGAAACTATTGTTCGTTTACAAAGAAGGTTTACTCCAAAATTAAATGAGTCAGCAAGTTATACCATTAAGTATAATGTACCTCTACATCGTGGAACACTTACGAACAGGTTAACTTCAACCGCATTTACTGTAAATGATACCACAGGGGTTTCAAGGTATGCTTTATTTGAAGAAGCACCACAGTCATACACCGGTGTTTCAGATATTCAGATTACAAATCCAGGTTCTGGTTATGTAACAACACCAACAGTTACCATAAGTGGTGATGGTACTGGTGCAACAGCAGAAGCCGTGATTGTTAATTCAAAAATACAAAGTATCACTATCACAAATCGTGGTACAGACTACACTAGAGCTATTGTTACTATCACCGGCGGTAGTGGTTACGGTGCAGAAGCCGTTGCTGTTATTGATGGAAGAACAGGTACACTACGAACAATTTACTACGACTCATTAGCACAGAGACAGATTATCAATTCAAATGCTGGTACAATCGACTATAATAATGGTATCATAACTATTAATGATATTAGATTAACTTCTGTTGACTCGACTGATGGTTTGATTAGGTTAAATATTGAAGCAGAAAAGGGTATCATTCAGTCAACAAGAGATACTATTATTACCATAGATGTTGATGATCCAACTTCTATCTTAACAATACTAGAAAAAAAGACTAATACTTAATGACTGACCAAAAAACTTCTCTACTGGTTAGTAGTCAGTTACCGGAGTTTGTTCGTGAAGAACATCCAAATTTTATTGCTTTTATGGAAGCATATTATGAATATTTGGAGAACAAACAAGGTACAGAATTAAATGACTTGGTAACAAAATCAAAAGACCTTCGTTATGCTACCGATGTTGATTCTTCTATTGACGATTTTCAAGACAACTTTTTTGCCACATATGCATCTTTATTCCCACAGGATGTACAAGTTGATAGAGCTGTTTTACTTAAACACGTTTTGCCACTTTACTTGGCTAAAGGTAATGAGAAATCGTTTAAGTTGTTGTTCAGACTTCTTTATAATGAAGAACTGGAAATTCTACAACCAAAAACAAACATTCTTAGAGCATCAGATGGTAAATGGTTGGTTGAAAATGCATTTAAAATATCACAAACAGTTTATAGTAAACATACAGGTGATGCAACAACCAAAATATTTAAATTAGCTCAAGTAGTAGCATATGATGAGATTACCGTTTATGTTAATGGTGTAGTACAAACATCTGGTTACAATGTTCGTAAAGAATCGAGAAAATTAATTTTTAATACAGCACCAGCTTCTGGCGCTGGCATTGAAGTTTTGTATGACTCATTTGATTTTGACTTATTAAAAAATAGAAAGATAACCGGAACAACATCTGGTGCAACAGCCATTGTTGAGAGAGCATCACAAAAAACAAATAATGCTGTACCAACATTTGAATTATACATCAATAGTAAAACATTAGTTGGTACTTTTGGTAATGGTGAAAATGCTTTATTAGATATTATTGACCCTGACGATGGTTCTTTAATAAACATCAAAGTTTTAGGTCTGTCTAATTTGAGTGTTATATACATTATTAACGGTGGCGCAAGTTATAATGTTGGTGATCCAGTTCTTATATCAGGTGGATCATCAACAACATCAGCTGAAGCAATTATAACTGAGGTATTCTCTGGATTTATTAACAAAATTTCTGTACTACAAGGTGGTGCAGGTTTCAAAGTAGGTTCTAATGTTAATGTAGTTGGTTTGGCAGCTAATTCTGCAATCGTATTGGCTATTGATGGTGTTGATGTATCTGGCCAAAATACTGCAAATGTATTCACTGTTAATACAGATAGAATTTCAGACTTTGCAAGTGTCAATATTTCGAATTCGAATTACGGTTTCAGTTCAACTGTTATACCAAGTGGTGAAAATGCAAATACAAAATTGGTTGATGCATTTAGTTTCAGTACAATATCCAGTATTGGTGCTATTACTAATGTAGCAATTCTTTTTTCTAATACAGCATTCGCAACTGTGCCAACACTTGATGCTGACTCTGCACAATACCTTGCAAACACCACAACCCATTTTGTTTTAAGTTCTAGGTCTTTAGGTAGAATTCAAATCAATAACGGTGGTAATAATTATAAAGTTGGTGATGAGATATTATTCTATAATCAACCAATGACTTTTGGTATTGGTGCTGCGGCCGCTGTAACTGGTATATCATCAAATGGCGCAATTACAAAAGTTGAGTTGCAACCATCTAGAATTGTTGGTACAGCTAACACATATGGTAATGCAAATGTTATAGTTACTGGAACAAATACAAAGTTTCAGGAAGATTTGCGTGTTGGTGATTTGATTATGATTAATAATCAATCAAGGTACATCAATTCTATTTCTTCAAATACTTCATTCAATGTTAATGTTAACTTTACTTATGCCACAACAGATAAAAAAATTGGTGTTCATGGTAAACATTTGATTGGTGGTCAAAACTTTTATAGTGATAAATTACCAACATTAACTGTTTCATCAAAAACTGGTGCAAACGCCAACTTGTCAGTCATAGCTCTTATGGGTGATGGTGAAAATCTTTATGGATCTGCTGACCAGGCATTAGGTGCAATTCTAAAGATTCGTATAGTTAATTCTGGTGCAGGATACAAATACCCACCACAGATTGATTTGACTGGTTATGGTGATGGTAAAGCTACTGCAAATGCTAAAGTTGAATCAAGTTATATAACATTCCCAGGTCGTTGGCCAACTTCAGATAGTATTTTATCAGCATCAGAGCGTGTTGTACAGGGTCGTGAATATTATGTTGACTATGCATATGTTCTATCTTCATCTGTTGAGTTTAGTAAGTTTAAAGAGATATTCAAAAATCTAATTCATCCAGCTGGATTTGTGCAATACGCTGAGTATAAGATTGATGAAACTATTCTATCAAATGGTATTACTTCAAATGCTATAACAACCGGTTCAACAATTTCTGGTACTGTTAATGTGTACTCAGGAAGTATTGTTGTTACAGGTACCAATACACGATTCAATATTGCTAATACTAATAATATTCTAACAATCGGTTCACAGATTGCAGTTAACTCACAAATTAGAACAGTTAATAGTATCTATAGTAACGGAGTAGTAACCGTTTCTTCTGCATTTACGCAAACTGCAAATGACCAAACCCTCGTAATTGTCACATAAATAAAACTATGGCAACTTATTATACATCCAAAAAACTGTCGTTTAATAACGCAGAACAATTTAAAGAGTCATTCTCTGAACCAGAACCAGCAACTGTTGGTTATGTTTTCATTGGGAATAATGTTCCATATGCGAACGAATCTTCTCCAAACTCAATTGTAGATTCCACATCTGATGAAAAATCAGCATGGGATAATATGTTTGCAGCCAAGAGAATCACAGGTAATGATGTGGAAATGGTCATCCCTCGTGTAAACTGGACAACAAACGGTAAGTACAAACAATATGATGACAAAATTGCATTGGATGAGTTGTTGACAGCCAACACAACATTGAATGTTAATCCGATGTATGTTATTACAACCGATAGAAATGTTTACAAATGTTTATCAAATAATGCATCATCAAATTCTTCAGTACAACCTACTGGTGACTATACGAGCGCAAATGGTACAATTGTAACCGCTGATGGTTTTATTTGGAAGTATATGTACAATGTTAAACCATCAAACAAATTCTTAACTACAAATTGGGTTCCTGCACCTGTATCAACTAATAAATTGGACTATAATGTTAGTTCAACTGGACCTGTTGATGGTGAATTGACAACAATTATTGTAACTTCTGGTGGCACAGGATATGCCAATCCAACAATTTCAGCATCAGCTTTTGCATCTGGAGTAGGTTTCATAACTTTAGCAAATACTACAAATGTTGCTGCAAATATGTACATTACTGGAACTGGTATTGCAACAGGAACATTAGTTTCGTCTGTTAATGCTGTCACAAGTATAGTTACACTATCAACAGTCACAACTGGAAGTGGCGGTGGTACAGGAAATAATGTAAGTTTCACAACCAGAGTTTACATTCAAGGCGATGGAACTGGTGCTGAAGCTTCAGCCAATATTGCTAATAGTCAAATATCAAAAATAACAATTGATGTTACAGGTATAGGATACTCTTACGCCAACGCAACAATTTATGGTCCAGGTTCTGGTGCAACAACAAGATGTATTATGGGACCAAAGTTTGGACACGGATTCAATCCAGCTAAAGAATTGGATGCAACAAATGTTATGGTTGCAGAAAGAATTGGTGCTGTTGATGCTACTGAGTCAGGTTTAATTTCAATAGATACTTCATTTAGACAATATGGACTTCTAAGAGATCCGTATAAATATGGTAATATTTCAGCAGTAATAAGTTCTAACGCTAATACTGTAATTTCTCAGACAACCAATTTAACATTGGTAGCTGGTACAAATTTTACATTGAATGAGTTTGTTTATCAAGGCACTTCTGCTAACAATGCTTATTTTTACGGATTTGTTAATGCTCAATCTTCAAATGAAGTTAGATTGACTAAAGTTAGAGGTTCTGTTACTGTTGGTGGTACGTTAATTGGTGCTAATTCAGCTGTAACAAGAACCGTAGTAAAGGCTGCAACTCCGGAATTTCAACCATATACCGGTGATATAATGTATGCTGAGAATGTTCAAAAAATTACAAGAGCTGATGGCCAAGCCGAAAATGTTAAGTTTGTTATTAGATTCTAAGGAAAATGTTTAATGTCGTTAAATACCAACTTTAATGTCAACCCATACTATGACGATTTCGATGAAGATAAGAAATTTCTTCGTATGTTGTTTAAGCCTGGCTATGCTGTTCAAGCTCGTGAGTTAACACAACTCCAAACAATTCTACAAAATCAAGTCAAAAGATTTGGTAACAATATTTTCAAAAACGGTTCTTTAGTAACCGGTGGTCAAACATTCATTCAAGACGCTACATATCTTAAATTATCCACAGACTATGCTGGTTCAGCTGTTGTTGCTAATAATTTCACGGGTATGTCTATATTAGATTCAACAGGTACAAAGCGTGGTGAAGTTGTTGTAGTATATGATGCTGATGCCGGCACAGGTGACCCAAAAACACTTATGGTGAAACAGGTCTACGGCAATACATTTACAGCATTGGAAACAATTAGAACAGATGAAGCTGCACCAGTATATGCCAATATCGCAACATCAGGTGTAGGTACAGGACAAGTTTTCTCAGTTAATGAAGGTGTATTCTATTACGATGGTTTTTTCATTAAAAACGATGCACAAACAATTGCATTATCAAAGTATGACAACACATCAGCTAATGTAAGAATTGGTTTTGAAATTCAAGAATCGACTGTTGTTTATACACAAGACACATCATTGTTAGATCCTGCTCAAGATGCTTCGAATTTTCAAGCACCAGGTTCTGATCGTTATAAAATTAATTTGGTTCTAGCGTCAAGAAGTTTAACTTCAGTAGATGATACACAATTTATTGAATTGGCTCGTGTAGAAAGTGGTATATTAGTTTATGCAAACAAATATCCATTATATGCTATTTTAGAAGATACTCTTGCTCGTAGAACATACGATGAATCTGGTAATTATACCGTTCGTCCATTCAAGCTATCATTAGAAACAAGTGCAGCAAACACCGCTAAAGCCAATGTCACATTATCTCCAGGTAAGGCTTATGTTTATGGCTATGAGTTTGAAACAATTGCACCTACAACTATTACTGTTGACAAACCAAGAACAACTTCTTCAGTAAATAATAAAAGATTGTCTGCTGATTATGGTTACTATGTGTATTCAAATACACAATATGGATCATTTCCAATCAACAGTTTACAGACTATAGATTTACATTGCGTTGCTAATGCAAACATTAATGTAACAACAACAGGCGCAATTAGTAATACAAAGATTGGTACAGCGAGAGTTAAGACTATTGAATTTGAAACAGCTGCAAACACATCAAACTCAGCAACTTATATTTACCGTACATATCTGTTTGATGTTTCTGTAGGTACAATCAACGGCGGTAACTGTAATAACGGTATTGCTTCAACAAACACAACTTACCTACAATTAGCAAACACACTATCTGGTTCATTATTGTACTCAACAGTAGATAATGCCTATACTGGTGCTAAACTTAGAATTACAGCTGGTCCTGGTGTTGGTGAAACACCAAAGACTATTACGAACTACAAGGGTTCAACTCAGACCATTCAAATTTCACAACCATTTATTGCTAATGTCAATAGTGCATCAACATGGGCAATTGACTTTGGATTCCCACAAGTACAATCGTTAGCAATTACAAGTAGCACAACTCGTCTTGCAGCTGCTGATATTGATATTTCTTCTAAAGATCAAGCTACAACTTATCTTGACTCGATTATTTCAGATACAACTTTAGAGCCATTGATTTTCCCACTTGGTGAAGATTTCATTGCCAACAATACAATTGGTGATTTGTCATTCTCATACAGAAGGTTGTATGAATCACAGTCATTCTCATCATCAGTTTCACCAACACTTTCTGTTGGTACAGGAGAATCAGTTTCAGCAGCATCAAGTACTTCATCAAGAAATGAAAAATATCAAATTGCTGTAACTTCTGCTGGTACATCACCATATAAAGTTGGTCAATTAATTTCTGCTGATTTGTTTACTGTTGATACTGGTACTCGTAAAATTACAGTTACAAATGCAAACAATATGGTTGCTAACATTACAGGAACTATTGATACTTCAAATCCAAGTGCAAAAAGTAAAACTTATGTTGCTGCAAATACAACAATTCAGTCATCAAGCGGCACAAGTATTTTTGCAAACAACGGTGTGATTCTTTATGCATCACAAGGCCAGACTCACATCATGGCCAACACATTAATTAAGACAGTAGATACACCACAATCATTGTTCGTTTCTGATGTTATTGGTATTGTTTCTGTTTTAGATTTTAATGGTTACTCAATTACTACAGCTAATACTGCATATGCAACAGAAATCAAAACAAAATATGCATTAGACAATGGCCAAAGAGATTCATACTATGGCCATGCTGCAATCAAATTAATTCCAGGAAATACACCACCTACAGGACCGTTAGCTGTTCTGTATAATCGTTTCTCATCGTCTGGTGCTGGTTATTTTGATGTTGATTCATACAACGGGTACGATTACGGTTCTATACCTCAATACACTGCCAAGGCAACTGGGCAACTATACAACCTGCGTGATTGCCTAGACTTCAGGCCTGTCCGTGCGACACCAACGAGCACAGCGACAGCAAACACAGTCACATACGATGTTGACTCAACCACGACTGGTCCAAAGATTCCAGAGAACGGTTCTGATATACTTCTGGACTATCAATACTACTTACCAAGAATCGACAAAGTTGCCTTAAACAAGAATCGTACCTTTGAGGTAATCCAAGGTGTTCCTTCCCTGACACCAGTTGAACCAAAAGACAAAGACGGTTCAATGACCATGTATATTCTACATGAGCCAGCATATGTTGCCAATACTTCTAATATTTCAGTACAATATATTGACAACCGCCGTTTCACAATGAAAGATATTGGCACAATTTCTAAGCGTGTTGATAACTTGGAGTATTACACTTCACTATCATTGCTTGAACAATCTGCTGTCAACAAACAAGACTTAACAATATTAGATTCAACAAATTTACCTAGATTCAAGAATGGTATTTTGGTCGACTCATTTAACGGCCATTCTGTTGCTGATGTTTCTAATAGAGATTATAAAGCTTCAATTGATCCAAACATAAAAGAATTACGCCCATCGTTCAATATTTCTTCATCATTGTTGACGTTTGATGCTGCAAATTCTACAAATTATTTGCAAACTGGTCCAATCATTACTGCTAATTCATCACAAGTTGTATTTGTTGACCAAAATAAAGCATCAAGATCATTTAACATTAACCCATTTAATGTTATCAATTACTTGGGTAAAATTAATTTAGATCCACCTTCAGACATTTGGGTTGATACTTCTAAACGCCCAGATGTTCTTGTTAACCTACAAGGTGACAAAGATGCGTGGAATCTAATTTTAGCATCAACATACAATTATGAATGGGGTGATTGGTCAACATATTGGACCGGTCAAAGTGTTTCTGGTGGTGAGTGGGTGGGTCGAGGCCAAGTTGGTGGTGGCGCCGGTATTGCTGTATATGGTACACAAACCACTACCACAACATCTGCACAAACTCGTTCCGGCACAAAAACAACGGTTGTAGCTTCAACAATTACTCAGTCACTTGGCGACCGTGTTTTGGATGTTTCTATTATTCCTTACATGAGAAATCGTAACGTGTTGTTTACTGGTTCAAGTTTCAAACCAACATCAACATTATACGGATTCTTTGATAATGTTGATGTTAATAACAACATCGTCAGACTCAATAAGTTTACTTTAAACGCTAACAATCTACAATACCAAACACAAGTTGGTAATTTGGAATCTGTTACTGTTTACAATAATACAACAAGTACATCAAACGGTACAGCACTTATTGCATTGACTTCTAATACAGAAGCTTTCATCGTAAGTGTTAACCCATACACAGCATTTAATATTGCCAGCGCAAACTTAGTTGGTACGGTATCAGGTTCAAGTATTCGTATTAATGGTTATGACCATTATAATGGTAATGCAGCATCGGCCGCAGCAAATACAATTACCTTGAGAGTTGATGCAACTGGTGCAAATAATATTACAACATATGTTGGTTCTCCAATCTATATCGTTTCAGGTACAGGTTCAAACCAAAAGAGAACAATATCTGCATATAATTCAACAACAAGAGTTGCAACTGTTAATACAAACTGGACAACTGTTCCAGATTCAACTTCAATATATTCTATTGGTAACTTAACTACATCTTTATCTGGTGATGTGGCTGGACTGTTTTATATTCCAACTGGCCAATTCAGAGTTGGTGAAAAACACTTTAGATTAATTGATACTCCAAGTGGAGATGTAGCTTCATCATCAACTAATGGTGATGCTACATTTTTTGCACAAGGTCTATTAGAAAGAACAGAAAATACTATTATATCAACTACTGTTCCAACAATTCAACGTGTTGCAGTAAATGATAATCGTGTTGTAACATCAACTACATCAAGATCCGTTGTTGTTGGTTATTATGACCCACTTGCACAGACATTCTTGGTATCACAAAATGATTATCCAGATGGATTGTTTTTAAGCAAGGCTCGTTTCTGTTTCAAATCAAAAGATGCTTCACAACCAATTACATTGCAACTACGTTCTACGGTAAACGGATATCCATCATCATCCGTTGTTTTCCCATTTTCAACTGTGACATTAACACCGGATCAAATTAAAACATCCAGTTCACCTGATTTGGATAATGCAGACACATACACAGAATTCGTGTTTGATGCGCCAATCTATGTTCAACCAGGTGAATATGCATTTGTTTTGATGACTAACTCAAATGGATATGAAACATATGCAGCTGAGGTTGGTGCATTCGACACTGTAAGTAAACGACAAATTTCAGCACAACCTTATGGTGGATCATTCTTCTTATCACAAAATGGATCTACATGGGTCGCAGAACAAAATACTGATATGATGTTTAGAATGTACCGCCATTCATTCAATACTGGTGTTGTATCTGCCAAATTTAAAGTTGCAACTCCAAGTGCAAATACCCCATATGACTTGTTGCATTTAATGTCCTCAGAAGTTGTTCTTGGCAACACTAGCGTTAGATACACATTCAATTCTGAGAAAGCAACTGGCGGTATGGCCGGAGAATATTCAATTACTCCATTTACTGATTATCCAATGAATGATATTTCAGATCGTAGGGTGCTAAATCCTACAACAGGCAATTCTACACTAACTGTTACAGCTACAATGTATACTAACAGTTCTGTTATTTCACCATTTCTTGATTCATCTCGTTATGGTGTTATTGCTGTTGAAAACATTATTAACAATTTGCCATTAAGTAATTCTGATATTGTATTATCAAGTGGTGGTACTGCATACTCAACAAATGCAAATGCTGTTGTCACAATCACCGGTGGCGGTGGTTCTGGTGCAACCGCAGCTGCGGTTGTTTCAAGTAATGTTATCACCTCAATTTATTTGACAAGTAATGGTTCTGGTTACACAACATCACCAACAATCACTGTTGTTGATGCAAACACCACTCCAGGTACTGGTGTAACAGTAACATATAATGGTGAAGATAAGAAATCTGGCGGTAACGGAAGTGTTCGTTATATTACTCGCAAAGTAACATTAGCTGATGGTTTTGATTCTGGCGATCTTCGTATTTACTTGACAGCATATAAACCATCTGGATCAAATATTCTTGTTTATTATAAATTATTATCAACATCTGATACTGATGATTTTGATAATAAAGGATATCAATTGATGGCACAATTATCTAATTCTAATTTTGTGTCAACTAATTATAATGATTATCGTGAAATTGCATATGCTCCAGGTTACAATACTACTGCAAACAATTCCGTAAATTATGTTTCTGGTACAACGACATTTAACTCATTTAGAACATTTGCCATTAAAATTGTTATGACCGGCACATCAACAACTGATGTACCTAAGGTTCGTGACTTCCGTGCAATCGCTCTTCCAGCAGGTAATTAACTATGTACGCAAAAGTAACCGACCATGATAATTTGATCCGTGATATGACTTCCAAAGCGGTTCTAAATACAGATATGAATGGGCTTCAAGAGTACTATCAGAAGCGAGATATTGCAAAAAAAGAACAGTCTGAAAAGATTGAAACCAAACAACGATTAGCCAAGATAGAAGAAGAAATGTCTGAAATCAAAGACCTGTTGCGTGAAATTGCTCAAATCAGAGGCATCAAATAATGGCGATTACCCAACTAACGACCTCTAATACCTTTCAACAATGGTTGATTGCTACGCAAGATTTAATTGCAACCGCAAACACTTTGACGAATGGTAACGGTGCAACATTTACTGCGAACACTATTCTTGAAGTCGCAGGAACAGGTTCGAGTTTAAATGTAAGAACATCAGCTTCTATCAATACTCTGTATGCAAATACAGCAAATATCACAACAGGTAATGTTGTTACATTATCTTTTTCAACAGCATCAGGAAATACTATTACGGTGTTTAATGCTAATGTAACAAATGCAGCAAATATTGGAGTAATCACAGGCGGTGGTGCTCAACAAATTATAGACCAGGCTGTTGCTTTTTCAATTGCCTTAGGTTAATCAGTATAAATAAAGATATAATAAAGGACTAAAAAGATGGCAAATTCCTTCAAGAATTATTTTTTGAAAAATGCATCGACTACAGCTGCAAATGCATATGTTACACCAGCAGCAACCCAAGCAACAATCATCGGTATGACGATTGGTAATACTTCATTGTCTCCAATTAGTGCTAATGTGACCATTGTATCTGGCGGAACAACATATTTCATGCTACAGGGTGCTGTAATTTCAAATGGTGGTGCATTAGTACCTGTTGGTGGAGACCAAAAATTAGTTATGGAAGCAGGTGACTATATGCAAGTACAAACATCTGTTGCGAACTCAGCTGATGTAATCGTATCAGTACTAGAAATCGCATAGGGATAAAATAATGTCCGTATGCCACCTATATAAGATAACCAACAATATAACTGGTGAATACTATATTGGCAAACATAACGGTTGGACACAAAGAGGTTATAAGAATGGTTTTTATTGGGGTTCCGGAATAAAACTTAATAATACATATAAGAAATACGGTAAAGAAAATTTCAAATATGAAATATTATGTTATGGCACAACAGAGTATATTTTTGAATTAGAAAGAAAATATGTAACAGTTGATTTAGTTGAAAATGATATTAAATGTTTAAATTTAACTATTGGTGGTGAAGGTGTTGGGTATCATACAAAAGAATCTAGAGAGAAGTTAAGAATAGCCAGATCAAAACAAGTTATGCCGGCCGGTATGTACGAAAAAATATCCAAAATTATTACTGGTATGAAATGGATGAATAATGGTGAAATTGGTTGTAGGATTAAACCAGAAAATTTCCAAATGTATTTGGATAATGGTTATGTTTTTGGAAGATTAAAAAATTATATAAATGATGAGTATAGAGAAAAAATAAAAATGAAAACCACTAATCAATGGCATAAAGTAAAAGAAACTGGCCATCTTAGTAAATTAAAAAAGGTATAAATCGTGTCATATTTGGGCAATCAACCAGGTTTAACTAATTATGTGTTTGGCCTTGACCGTTTCAATGGTACTGGTGCTTGCACACAATTTACATTAACAAGAACAACTGACGATGCAAACACATTAGAAGTTCTTGTTAATAGTATTCAACAAGATCCGATTAATTCCTATTCTGTTGCAGCTGGTTTACTAACATTCACAGAAGCACCATCGTCTGGTTCTAATAATATTGTTGTTATTTACCGTTCAACAGCAACAATTTCATACACAAATATTACAACGGCACAGATTGGTGATGGTCAAGTAACTCCGTCAAAATTATCAGGAGGTTTAGCTAACAATAATGCAACTGCATGGAATACTGCTAATGCATCCTTTTTTCAAGCAAATGCAGCATTTACCACAGCTAACACATCAAGTGCTACATCAAACTCAGCAGCATCATATGCCAATTCTGCATTTGCTGTTGCTAATACAGATGTTACTGGTATTACGATTAGTGCTGGTGTATACGGTAACGCAACAGTATACCCAACACTTACATTGGCCGCAAACGGTCGTGTGACTGCTGTAGGAACTGCTAGTGCCACGATTGCAAACGGAAGTATCACTGCTGCACAACTAGACTTTAAGAGTGCAAACGGTGTTGGTGCGGTTGTTTTACCAGCAGGCACAACAGCACAGAGACCATCAGGTACATCTGGTTCAATTCGCTATAACTCAACAACTGGACAGTTTGAAGGATACACAACATCCGCATGGGGTTCAATTGGTGGTGGTGCAACTGGTGGTGGTAATGACACAGTATTCTTTTTGAATGCTAATACTGTTACTGCAAACTACACAATCTCAACTGGATATAACGCATTATCGGCTGGACCAATTACCATCAATAGTGGCATAACAGTCAATATAAGCAATGGTGCCAATTGGATTGTGGTTTAATGGAAAAGGTATAACATGGCTGGTTCAATAAGTTTAAACTCTACATTAGGCGGCACAGTTGTTATTACTGCTGTCGATAGTGCAAATACAACCTATCTAACAATCCCTGCTGCAAATGGTGTTGCAACATACTCAGTAGCAAACACAGGGTATGCAGCTAACACAGGTGCAACAATCATCGCATCTGGTAATACAGCACAGAGACCATCATCAGCAGCAAATGGTTCTATTAGATTCAACACGACAACAAATGTAGTTGAATCTTATAATGGAACGGCATGGAGTGCAATCAATTCTTACACAGTTAACTATCTTGTTGTAGCCGGCGGCGGTGGTGGTGGTCAAGCTGGTGGCGGTGCTGGAGGTTTACTTTCTTCTACAACATCTTTATATGTTGGAGTACCTTATACTGTTACCGTTGGAGCTGGAGGTGCTGGAAGTACAGCTGTTACAACAACTAACGGAACTTCTGGTGCAAACTCAGTAATTAGTAGCGTTACTGCTATTGGTGGTGGTGGTGGCGGTAACGCCACCGGTGTTGGTTCTAATGGTGGTTCTGGTGGTGGTGGTGGTTATACTCCAAGTCCAGGTTCGGCAGGTGGTTCAGGCACATCAGGACAAGGTTTTGCTGGAGGAGCTGGTACAATTGGTGTTGGAACAGCCACAAGTGCTGGCGGTGGAGGCGGTGCTGGAGGTGTTGGTGTTGCTGCAACGACACCTGCTGCTGGTAATGGAGGACCTGGTGCAAACAGTTCAATTTCTGGTACTGCTGTAACTTACGCAGGTGGTGGCGGTGGTGGTGGTGATAATCGAGGTGTGACTAATGGTTCCGGCGGAACAGGTGGCGGTGGAGCAGGTGCATATGCTTCTGGTCCAATTGCTGGTACTGTTAATACAGGCGGTGGCGGCGGTGGTGGAGGTTTTAATAATCCAAGTTGGCAGAATTCTGGTACAGGTACAGGCGGTTCAGGGATTGTAATTATCTCTTACGCAGGATCACAGCGGGGTACAGGTGGTAATGTCACCACATCGGCCGGAAATACTATACATACATTCACCTCATCCGGTACATACACAGCATAAATTATGGCAAACAGTTTCAGATTTCGCAACCCTTCTGCTCGTGGATATTCTGTTATAACTGCTAATGATGCAGTCAGCACAATCACATTCACACTACCAGCAGTCACTAGTGAGATAACAATATCTGATAGTGCTAATGGCCAGACTCTAATTGCATCTGGTAATACTGCACAGAGACCGACAGGATTAACAACTGAGGCTATCAGATTCAATACTGACTTAGGTGTGATGGAATATTACAGTTCAGTATATGCAGGATGGTTCAATGTTGGAAATAGTCCAACTGTAAATATTAGTTACTTGGTGGTTGCAGGTGGTGGCGGTGGAGTAAATAATGGTGGTGGAGGTGGTGCTGGTGGTTTATTAGCAAACTCTACGACATTAACTGCTAGCACAACATATGTTATAACTGTTGGTGCAGGAGGTTCAGCATCAACATCCGGTTCAAATTCAGTATTTGGTTCTTTTACAACAACAATTGGTGGCGGTCGAGGCGGTGATATTAATACCAATAATGCTGGTGCCGGCGGATCAGGTGGTGGTGCTGGTAGAGCTAGTACTGGTGTATATCCAGGAGGTTCAGGCACTAGTGGCCAAGGTAGCAACGGCGGTAGTAATGGAATATCAACAGCAGCTTACCCATCAGGCGGTGGTGGTGGCGCCGGTGGCGCTGGATCAAATCCACCTAGTTCAACGGTTTCTGGTGCTGGTGGTCCTGGATTATCAAATTCTATAACAGGGTCATCTATACTTTATGCTGGCGGCGGTGGCGGTAGTGGAAATAGTGGTGATGGAAATACTGGAGGAACTGCTGGTTCAGGCGGTGGTGGCGCAGGATCTACCGGTGGTACAGGTACTACAGGAACTGCAAACTTGGGTGGCGGAGGCGGCGGTGGTGGCGGTGGTGGTGGCGCTGGTGGTGCAGGTGTAATCATTCTATCCATACCAACATCCCAATGCTCTAATACATACACAGGATCACCTACTGTAACGGTGAGTGGTGCAAATACAATTCTGAAATTTACTTCTTCTGGTACATACACAGCATAATGCCAATAGTTTTAGATCCAACCGCAGGTATTACATTTCCAGATAACAGTTCAGCTGCAACTGGCAGTGCGACTCCGACTGGTGCATTTCAGTTACCGGCAGGAACGACTGCACAGAGGCCAACAGGGTTAGCATCACCTGCTATTCGGTACAATACAACTCTTGGTTATGCAGAGTATTATGTTCCTGCTGTTGACAATTGGTTTGCTGTAGGGAATAACCCAACAATTAATATCAGCTACTTGGTGGTTGCAGGTGGTGGCGGTGGTGGTAACAATTATGGCGGTGGTGGTGGCGCTGGCGGTTTATTAGCAAACTCCACTACGATAACCGTTGGAACAGCATACACAATTACTGTTGGTTCAGGTGGTGCTGGCGGTGGTGCGGCTTTAAACGGCGCAAATGGTACAAATTCAGTATTTGGTTCCGTAACTTCTATTGGTGGCGGTGGTGGAGGTACTCAAACTGGCGGATTAAATAACATCACATCTGGGCAATCAGGAGGTTCTGGTGGTGGTGCATCTGGTGGATTTGCAGGAAATCAACCAGCTGGTCTTGGAACTCCAGGACAAGGTAATAATGGCGGAGTTAATGGTGCAACATCGGCTTATGGCACAGGTGGCGGCGGAGGTGCAGGATCCGTTGGTGGCGCAGGCGGTACATCTTCAAGTGGTGCTGGTGGTGCTGGTGCTAATAGTTCTATTACAGGTTCTGCTGTTACTTACGCCGGCGGTGGTGGCGGAGGATATTCAGGTCCTTCTGGTGGAGCCGGCGGATCCGGTGGCGGCGGTGCAGGAGGTGGTAACGGAAATGGATCTGCTGCAACCGTGAATACTGGAGGCGGCGGTGGCGGCGGCGGTGGAGGTTCTCCTGCAGCTGGAGCCGCAGGTGGCTCTGGTGTAATCATTCTATCCATCCCAACAGCAATCTGTTCCAACAATTACACAGGATCACCTAATGTAACAGTTAGTGGTGCGAATACAATATTGAAGTTTACCTCATCAGGTACATACACAGCTTAAAGATTTAGGAATAACAAATGGCAATTTCAATTAGTGGCTCAGGTGGTATAACATATCCAGATGGTTCAACAGCCAACACCGGTGGTAACATAACACTAACTGGAGCATTCACACTCCCATCTGGCAATACAGCACAGAGGCCATCGGGAGCAAACGGGGCTATTAGATTCAATACAGCAAATAATGTGATTGAAGTATATGCGGCAGGTGCATGGGGTGCGATCAATGCTTATACAAGTACTTATTTGGTTGTAGCTGGCGGTGGTGGCGGTGGCGCTCGTTACGGCGGCGGCGGCGGTGCTGGCGGATTATTAACCGGCACTACTACGCTATATTCTGGTGCTTCATTTGCAATTACTGTTGGCGCAGGTGGCGCAGGTGGCGCTGCTGGTGGAAACTTGGGGGCAAACGGTTCCAGCTCGTTACTTGGCTCGCTAGTAACAACAGTAGGTGGTGGCGGCGGTGGTTGTTATAACGGGTCTGTTGCAACGGTAGGGTTAGCAGGTGGTTCTGGCGGCGGCGGCTCGTCTGTAGGTGCGGGTAACTTTGCTGGTGGTGCGGGTACTTCTGGGCAAGGTTTTGCTGGCGGTTCTGGTTATTCAGACGCAACAACCTTTAGTGCTACGGGTTCTGGCGGTGGAGCAGGAGCAGTTGGTGTTGCAGGAACTTATGCAGCCGCTGCGGTTGGTGGTGTAGGTGTATCTAGCTCAATATCCGGAGCTTCTACTTTCTACGCAGGTGGAGGGGGTGGTGTTGTTGATACTAGATTGGCTGGAGCAGGGGGCAATGGCGGCGGTGGCGCGGGAAGTGTAACATCAGTTGGAACGGCAGGCACAGCAAACACTGGTGGTGGTGGTGGCGGCGCTGGAAGCACATCGACATTTGCAGGTGGTGCAGGTGGAAGCGGCGTGGTCATCATCTCTTATGCAGGCGGCCAGCGTGGTACAGGCGGTACCGTAACCAGTTCTGCTGGAAATACTATACATACCTTCACATCATCCGGTACATTTACCGCTTAACAAACCAAACGAACATAAATACTTTATATAATTAATTACGGAGAAATTAAACATGGCACATTTTGCTAAAGTTGTAGATTCTAAAGTGGTTCAAGTCATCGTGGCTGAACCAGAGTTTTTCAATACATTCGTGGACTCAAGTCCCGGTGCATGGATTCAAACCAGTTATAACACTCACGGTGGTGTTCATGCAAATGGTGGCACACCATTAAGAAAAAACTATGCTGGTATCGGTTACTCATATGATGCTGGTCGTGATGCTTTCATCCCGCCCAAACCATATGCTTCATGGACACTCAATGACACAACTTGCTTGTGGGATGCACCAGTTGCAATGCCTACAGATGGTAAAGTATATACTTGGAACGAAGAAACATTAAATTGGGTTGAAGTAGTATTACCAGAATAATAATAAAGGATTAGAAATGGCACTTGATGTTCAAGGCACCGATTACCTAAAACTCCCCGTTGGTACTACGGCACAGCGACCTGCAGCACCAGCTACTGGTATGACTCGTCAGAATTCCACAACAGGATTGCCTGAGTGGTATGACACAGTATCATCTAGTTGGATTGCTTTTAATAATCCAACTTCATCCGGTGCGCCAGCGTTTGCGGCGTATGGTTCTGCTTACACAGCAGCCGCCTCTGCTACGTTTACAAAAATAATTTTTGATACAAAAGTGTTTGACACGAATACAAATTTCAGCACTACTAATTACCGTTTTACACCTACCGTTGCTGGGTATTATCAATTTAACGTATATGTACACGGCACAGGGGCGTCATCAGGTGTTTTGTTAGCTAGTTTTTGGAAAAATGGTGTTAGAAATACAGATACTACAAACGTAGCTTTAAGTGCGTCAGTAGAAGTATCTTCCTGCGGAAGTGCAATTATTTATTGCAATGGGTCTACTGATTATATTGAAGTTTATGGCTATCAATCTTCTGCTGGATCGTTATCAATCGGTTCAAATTCTGGTTTTAGAGTTTTTTCTGGCGCAATGATTAGGAGCGCATAATGTCTTTATACGACAAAATTATCAAGTTATACCCCACACTCACTCCAGAGGATTTCAATCCGTTTTCTGGCACTATCGTGCTACAGAACGATTCAGATGGTCGTGGGGATTACATCCGTGAGTGGAATCATCCTACGTTAGCTAGACCAACAGACGAGCAATTAGCTTAACAGAGAACAAATAAATGGCACTCAATAGAATAACAGCAGATTCAATCACAGACGGCACAGTTATCGCCGCTGATATTGCGGATAATACAATCACAGCAACAAAACTAGTTAGTGGTCTGTTACCACCTGCAATTGCCAACTCAGCAGCATCGTATGCCAACTCAGCATTCACCACAGCTAATTCTGCTGGTGTATATGCCAACTCAGCATTCGCTAAAGCAAATACCGATGCAACTGGAATCACAATAGTATCAGGAGTATATGGTAATGCTACTGCCATTCCATCACTCACACTAGAAGCTAATGGTCGTGTTAGTGCAGTCACAACAGCCGCATTAGTTACCGATCCACTACCAAATATTTTAATGTTATCAGGAATGTAAAATGGCAAATACCTATAAACGATTAGGCGCTATCTACCCAAGTGCAAACACACAAACGAATGTGTATGTCATACCAGCTGCAACACAATCGGTAATCTCTACTGTTGCTATTTGTAATCAAGGTGCAAACTCAACGACATATAGCCTTGCATTGATGGATTCTTCACAGTTTAATGCTGCAGCTCCAGCCGCAACTTTTTTAGTTAGAAATGCTAATTTAGCAGGATCAGATACAATTTTCTTGACTGTTGGTCTAACAGGAAATGCTGGTATGGTATTAGCCGCTAACACACCAAATTCCAACATATCATTCTCAGCATTTGGTTCGGAGATTACCTAATGAGTATTAAGAGTGCAACTGGTGTATCCATAAGTTCCATAAGGTCATCAATTTCTACAATTAAAAATGCTGTTGCACCTGCTATTTTAGCCGATGTACTAGTTGTAGGCGGTGGTGGTGGTGGTGGATATAATTGTGGCGGCGGTGGTGGTGGCGGTGGTTTTTTAGCTATGACAATGTATTTGGTATCCGGCACAACTTACACTGCCACAATAGGTGGAGGCGGTACAGGTGGACCAGGCAATTCTGTACCGGGAGTTAACGGATCGTTAACTTATTTAACTCCAGCTTTATATGCATTAGGTGGCGGCGGCGGCATGGGATATTCTGGCCAAGGTTCTTCTGGTGCATCAGGTGGTGGTGGAACCAACACTAGTCAACCCGGCGGTTCAGGAATAACCGGACAAGGTAATACTGGAGGAACAGGTACAGGTGACAATGCGACTTATGGCCTCGGAGGAGGCGGCGGCGGTGCCGGTGCTGTTGGTGGAAACGCAGTATTTAATAGTCGTGGTGGAAATGGTGGAGCTGGAAAATCATCTTCAATTACAGGAACAAGTGTAACATATGCCGGCGGCGGCGGCGCCGGAGGTTCGGCGATACCGTATCCCGGTGGCGCAGCTGGTGCCGGCGGTGGTGGTGTTGGTGGCAGTAACTCACCCGCCGTTGCAACCGGTAATGGAACTGCAAATACAGGCGGAGGTGGCGGTGGCGGTGGTTCGGCTGGACAACCAAATGCTGGCGGCGGTACAGGCGGTTCAGGTGTAGTTATAATTTCAATCGCTACATCAAGTTACACAGGTATAACTACAGGTTCACCAACAGTTACCGTATTTGGATTCAACACAATCCTACAGTTTAATTCTTCCGGTTCCTATACTGCATAAATATTGTAACATCAATAAGAGAACATAAATGAGTTATATTGGAAATTCAGTTCAGTCAGTACCGTTCATTACAGATACTTTTTCTGGTAATGCGAGTACGACTAATTTCACGCTAACCAGAGCGCCTGCTAGTACTGCATCTATTGCCGTATTCATTTCTGGTCTGTATCAACCACCAACAACATACACTCTGATTGCTGATGTTATATCATTTGTTTCAGCACCAGCCAACGGTACAAACAACGTAGTCATTCTACATATTGGTAATGGTTCTGCAACACAAGTGCCATCAGATGGTTCTGTAACAACTGCAAGAATTGCTGATGGTGCAGTAACATTATTAAAAATAGCATCTGGTGTATTGCCAACTGCTACCGCAAACTCTGCTGCATCTTATGCTAATAGTGCTTTTGTTGCAGCAAATTCTGCTGGTGTATATGCCAACTCAGGATTTGCTGTTGCCAATTCTGCTGGTTCATATGCTAATTCAGCATTCATCACCGCAAATGCAGCATTTGTACAGGCTAACACACCAGATTCTACAGCTAACTCAGCAGCAATTTATGCGAACGGTGCATTTACTGCTGCTAATACTAAAACAGCAAATACTTCTATCAATACGTGGACTGCAAATCAAACCTTTACTGTTGCCAATGTAACAAACCAATTAGCAGTATATGGACAAGCATTTCAAAATATTATTACTCTGACTGATGCATCAACAATCACAATGAATTTGGCACAGACAAATAACTTCTCTGTAACTCTTGGTGGTAATAGAATATTGGCAAACGTAGCCAACAGTTCAGCAGGACAATCAGGGTTTTTAGTTGTTCGCCAAGACGGAACAGGTTCTAGAACATTATCATTTGGTTCAGGCTGGAGATTTCCAAGTAATACTGCACCAACATTAACAACAACCGCAAATGCTGTTGACTTGATTGTTTACACAGCAACGACAACAAGTAACGTGATAGCACAAGCCATTTTAAGTGTCGCTTAATCTATGTCATTACCTAGTGAAATTAATCCTCATTTATTAGCAACAAACACTGGCTACAACCTCACACGCTCGCTACGGTTTAGGCGGTCTGCTACGGCGTATTTGAGCCGTACAAACGGTGCATCGCCTACAAGCAATCAAATATGGACAATTAGCGCATGGATTAAGCGAGGCACGTTGTCGGCTGATATGCATTTGCTTGGTGCAGGGATGACTTCAGGCACAAATTATTTTGTTATTGATTTTCCTGTTGGCGATACCATTAATATTTATGAAGGCAACCCATCGCCTGTAAATTTTCAATTGTATTCAACACAAGTATTTCGTGACCCGTCTGCTTGGTATCACATCGTTTTAGCGGCGGACACAACGCAAGCAACTGCGGCAAATAGGTTAAAACTGTATGTTAACGGTAGCCAAGTTACTTCGTTTACCACCGCAAACTACCCCGCACAAAATTCAAATTTGATATACAACCAAAACGGCTATGTAAAAGGTTTAGGTAACTCTGTTTATAACGGCTCGTGGGGTAGTTCAAATTACGATGGTCAGATTACCGAAGTTAATTTCATCGACGGTCAAGCCCTAACCCCATCGTCATTTGGTTCAACCAACGCCACCACAGGCGTATGGCAACCCGCACGGTACACAGGCACATACGGTACAAACGGTTTCTATCTCCCTTTCACAGACAACTCTGCGCTGACCACAAGCAGCAACGTAGGTTTGGGTAAAGACTTTAGCGGCAACGGCAATTACTGGACGACCAACAACATCAGCATCACTGCTGGTGTGACGTATGACAGTATGACTGATGTGCCTACGTTGACAAGTGCTACGGCGGCTAATTTTGCTGTGTTGAATCCGTTGGGAAATAATGGTGGCACAGTTTTAGATGGAAATATAAACCATACGGGTACTACCGCGTTAACAGCCAATACATTATTCCCATCAACAGGTAAATGGTATTGTGAAATGTTTTGCACTGCATACGGAGGTGGAGCAACATTAGGTTATGCGGCAGTCGGAGTAATCCAAAGTACGCAAACGCTTAACACCGTTCCAACATCAGTTGCTTCTGTTCCTGCTGGAATATGGGAATATAGGAATGATGCATTAAAAATAAATAATGGTTCGTCTGCTTCATACGGCAATACATGGACTGCAAACGATTTAATTGGTATTGCTTTCGATGTAGATGCAGGAAAAGTTTGGTTTGCTAAAAATAATACATGGCAAGCTAGTGGTGATCCTGCGGCGGGGACAAATGCGGCTTATACAAATTTGTCGGGAAGTATCGGTGTTTTAATAAATAATTTTGGTACATATTCAAATAGTTTTGCCGCCAACTTCGGTCAACGCCCTTTCACCTACACACCCCCCACAGGCTTTGTAGCCCTGAACACATACAACTTGCCGACAAGCACCATCGTCAAGGGCAACACGGTGATGGATGTAAATTTGTGGTCGGGTACTGGTGCAACTAACGTTATTACAAACGCAGCAGGATTTAAACCTGATTTTGTTTGGGCTAAATCAAGAACAAACGCTTATGAACACGCCTTATTTGATAGTGTTCGTGGCGTTAATAAACAGCTTGCATCTAATTCAACAGCGGCTGAAGTTACGCAAACCCAAGGTTTAATGTCGTTTAACTCAAACGGTTTTACGCTTGGCACAAGTTCAGACTCAACGGTAAACAACGCAGGAAGTGGTCAAACATATGTCGGCTGGCAATGGCAAGCAGGGCAAGGTTCGTCAGGGTCAAACACCAACGGCACAATCACATCGCAAGTGAGCGTTAATGCTGCTGCTGGGTTTAGTGTGGTGACGTATAGCGGTACAAATACCGCAACAAATACTGTCGGTCACGGTTTAGGCGTAACCCCTGCAATATGGTTAATTAAAAATAGAACTAGCGGTTCAGGCAATTGGGTATACAACTTTATTTATAGCGGTGCTGTCACTTATTTATTTTTAAATTCTACACAAGCGGGTGTTGCTCAAGGAAGCCCTTGGTCAACATCGCCAACATCATCGGTTGTTACTCTTGGCGGCAGCGATACGAACACTTGTGCGGCGGGTAATAATTATGTGATGTACGCATGGACACCCATAGCCGGATTCAGTGCGTTTGGTAGCTACACGGGTAATGGTAGCTCTGATGGAACGTTTGTGTACACAGGCTTTAGACCACGTTGGGTTTTGTGGAAAAGGACAAGCGGCGTGGGCGATTGGATTCTTCAAGATACGGCTCGTTCAGCATATAACGCTTCTGATGCGGTCTTATTTCCAAATTATTCTGATGCAGAAACTGTTGGCGGGGGGTATCCGTTTGATATTCTTTCTAACGGTTTTAAGTTACGCAATAGTGCAACATACGCAAACGCATCAGGCGGCACATACATCTACATGGCATTTGCCGAAAACCCATTCAAGAACGCTTTAGCGAGGTAGTCATGAAAATGCGCCAACGTCGCAAAGGGTTTTTATTAGCGTGGGTACGGACGTATGAGAAAGGTATTTTAACTAGCGCACAGTATTGGTATTACAAAGGAAAATAAATGTTTGCAATCATCTCCAACGGCGTAATCGCCCTCCTAGTACCCGCTGGCACAGCCAATAATTAATAAATAGAACATTACAGGAATATAAAATGTTTTTACTTAATAATAAAGTTCTACAACCCGGTGTTCCATTTACACAGAATGGTATTCAATACCCTGCGAACTGGTTAAACCTAACGACATTTGAAGAAAAAGAAGCCATTGGTATTACTGAGGTTGCTCAGAAGGCAAGACCTGATGATAGATTCTATTGGGTACAAGATAATAATGATGGTACATTTACTTCAAGTCCTAAATTATTAAATGACCGTGAAGAAGTAGATGTAAACGGTGATCCGTTGTATGTTAAAGTATATGATGTAGCTACAGAATCAATGATAGATTCTACAGAAAGATTGGTTACAAAAGGTTTGAAGTCACAATGGATTGCTCAAATCAAAGATACAGCAAATAAATTATTAGCATCAACAGACTGGATGGTTATTCGTAAAGCTGAGAGAGATGTTGCAATACCAGCTGAAACAGTAACTTATCGTGCAGCAGTACTAGCAGAAACCGATCGTCTTGTATCTGCTATTAAATCAGCGGGTTCAATTAAGAAATTTATTATGGTAGTAACATCGCAAAACTGGCCACAACAATAACTAAAAAGTAAAATAAACGAACCCGCTTCGGCGGGTTTTTTATTGCATCGAATTCCATAATGAACTAAATAGGGTATAAAAACTAGGAGTTATTGTGGCCGCATTTACGGAACTATTAATCGAGCAAGGAGCTACATTTTCTACAAAAGTTAATGTAAAAGATACCAATGGCTCGGCTGTAAATTTATATAGTTATACTGCAAGTTCACGAATGAGCAAATCGTATTATTCAACATCTAATACGATTATTACATCTACGATAACAGGTAATGCGAACGGAGAAATTACTCTCTCTATGACAGCGGCTAACACCGCTAACTTAACTCCTGGTCGCCAAGTTTTTGATCTCTTGATTACTAATACCTCAACAGGAATTAAAACAAGAGTCGTAGAGGGTATTATTATTATATCTCCTGGAGTTACAAGCTAGTGTCAACGCCACAAGTATCGTTGGTGTAACAGAGCGAAGGGCATTAAAAAACAAAATGATATATTGTGAATCATAGTGAAAAAATTTAGCCAATATTTAACTCCAGAAGAAAAAGCAAAGAAACTCTCAATCACAGAGAAGGCTTGGTTATCGGCTAAAGAAAAAGCTGATGTAGGAATCAAATTACAACAAAGAATAAAACTACAAGAACAATTAGAAAAAGAAGAAAAAGAAAGAAAATCTATCGTCTTTAAAATTAAAGACTTCAATACTATTGTTGAAGAAAGGATTGTTGAACCTTCTACTGAAGAAATAATAAATGAAGAAGATGAAATTGATGACATAGTAGAAGAAACTAGTAGTATGTTGGTCGAAGGACCACCAGGACCACAAGGTGAAAAGGGTGATACTGGTGAACAAGGACTTCAAGGACCTCAAGGTGCTGAAGGACCTAAAGGCAGTAAAGGTGACAAGGGTGACATTGGCATTCAAGGCTTCTCTGGACCAAAAGGTGAACAAGGACTTACTGGTTTAAAAGGTGATCGTGGACCTAAAGGTGAAACGGGTAGTGTTGGTGCAGTTGGTCCTAAAGGTGAAAAGGGTGACCAAGGAGAAATAGGTCCTCAGGGAATACAAGGTATTCAAGGTGATAAAGGAAACAAAGGTAATCAAGGCGATAAAGGTGATTCTGGTCAGAATGGATTACAAGGCCCTAAAGGTGACAAAGGAGATATTGGCCCTCAAGGTCAAATCGGACCTAAGGGTGATAAAGGCGATGCAGGTAAAATCGGACTTAATGGTAAAGATGGTGTAGATGGCAAAGACGGTCTAAATGGAAAAGATGGTGTAAATGGTAAAGATGGTCTGAATGGAAAAGATGGTGTCACACCAGATATAAGAAAAATACACGACAAGATAGACAAGTATTTAACTTCCATGAATTTTGCCGGTGGAGGTGGTTCTGGTTCATATTGGCTAAATGATTTAGGTGATACAGATCATATAAGTCTTGTTGGTGCAACTAACGGCCAAGTTTTAACATACAATGAAACCTTAAAGAAATGGATTGCATCCACTCCATCTGGTGGTGCAGGTGGTGCTGATGAATTTGCTAGAGCAACTGCAAATTCATCTTACAATAAGGCTAATTCGGCAAGTATACTAGCACAAAGTTCTTATGATTTTGCAAATAGTGTTAATATTAAAGTTGAATCATCTTATGATTTTGCAAACACGATAAATATAAGAACAGATGCAGCATTTGAAGCTGCTAACATTTCGAATGCTATAAATGCAACTCAGAACAACAGCATTACCGCAGCATTTACATCTGCTAACACACCAAGTCATGTGGCCAATTCCTCAGCAATTTATGCTAACGGTGCATTTATTGCTGCTAATACCGCAGATAACAAAGCAACCTCAGCTGGTGTATATGCTAATGGTGCTTTTACAGCTGCTAATGCTGCTACAGCAACCGATACAACACAAAACAACAGCATAATAGCAGCATTTGCTGGAGCTAATTCAGCTGGTTCATATGCCAACTCAGCTTTTGATGCAGCAAATGTGGTTAGCAATACAATTGTTACACAAAATAATTCGATTATAGCTGCATTTGATACAGCTAATGCAGCGCTTATTAAAGCTAATACAGCAGCAACCATTCCGGACATTTTGGCACTCGCAATCGCATTAGGATAAATAAAAGACTATGGCTACTCCTTCAACTCGTACCGAATTTAAAACTTACTGTCTAAGAAAACTTGGTTTTCCGGTGATAGAAATTAACGTGGATGATGACCAAGTTTCCGACCGTATAGATGATGCTCTATCTTATTTTTCTGATTACCATTTTGATGGTACAGAAAAGATGTATATGAAGCACCAATTGACAGTCGCAGATATTAATCGCCGCTGGATTTATTGTCCAGATGCGGTGACATTTGTAACAGGTGTATTTCCATTTGATAACTCTAACGCATCAATCAATATGTTTGACCTGCGTTATCAATTACGCTTGCATGACTTATATGACTTCACATCAGTTTCTTATGTGTCATATGAAATAACCATGCAGCACCTAAGAACACTTGAAATGTTGTTCTCAGGAACACCACAGTTTAGATTTAATCGTATACAAAACAAAGTATTCATTGACTTAGATTGGACAAGAGATGTTCGTCCAGGTGATTATGTTATCATTGAATGTTACAGGGCATTGAATCCATCAACAGTTACATTAAACGGTACTGTATCATATACAGCTGGAAGCAATGTCGTAACTGGATACGGTACAACATACGATCAACAGTTCCTAGAAAATGACTTTATTACCTTCAATGGTGTTGACAGTTTTCAAGTGGATAAAATTGATTCGCCAACATCATTAAGAATTCGTGGACCAATGGTCAACACCGCAGCCAATGTCTCTGCAACAATCTCTGGTAATCCAGATGTTTGGGGTGATAGGTTCTTAAAGAAATATGCGACAGCATTAATAAAAATGCAATGGGGTAATAATCTTAAAAAGTTCTCTGGTGTTCAATTACCGGGTGGTGTAACTTTAAATGGTAAAGAAATTTATGATGAGGCGATGGAAGAAATTAGCCATCTAGAAGAAGAGATGCAGATCATTAATGTTTTGCCAAATGAAATATTAGTAGGATAAATTCTGTGGCCACAAACGCATATTTTAATAATTTTCCTACAAATCAAATCACCAGTGAGCAGCTGCTCGTTGAGGATTTGGTAATAGAATCTCTTGGTATAAACGGTATGGATGTTTACTATATGCCACGTTCAAGTGGTGATATTGTAGATTTATTATATGGTGAAGATACATTAAAACAATATATATCATCTTATCCAATTGAAATGTATTTAGAAAATGTGACTGGTATGGATGGCGAAGGTGATTTCATGTCCAAATTTGGTCTTGAAATTAGAGATGAGGTAACACTTCTTGTTTCTCGCCGTAGATTCACATCAACAACAAATCAAAAACGACCATTTGAAGGTGATTTGATTTACATTCCATTGATACAAAACTTCTTTGAAATTACTTTCGTAGAACACGAAAATAATCAAGCCATGTTTTATACACTGGGTCGTGGTCGTGGTGGCAATGTTTATGTTTATGCACTAAAAATGAAACAGTTCGTATTCTCTAATGAATTATTTCTTACTGGTAATTCAGAAATTGATGGACAAATTAAAGATGCTTACCCAAGAACAAGGTTAACATTGAAAGCAGGTGGTTCTGGTGTGTATGTTGCTGATGAAATTGTTTATCAATCAGCAGACACAACATATGCAAATTCTAGCGCAAGAGCAACAGTACACAATTATGTTACAGGTTCATCATTGGATGTTTATAGAGTAAATGGAGATTTTGCTGCCAACTCATTCGTATATGGTGTTACATCTGGTGCCGCTTGGAGAATTAATACTGAATCTGATACAGTATTAATGGATGATGCATTTGAAGATATCATTGATAATAATCGCATTCAAGGTGAAGCTGATAATATAATCAACTTTACCGAGAAAAATCCATTTGGAGAACCATAATGTTAAACAACCCTCATTTCTATAATCGCACAATTCGTAAGATTGTGGTTGGATTTGGATCAATGTTTAATAATATTCAATTGGTAAGGTATTCCAAAGATGGTTTAACGGCGCATGACATTACAAAGGTACCATTAAATTATGGTGCCAAAGAAAAATATATTGTTAGAATCAATACTGATCCAACTTTGACAAAATCAATTGCTACAACTGTACCAAGAATGAGTTTTGATTTGGTTGGCGTGCAATACGATTCTAGCAGAAAACAACAAACAACATTACAAAACTTTGCGTTTGCTTCATCAAAAATGAAAACGCAATACGCACCTATTCCTTATAACTTTGATTTTAGTTTATCCATCTATGTAAGAAATACAGAAGATGGTACACAAATTTTAGAACAAATTTTACCATTCTTTACACCAGATTTTACAATTACAATTGATTTTATTGAAGATATGGATCAGGTGTATGATATGCCTGTTATGTTGAATTCAGTATCACCTGAAATTGATTATGAAGGTGACTTAATGTCCACTAGGTTAATTATTTGGAATTTAAATTTTACAGCAAAGGCATATATTTGGCCACCAGTTATTCAAGATAACGGTGGATTAATTCTACAAGCAAACGCCAACATATATACCGACTCCACTAATCTGGATGCACAGAAGGTATTTGTTGATTATGCAAACGGTAAATCTGGTTTCTTTACGACCGGAGAAGATATTGGTGTCATCAATAAGAAAACAACAGGTAAAGTTGTATACTTTAGTAATACATCCACGGGGCAATTAATTGTTAGTGATTTAAACCAAAGACTTAATGTTGGTGATACTGTTGTTGGATTATACTCCAATTCACATTATGTAATCAAAACTGTTGATACTTCACCAACAAAAGCTGTTGCAATTGTTATTACACCAAAACCAGCTGGTGCCAATGTTGACACAGCATATGGTTTTGAAGAAATATTTACCGACTGGCCTAATACATTATGAGCAAAGTAAACGACAATTTATCTGAGATTTTTGATATTGAACCTTTGGAAGAACCAAAGTATTTACCAGCAACCGTAATACAAAAACCTGTTGAAGAAGTAGGTGATGAAGTTGATGCTGATTCTTCAATAGCCAGAAGCAATATTAAAAATCTTATAGATAAGGGTACAGATTCAATTGATGACCTATTAAGAGTAGCTAAAGAGTCTGAACATCCAAGAGCATATGAAGTTGCAGCCAATTTTATTAAAACTTTGGCTGAATTAAACAAAGACCTTTTAGAGATTCAAAAAAGAAAACAAGAGTTGAAGCCGCAAAACAATCAAAGCAATTCACCTATCAATGTTAAGAATGCTGTATTCGTTGGTTCAACCGCAGAATTATTAAAACAAATTAGAGAGAACAAATAATAATGGAACAACTAATTCAACAATTAAAAGTTATTTTGGGTACCAACTTTGCATTATACCTAAAGAGTCACAACTTTCATTGGAACATTGAAGGTCAAAACTTTCCACAATATCATGATTTTTTAAACAATTTTTATAATGAAGTGTTTGCACAAACAGATTTGATTGCTGAGCATATTCGATACTTAGATTCGTATGTTCCAGGTTCTATGGAAAGATTTTTAGAACTATCCGATATTCAAGAAGCTGTTGATGTGATTCCATCAGCATTGGCAATGATGGCACAAATCAAATCTGACAACGATAGGTTCATCGTTCATCTCCGTGCAGGTATTGTTGCTGCAGACCAAGCGGGTGAACCAGCTGTATCTAATTTTCTGCAAGAACTTTTAGGTGCCCATCAAAAGAAAGCATGGATGCTGCGTAGCATTATAAAGTAAACAATGACAATTAATAATGGTTATAATGGCAACTCATCATTAAAAAGAATAGGAATTGATTTTTCTTATTCTGAAGAACAGGTTTTAGAGTTAGCTAAGTGTGCAGAAGATCCAATATATTTCATTGACAACTATTGCTATATCGTAACACTCGACTACGGTATTCAACCGTTTAAACTTTACGATTGTCAAAAGAAAAAGATTAAATTAATCCATGACAACCGTAAAGTTATTCTCATGGAAGGTAGACAACAAGGTAAAACTTCATCTGCTGCAGCATATATTCTTTGGTATACATTGTTTCAAGACAGTAAAACTGCGGCTATTCTTGCAAATAAAGCATCAACGGCTCGTGAAGTTATGGCTAGATATCAATTGATGTTTGAGCATTTGCCTGATTGGATGCAACAGGGTATTAAAACATGGAACAAAGGTGACATTGAATTAGAAAATGGTTCAATTGTATTTACTGCGGCAACAACATCAGCTGGTATTCGTGGTAAGTCAGTTAACTTATTATATATTGACGAAGCTGCAATTATTCCAAATACTGTGGCTGATGCATTCTTTACCGCGGTATATCCAGTTATTTCTGCCGGTCAAACAACAAAGATTCTTATTACCTCAACACCGTTGGGTTATAATCATTTTTGGAAATTCTGGAATGATGCCGTTAATAAGAACAATGACTTTGTGCCATTGTTCATTCCTTATTCAGAGATACCTGGCAGAGATGAAGCATGGGCACTTGAACAGAAGAGACAACTAGGTGATCTGAAGTACAATCAGGAAGTACTCTGTAAGTTCTTAGGATCATCGCTGACGTTGATTAACTCAGATACTATAGAATATATGTCAACGTGTCCTACAGTCTATTCTAAAGACGGTTTAGATTTATATGAATTCCCAGTCAAAGCTCAACTTGATGAAGATACCGAAGAGTTGATAGGTAAGTCACACGCATATGTTATTGTTGCCGATACAGCCAAAGGTGTTGGTGGTGACTATTCTGCATTTATAATTATGGATGTGTCATCGGTGCCATATAAATTAGTAGGTAAGTTTAGAGATAACAAGATAGCACCAATGTTATATCCAAGTGTTATATACAAAGTGGCAAGAGATTATAACATGGCATATGTGCTGATTGAGGTTAACTCAAGTGAGCAGGTTGCACATATCATGCACAATGAATTAGAGTATGAAAACCTTATTTTTGTAAATAGAGATACCAAAACCGGACAAACAGTTACAGGTGGTTTTGGTGGTGGTAAAACTCAACTTGGTGTGCAAACAGACAAGAGAGTTAAGCGTATTGGATGTTTTACATTCAAGTCACTAGTAGAAGAAAAGAAGTTATTAATAACAGATGCAGATACTATATCAGAAATTTCAACTTTCATTCAGGTAAAAGACAGTTATGCCGCAGATGATGGTTACCATGATGATTTGGTTATGCCATTAGTATTGTTTAGTTGGTTAACGACTAACCCATACTTCAAAGAATTAAATGATGTTAATATTCGTGAAGCAATGTATCAAGCCAGAATTAAACAAATTGAAGAAGATATTGTTCCCTTTGGGTTCGCATTTAATGGAACAGAAGAAGATTACTCAGTAGAAGATGGTGATATGTGGAAACCAGAAGTCCCATCTGGTTACCTAACTTCAAATTTGTAAAAACTAAAAAAACTAAATACAATATAAAGAATAATTGTCCCGTAAACTAAGGAGAAATCCATGGCATTTCAGCTATCACCTGGGGTAAATGTATCAGAAATCGACCTGACTACAGTTGTCCCTTCAGTTGCCACTTCAATCGGTGGCCTTGCTGGAAATTTTAATTGGGGTCCAGTAAATGAAGTCATTACCATTTCTGATGAGGTTCGCCTTGTCGACCGTTTTGGTAAGCCTGACTCTACAAATTATGAATACTGGTTCTCAGCAGCAAATTTCCTTGCATACACAAATAACTTAAAAATTGTTCGTGCCGCAAATACTACCAATACATTAAATGCTACCGCAAACGGTACAGGCGTTTTAATTAAGAATGAAAGCGATTATGTTGCCAATCGTGAAACAGCAACAAACACAGCATACGGTCCATTTGCAGCTCGTTATGCTGGTGCAACAGGTAACACATTAAGAGTTTCTATTTGCTCTTCAGCAACAGCATACTCATCAAACTTGACTTCAACTAGTGCTGTTACAGCTAATGCAGCATCAGCAAACGATACCACAATTAATGTTACGGGTTCTCCTGTTGCCAACTTATATGTTGGTGATTTGATTTCTGTTGACGGTGGTTCTACATACTTGCGTACAGCCAATGTTAACGCAACAGCAATTATTGTTGCAACAGCATTATCATCAGCCGTTACAGTTGGCACACCAATTCTTCGCAAATGGCAATATGCTGATAGTTTTGGAGTTGCTCCAGGAACATCAGATTATGTTACTGATAAAGCTGGTAGCAAAGATGAAATGCACGTTATTGTTATTGATGAAGATGGCAAATTTACTGGTACTGCTAATACAGTACTTGAGAAATATGCTTTCGTATCAAAAGCTTCAGATGCAATTACAAATGACGGTGCATCAAATTACTACAAGACAGTTATCAACTCAAAATCAAAATATCTGTGGTGGTTAGGCCATCAACCAGGTGCTGTGAATTGGGGAACTGCTGCATCAGGTACAACATACACACAAATCAATACCGCATTTACTGCTTCAATGAGTTCTGGTGCTGATGGCACTATTGGTAATACAGAAATTACCACTGCATATGGTTTCTTTTCAAATGCTGATACAGTTGATGTTTCATTGTTAATTTCAGGTCCAGGCAATTCAACAATTGCAACTAGTTTGATTTCACTTGCTGAATCACGCAAAGATTGCTTGGTGTTCTTGTCACCAACTAAGGCTTCCGTTGTAAACAATGCCGGTGCTGAAGCAACATCAATCCTTTCTTTCCGTTCAGGATTAACAAGTTCTTCATACGCTGTTCTTGATTCTGGTTACAAATACCAATACGACAAGTATAACGATGTGTACCGTTGGGTTCCATTGAATGCTGATGTTGCTGGTACTTGTGCTCGTACAGATTTAGAGCGTGACCCATGGTACTCGCCAGGTGGTTTGAATCGTGGTGTGATTAAGAATGTTATCAAACTTTCATTTAATCCTACCAAGACAGAACGTGATAACCTGTATGTTCAAGGTATTAATCCAGTTGTTACATTCCAAGGTGAAGGTACGATTCTGTTTGGCGACAAAACTCTCTTGAGCCGTCCATCAGTATTTGACCGTATCAATGTTCGCCGTTTGTTTATTGTTCTAGAAAAGACCATTGCTCGTGCAGCTCGCTCAACAATGTTTGAATTTAACGACCAATTTACTCGTGCTCAGTTTGTTAACTTAGTTGAACCATTCCTTCGTGATGTTCAAGGTCGCCGTGGTATTACTGACTATCGTGTTGTTTGCGATACAACTAACAACACAGCAGCTATTATTGACCGTAACGAATTTGTTGGTGATATCTACATTAAACCCGCACGCTCAGTTAACTTCATTCAATTGAACTTTGTTGCAGTTAGAACTGGTGTCAGTTTCGATGAAATCGTTGGCAAATTCTAATAAATAGAGAGACAGGAGAAAAAAAATGGCATTCAATATAAATCAATTCCGCTCTCAAATGACAGGAGACGGTGCTCGCCCAAATCTATTTGAGGTGAGTTTACCGTTCCCTGGATTTTCTGATGCTGCTAATGCACAACAAAAAGTCACTTTCATGTGTAAAACAGCACAGTTACCTGGTTCAACCATCGGTACTGTGCCTGTTCAATACTTTGGCCGTGAGTTGAAGTTTGCAGGCAACAGATCATTTACAGACTGGACAATCACGATCATTAACGATGAAGATTTTGCTATTCGTAACGCTTTCGAGCGTTGGTTGAATGGTATTAATAGTCATGGTTTAAACGTGCGTAATCCGTTAGCTCAAACTCCAGCATCATACACAGTTGATTCTGAAGTTACACAATTTGGCAAAGCTGGTGACATTCTGAAGAAGTATAAATTCTTGGGTGTATTCCCAACAGATGTGTCACCAATTGACGTTGATTGGGGCTCAAACGATAGTATTGAAGAATTTACCGTGACTCTTTCCTACCAATGGTGGGAATCAATTGATACTGGTGTGGTTTAAATAGTGAGGGCTTCGCCCTTACTTTTTACTGATATAGGATGAAATATTAATGGCGGTAAAACTTTTCGTATTATATAATGTTACCGAGTGGAGGAACCCAAAATTGCCGTAAAACTTTTCGGGTTCACCTTAGGTAAAAAGGACATTGTTCAGGTTGAGAAACCTGAGCAAGCTTCTTTTGCGCTCCCTACAGAAGCAAATGATGATGGTGCAGTTACAATCACACAGAATGCCCATTACGGCACATATGTAGATTTAGAAGGTTCTGTTCGTAATGAACTGGAACTGATTACTCGTTACCGTGAAATGTCAAATCACCCTGAATGTGATATGGCAATTGATGAGATTGTTAATGAAGCAATTACTCATGCAGAAGATGGTACTGTTGTAGATATCAATATGGATAATCTAAAACAACCAGAAACAATTAAAAAGAAAATACTTGAAGAGTTTAAAAACATCCAAAAGATGTTAAACTTTTCAAATCTTGCTGATGATTTATTCAAGCGTTGGTACATTGATGGTAGAATATATTACCATGTTGTTGTTAACGATAAGAATCCAAAAGACGGCATACAAGAATTAAGATATATTGATCCACGCAAGATTCGTAAAGTGCGTGAGATTCAAAAAGAAAGAGATCCAAAAACTGGTGCTCAAGTTATTAAATCTATAGCTGAATATTATGTGTATAATGACCGTGGTACAACATCACAGTCATATACATCATCAGTTAATCAAGGTTTAAGAATTGCACCTGAATCAGTAGTTAATGTTAACTCTGGTTTGATGGATGCAAAGAATACATTTGTAATTTCTTACTTACATAAAGCAATTAAGGCACTCAATCAATTAAGAATGATTGAAGATGCTGTTGTTATTTACCGTTTATCAAGAGCACCAGAAAGACGTATTTTTTATATTGACGTAGGTAACTTACCAAAAGGTAAGGCTGAACAATATATGAAGTCTATTATGACACAGTATCGTAACAAGTTGGTATATGATGCTAATACTGGTGAGATTCGTGATGAACGTAAACACCTTTCGATGCTAGAAGATTTTTGGTTACCTCGCCGTGAAGGTGGTAAAGGAACAGAGATTACTACATTACCTGCTGGACAAAACTTAGGCCAGATGGAAGATGTTCTTTACTTTCATAAGAAATTATTAAATTCATTGAATGTGCCAATCTCACGCCTTGACCCACAAGGTGGTGGTATCATGGGTATTGGTAGAACAAATGAAGTTACTCGTGATGAAGTTAAGTTTAGTAAGTTTATTGCTAGATTGCGTAATAAATTCTCTCGTATTTTTGACGATGCTCTTCGTATTCAATTATCATTGAAAGGTGTTTGTACCGTTGAAGAGTGGGAAGAATTTAAAGAAGCCATTTTTTATGACTTTAAGAAAGATAATAACTTTACAGAAATGCGTGATGCAGAAATCTTGCGTGAGCGTATTTCAACAGCGACACAAATTGATCCGTATGTTGGTCGTTATTACTCATCAACATGGGTTAAAAAGAATGTTCTGCATATGACTCAAGAAGAAATTGACGAGATGCAGAAAGAAATTGAAGAAGAAGGTGAACTTGCAGCTACTGCTCAAGAACAACAAGGTCAAGAACAAGGTGGTCCGCCATCAGAACCAATTGACAATACTGTTGAAAATGGTGATACTGAATCGCCTACTCCGCAATTAGATGATGCGGTAAATAAGTATGCTTTCAATAAAACTAAATAAGGTATAATAGGAGATTTTTATGTCTACAACAACATTTATCGAGCAACTAGTAGCAGGACAAGCTGCTGATGCTAAAGAAACATTATCAGACTTGTTATCTGCTCGTGCATTTGAAGCACTTGATGCTCGTAAGCAAGAACTTGGTGCAACACTATTTGGTGGTCAAGTAGAAGAAGAAGTGGAAGGATTGGAAGAAGCTAAGTCTTATGGTGGTGGTTCAGATAATGCTGGTGGCCACAATGTATATTATACAGCTTCTGATGGAACATCGCAATCAGTATATCGTCCTGGTAAAAATCAGGGTGGTTCTAGTGAGCCTAGCGCACAATCAAACGCACCTGATCCTAAACATCCTTTACATGGTAAAACAGTAACTAATGGTAAAATAACTGGTCGATTAGTAGGAACATCGGCGCAGGGTAAATCTGCCCATATTAAAGTGGGTGATGCTATTCATGTAGTTGATGCTAAAAGTGTTAAAAAACAATCTATTAAAGAATCATAATCTGATAATGAAATCGTTACTAGACTTTAAAACCCTTCTAATAGAAGAAGAGAAATCAGACTATACAAAGTTTGATGCTCTTGTCCGTGCTGGTCTTGCCAATAAGGCACAGATTCAGCGTATGCATAGTATATTGGATAAGATGGGTGAAGAACGCCCACAATTCACTAATGCCGATAGGATGATTATTCAGAATTTGTTTACTAAGATGGTAGATTTGATTACCAATAATAAACAAATTTATACCCAAACTCGCCGTGCGGTGAGAGAAGAATTAGAAGAAGGTATTGTTGATACTTCAGATTACAAACTTGGTGTAAATGGACAAAAAGTTAGGTCGCATAGAGTTAAAGTTGGAGATACTGCACCAGGTGTTGGTGCTGTTACAGCACCACAAATTGGTGATGATCCAGAAGCTGATGAATATTCTACCAAATTAAAGAAAGAAGAAGTTTCTTATTTGGAAGAAGGAGTTAACCCGCCTTTTGTTTTAGTATTAAAACGTAAAGCCATTCGTTATTATCCAGAAGGCATTACAAATGTTATGTATTACAATGAAAGATTGAATCGTTACTTTTCTGTTCCATATTCATCGGAAACTCCAATGAATAATCCAATTCAAGCGGAGAATGTAAAGATTAAACATATTGATGGTACAGTTAGCACAATTGATGAACAAACGGCTGATGATATTGATTCCGTTTTTAAACAATTGAGTGAAGATAATCAAGTTAAGTTTTCAAGATTATTAAAAGAATCACCAAAAGGTTTAATTAAAGTTTTAGATTTTGTTTCTAAACAAACAACATGACTTTGATAGATTTAATATCTCAGAATAGATTGTCCGAGGCTAAAGAAATTATTTTTAATCGCCTTGATGAAATTGCTGCTGAATATTTGGAAGAAGAAAAGGCATATGTGGCATCAACTACATATGTTGAGGTAGAAGTGGATGAGCAATTAGATGAAGCTTCACCAAACATCGTTAAGATGGGTAGAATTAAAAAGATTCGCCGCCGTATTCGTAGAAATACCAACAACCAAATTGTTGTTCAAAGAAATAAAAGAAGATCAACAGTAAAAGGATTTAGAATTTCTGGTAATAGTGTGGTTCGAATACCAGCAATCCAAAGAATACAAAAGTCCAGAAAATTAAAAAGGTACTGGAAGACAAAAGGTAAATCTAAATTGCGTAGAACATTACTCAAAAGAAAAATGTCTTTAAGACGCCGCACTTCCATGGGAATAAAATAAAATGCCAATAGAAATTACAAATTCATTAAGAAGTTCTTCACTCATTCGTGTTGAAGGTATTGGTACATATTATGCTAACCTTGATTCTTTAGCTGTCAATACTAATGAAGTCATTAGTTCTGCAAATATTAGAAGAATCAATTGGTCGACAAACGGTAGTATTCAAATCGTTAGAAACGGTAATAATATTGTATCTCTACACAATGCTGGTGAAACTAAACTAGATGAGTGGGGACATACACTTGCAAATAATAATACATCTAATGTTGTTATTACGGTTGTAACTGGTGGAACATTACTTCTAGAAGTAACGAAGTCTGCTACTTACACAACACCATTAACAGGAATGTAATATGAAATTAATTAGAGAAAATATAGAAGAGGTAAAGTATATTACTGAAGCCTCCGAAAATGGAAAAAAAAGTTTATACGTTACTGGTCCATTTCTTGTTTATGATAAACCAAATAAAAATAATCGTATGTACGCCAAAAATACCTTATCAAAGGAAGTTGGCCGATACAACGAAGAAGTTATTAAAACTAATCGTGCTTTAGGTGAATTGGGTCATCCTGACACACCATCTCTTAACTTAGAAAGGGTGTCACATAAGATTGTTTCTTTAGAAGATAATGGTGAATGTTTTATTGGCAAAGCAATGATCCTTGAAACACCATACGGGCAAATCGTTAAAAGTTTTATTGACTCAGGTGTTAACCTTGGAGTATCTTCTCGCGGCATGGGTTCTCTTGTGCAGACTAAAGAAGGTTATAACATGGTGCAAGATGATTTCCGATTAGCAACAGCAGCTGATATTGTGGCAGATCCTTCTGCTCCAGGTGCTTTTGTTAATGGTATCATGGAGAATAGAGAATGGTTATTTGTTGAAGGTCGATTTGTAGAGATGGACATTGATTCAGCAAAAAAACAAATTAGAAAGGCTTCACGCAAAGAAATTGAATATGTTGCTATCAATTTGTTTGAAAATTTTATTCGAAAACTTTAATTTTATAAATAGAAAATACTAAGGAGATTCCTAATGGCATCAAACAAACTTTTCGAGGCAGCAGCAGATATTCTTGCAGGAAGCAAGAGTTCAGCAATAGGTATGCCTTCAGAAAAACTTCCAGGTCAAGTAGTTGATGCTGGTGGTCCAACACCTCAGAATTACAAATCAACTGATGACTCAGCTAAAATCAACCCATCAGATGGTGCACCAGGTAATGCTCGAGCACCAACAACAAAGCCATCAGATGCTTCACCTGATACCCAAGAAATGCTTGGTGGTGGCCAAAAAACAATGAAAGAAGATATTGCAGATTTGTTTGCAGATGATGATACCATCTCAGAAGAATTTAAAGATAAAGTTTCTACAATTTTTGAAGCTCGTATACATGATCGTGTTTCTAGAATTGAAGAAGAAGTAGAATCATACTATGCTGGTATGCTAGAAGAAGCTGTTGAATCAATTAAGCAAGACCTAACAGAAAAAGTTGATGATTACCTATCATACATTGTTGAACAATGGATGGAAGAAAATCAAATTGCTATTGAATCTGGTCTACGCTCAGAAATGACAGAAGATTTTATTGCCGGTTTACGCAACCTATTCGTAGAAAACTATATTGATGTTCCTGCCGAAAAAGTTGACCTCGTTGAAGAACTTGCTTCTAAAGTTGAAGAACTTGAAAGCAAACTTGATGAAGAAATCGAACGTAATGTTGATTATGCAAAAGCATTAGTTGAATCACGCAAGTCAGAAATAACTCGTGAAGTATGTGAAGGTCTTACATCAACTCAAGTTGAAAAAATTAGATCACTCGCAGAGAGTGTATATTTTTCCACAGAAGAAGAATATGAAAGCAAACTTGAAACAATTCGTGAGAACTACTTTCCATCTGGTATAAAGAAAGCTAGAGAAAGCCATCTTCAAGAAGAAGTAACTGATGGTTCAGAGAAGGGTTTCGTTTCTAACGACCCATTCGTATCAGCAGTTGCAAACGCAATTTCCAAAACTAAAATATAATATCCAAGGAGATATCTAATATGTATTTGTCAGAAGAACTACAAACAAAATGGGCTGCGGTACTAGACCATAAAGATATGCCGGCCATTAAAGACCCATATCGTAAAGCAGTTACAGCAGTTATTTTAGAAAACCAAGCTATTGAAATGGCTAAGTCATCAGGTATGTTGACAGAAGCTGGTTCACCAACAAACTTTGCTGGTACAGGTGGTTTCGGTGGTGGTGCAGCTGCAGCAGGTCCAGTTGCTGGTTTTGACCCAATCTTAATCAGTTTGGTTCGTCGTTCATTACCAAATCTAATTGCCTATGACATTTGCGGCGTTCAGCCAATGACAGGCCCAACAGGTTTGATTTTCGCAATGCGTACTAAGTATGCATCACAGGGCGGTACAGAAGCATTCTTCAATGAAGCTAACACACAGTTTTCTGGCGCTAATACTGCACTTGCTGCAGCTATTACAAACCAATTAACTGCATTGGCAGTTGCTGCTAACACAACAGAAACATTCACATCAAACGCTCAAGCCGGTCTTGCAATGACTACAGGTTCTGCTGAAGCTCTTGGTGACGGTGCTGCTGGTAACACATTCCAAGAAATGGCATTCTCAATTGAGAAAGTTACTGTTACTGCTCGTACTCGTGCTTTGAAGGCAGAATATTCACTTGAATTAGCTCAAGACTTGAAAGCAGTTCATGGTCTAGACGCAGAAACAGAATTGGCAAACATCTTGTCAACAGAAATTCTTGCTGAAATCAACCGTGAAGTTGTTCGTACAATTTACGGTACTGCAAAGTTGGGCGCACAAGTTGGTACAACAACTCGTGGTACTTTCGACTTAGACACCGACTCAAACGGTCGTTGGATGGTTGAGAAAATCAAAGGTTTGGCATTCCAATTAGAACGTGAAGCTAATACCATTGCTAAGACAACTCGTCGTGGCAAAGGTAATATCGTTATCGTATCTTCAGATGTTGCATCTGCATTTGCGATGGCTGGTCTTTTAGACTATAGTTCAGCTTTACAATCACAAGTTAACCTAGTGGTTGATGATACTGGTAATACATTTGCTGGTACAATGTTCGGTCGTATTAAAGTTTACATCGACCCATATGCACAAACATCTTCAACCAACGAATTTGCAGTTGTTGGTTTCAAAGGTTCGAATGCATTTGACGCCGGTCTTTTCTATTGCCCTTACGTTCCTCTCCAAATGGTTCGTGCCGTTGATACCGGTACATTCCAACCAAAGATTGGTTTCAAGACTCGTTACGGTCTAGTTGCTAATCCATTTGCAGAAGGTACTAATGCTGGTCTAGGTGCTTTAACTGCTCAGTCAAACAACTACTACCGTGGTTTTGCAATTAAAAACATCATGTAAATAAAAACTCCGTAGAGAGTTCTTTAGAGAGGCACTTCGGTGCCTCTTTTTTTGCATATAAATACCAGTATAACTAGTGAGACAATAATGAGTGCATTCACAAGAAATCCATCCAATCCAAATTACTTACACCCTAATAAGTTTCAGTTAAACTTTAGTCGTGTACCTAATCTACAATATTTTTGTCAGTCTATAACTATTCCTGGCATTTCATTAGGTGAAATTGTTCGTAATACACCATTGGTTGATTTATATTCACCCGGTGAAAAGGCCATATATGATATTTTGAATATTACCTTTTTGGTAGATGAAGAGTTAAAGTCTTGGTTAGAAATTCACGATTGGATTCGTGCTATGACTAAAGTAACCAGTTTTGACGAATATAAAAAACTTAGTTTATTGAATTCAAATGCAAATGCTCGTGGTGATTTAATGCCACAATTTTCTGATGCTAAGATTACACTTTTATCATCAGCAAACAATCCATTACACACATTCACTTTCTACGATATGTTTCCAACATCGGTATCTACATTTGTGGTTTCTGCCTCAGACACACCAGATTCCATCATTACTGCCGATGCCACATTCAGATATTCCTATTTTGATGTTGACAGAGCTACATAATTAGTGTATACTCCTAACAGGAGGATTTATAATGAACAAACTTGATGAACTATTAGCTATGTGGGCAAAAGATTCTGTTATTGATAGAACTGAGCCAGGCAAAGAACTAACAAACATACCACAACTACATAGTAAGTATTTGAATATACTTTCTCGTCACCGACTATTGGTGAGAGAGTCTGAGTTTAAGTATAACAAAATGAAACGACTGAAGTGGGAATACTATACAGGTAAATTAGATGATGACCAACTTAAACACTATGGTTGGGAACCATTTCCTTTTGTACTCAAATCCGAGATCACTACATACTTTGAGAGTGATGAAGATTTAAACAAATACTTGGCTAACAAAATTTTACATGAAGAAATTGTTGATGTATGCCAAAGTATTCTTAAAGAATTGCATTCACGAACATTTCAATTGAAAGAATTTATAACATGGGAAAGGTTTATACAGGGTGTATGATTTAAGATTAGAAAAGGTTAACGAAGCCTTTATCAGAGTAGTATCAGAAAGAAATGTAGCACAAGAACTTTCCGATTATTTTTGTTTCTATGTTCCTGGCTACCAATATACTCCTGCATTTAAGGCAAGATATTGGGATGGTAAGATAAGGTTGCTTGATTTAAGAACCATGGAAATATACCATGGCTTGGTACCTTATATTGAAAAGTTTTGTAAAGAAAGAGATTACAAAATTGAGATTGATTCTGAGATAACAGTCACGGACAATTACTCCTTAAAAGAAGCCAACGACTTTATACAGACACTTGGTTTGCCATTTGAACCTCGTGATTATCAAGTTAGTTCTTTTGTTCATGCAATCCGTAATAAAAGAATTCTACTTCTTTCACCTACTGCATCAGGTAAATCTTTAATCATTTATTTGATACTTAGACGAATACAAGATGCTGGTTATAAAAAAGGGTTACTTATTGTCCCAACCACTTCACTTTGTAATCAGATGTTCACAGATTTTGAATCTTATGGTTATGACTCAAAAACAAACTGTCATATAATATATGCTGGTCGAGATAAACACTCAGATAAATTCCTATCAATATCGACTTGGCAGAGTATATACAAACAACCACCAGAATATTTTGAACAATTTGATTTTGTTATAGGTGATGAGGCACATCAATTCAAAGCCAAATCACTAGCAACAATTATGACACAATTGGTTAATGCAAAATATAGAATAGGTTGCACCGGAACATTAGCTAATTAACCTATTAGAAGGAACTAAAACGCATAAATAGAAATATGGACTATCAAAAAATATATTACTCTATAATAGAAAAAGCTAATACTCGGACAATGTCCGAGTATTTTGAGGAGCACCATATAATACCTAAATCTTTAGGTGGTGACAATGGTAAAAAAAATAAAGTAAAATTGACAGCAAGAGAACACTTTGTGTGTCATTGGTTATTATGGAAATTCTCAAAAGGAAAAGATAAAATTAAAATGGGTCATGCTTTTGGCATGATGAGATACCATGATTCTACTAATAGGTACTACACTTCAATTGGTTATGAAATAGCTAGAAAAGCACACTCTTTATCAGCAAGTTTACACCATAAAGGTAAAACTCTTTCTGATAAAGAAATGAAAAGAATGTCAGAAAATAATCCAAATGCTAAAGAAATAGAAATAAATGGAATAAAGTATAAAAGTAGAAAAGAAGCTTGGGAAAAATTACAAACAACAAAAAGAAGGTTGTATTCTTTTATTGATGGAAAAATATCCTTTGAACAATTAACATATAGTGGCAGATATCCACACACAGAAGAATCTAAGAAAAAAATTGGTGATTGGTCAAGAGGCAAAACATACGAAGAACTTTTAGGTAAAGAAAAATCTTTATTATTGATAGAAAAAAGACGACAACAAATGTTAAAAAATATTATGGAAAAAAATGAGTAATGTTCATAGATTAGTATTAGAAGGTTTATTTGGACCAGTATATAAAGCAACAACAACAAAAGAATTAATGGATAACAAACAGTTATCTAAATTTAAGATTAAATGTTTAATACTTAAATATCCAGAAGAAGTTTGTAAGTTATCTAAGAAGTGGGACTACAAAGAAGAGATTGAATATATAGTATTGAACACAGCAAGAAATGCATTTATAAAGAATCTTGCCTTGTCGTTGAAAGGTAATTCATTAATACTATTTCAATTTGTAGATAAACATGGTAAAGTTCTACATAATATTATAAAAGAAGAAGCAGGTAAACGTAAAGTATTTTTTGTATATGGTGGTACTGATACCGAAGTTAGAGAATCTATTAGAGATATAACTGAACGTGAAACAGATGCCATTATTGTTGCTTCATACGGTACATTCTCAACTGGTATTAATATACGTAATTTACATAATGTAATATTTGCATCACCATCTAAATCAAAAATTCGTAATCTACAATCAATTGGTCGTGGACTTAGATTAGGTGATAATAAAGAAGAAGCGGTTCTTTATGATATCTCTGATGATTTTAGAATAGGCAAACATGTTAATTATACCTTGACACACTTCGTTGGCAGAGTAAAGATGTATGACGATGAAAAATTTAATTATAAGTTTTATAATATAGAATTAAAAATTTAATTTTTATTAAAAGTTTTTTTGGAATGTTGTAATTTTTCTTCTTTTGTTTTTTTATCCCAATACTGTTTCATTTTTTGACTATGATCTGGTCTAAGTTTACCTGTTTTATTAATTGATAATTTATTTTTAGATTCTGGTGTATGATTATATCCACTTAAAAGTCTAGCTTTTTTTCGTTTTTGTATGTGTATTTCTGATTGTTTATAACCGGATGTTCCATCACCACCATCAGTTAAATTTCTAAGTATACCTGTACCATTATCAATTCTTCCATACCATTGAATCATTCTTCTTTCTATGGCAAATGCTCCAATTTCCGTTAAATTAGCTTGCATTATTATTATTTTTGTGTTATCATTAGGTATGTTTATTGAATGATTTTTGTTCCATGCTCTATCTCTGCAACCTTTACCTATATAATAAGGTAAATTATTATCTCTTAGATAAGCATATACATAAAAATGATTAGGTCTGTTTTTAGAAGAATAAATAGTCATACTGATACGGTCCTTTCGTATTAGAGTAGGTGCGAGCTGCAACTCGGCGATCTACACTTATTTATAATTTTTTTTACCTAAAAGGGTATTTTTGACATGGATAACATAAAAATAATAAGGATGCAATCGGGTGAAGATATCATTGCTTCTATGATAGAAGATAAAGAAGAAGGTATCGTTACACTTAACAATCCTATGACAGTATTATTTAAAAGACAGATTACTGGTAAATCAGTTATGATGATGGTACCTTGGTTACCTGTAGAGATTATTCAATATAATATGGCTACAGTTTATTCACAAGACGTATTAACTGTATTTCAACCTAAAGAATCTCTTGTTAATTATTATAATAAGGCAGTGATTGATTTGAATGAATGTATCATTGAAGAGTCAGACCACATTGAACAATCATTAAACGAAGATGGTGATGAAGAAGATGTTTCAGAAGAAGAGTTCTCAGAGTATGTAGATAGTATTGAAACCATTAAAGAAGTATTAAGTAATAAGAAAAGAATATTACATTAAAGAACGACAAAACCATTATAACAATGTATCACTAACCTGTCAAGCGAAATATAAGGTAAATATTATGAGTAAGAAAAAAGCACATTACATTAACAATGCCGACTTCTTAAAAGCACTAACCGATTATACCGAAAAGTGTGTTGAAGCCAAAAAAAATGATAAACCAGAACCTATAGTACCAAACTATATCGGTGAATGTTTTATTAAAATTGCAGAACATCTATCTAGAAAACCAAACTTCGTATCATATTCATTTAGAGATGAAATGATTGCAGATGGTATTGAAAATTGTATAATGTATTTCAGAAACTTTGATCCTGCCAAATCATCTAATCCATTTGCCTATTTTACACAGATTATTTACTTTGCATTTCTACGAAGAATTGCCAAAGAGAAGAAACAACTATATGTAAAATACAAAGCAACAGAACAGTTTGGTTTATTAGATGAAGGTGAAATGTTTGAAGATGAGAATGGGCATATGCAACAATTTAAAATGTATGATAACATATCAGAATTCATTCATACATTTGAAGAAACTAAAAAGAATAAAAAGAAAGTAAAGATTAAAGGTATTGAAAACTTTATTGAATTGGATGTGAAAGAACTACCAGAAATTTAAGGAGATTATTATGAGAGTTGGATTTACATGTAGTGCATTTGATTTACTTCATGCTGGTCACATATTGATGTTAGAAGAAGCAAAGACTCAATGTGACTTTTTAATTGTTGGATTACAAACTGATCCAACAATTGATCGGAAAGAAAAAAATAAACCTATCCAAAGTGTAGTTGAAAGATATATTCAACTCAAGGCAGTTACATATGTTGATCAGATTATACCATACACATATGAAAGTGACTTAGAGGAAATATTCCGTTCATTCCCAATTTCAGTTAGAATTATTGGTGATGAATATAAAGAAAAACAATTCACTGCAAAAGATATCTGTGCTGGTAGAGGTATTGAAATCTATTTTAATCGGAGAGATCATCACTTTAGCAGTAGTGAATTACGTAACAGAACTTATAGAATAGAATATCAGAAAAAAGGTGAGTTTGATGAAGTTAGCCCTAATAAATGACACCCATGCCGGTGCAAGAGGTGACAGTGCAATATTCAATGAATTCTTTTTTAAGTTTTGGGAAAATGTATTCTTTCCATACTTAGAAGAAAATAACATCACACAGATTTGTCATTTAGGTGATGTTGTTGATCGTAGAAAATTTATTAATTATGTTACATTGAATTCTTGGCGTAAAAGATTCTTTGATAGATTATTAAAGAACAATATTCAAATGGATGTTATTGTAGGTAATCATGATGTTACTTACAAGAATACAAATGAAATCAATGCCATGAATGAATTATTTGAGCATTACAATAATGTAAATGTGTATATTGATCCCGTTGAAAGAGTATATGATGGTATTAATGTTGCATTGGTACCATGGATAAATTCAAGTAACTATCAAAGTAGTTTAGAATTTTTAAATAATACACAGAGTCAAATTGTATTTGGTCATTTTGAAATATCTGGATTTGAAATGGATCGTGGTAATGTTTGTCAAGGTGGTTTAGATTCTTCTCTATTCAAACGATTTGATACTGTATTATCTGGTCACTTTCATCATAAATCAACTAATGGTAATATAACATATCTAGGCAATCAATACGAAATTACATGGGCAGACTATGATGACCAAAGAGGATTTCATGTATTTGATACAGACACAAGAGAACTAGAATTTATACCTAATCCATATAAAATGTTTCATAGATTAAGTTATGATGATACTGTCCAAGACTTTACATACTGGAAAGCATTTGATTATGATAATTTGAAAGATACTTACGTTAAGATTGTGGTAGTCAACAAACAAAATCCATATCTGTTTGATAGTGTGATGGATAACTTATATAAAACTGGTGTTGCTGATATAGGTATAGTTGAAGATTTTACCGATAATTCAGTTACCGATGATGAAGAATTGGTAAATCAAGCGGAAGATACTATGACTATCTTAAATAAGTATATTGATGGGTTGACATTGAATGTAAAACCTGATATACTTAAAGGTCTAATGAAAGAACTATACGTTGAAGCGGTAAATGTAGAGAGAGTTGATTAATGATTGTATTTAAAAAAGTTAGATATAAGAACTTTATTAGCACTGGTAATTATTATACCGAGATTGATTTTCAAAGATCGTCTAATACATTAATTATTGGTTCTAATGGTGCGGGTAAATCCACGATGCTTGATGCATTGTGTTTTACTCTATTTGGTAAAGCATTTAGAAGTATTAACAAACCACAACTGATTAATGCCATCAATCAAAAAGATTGTGTTACTGAATGTGAATTTGATATTGGTAATAAAAAATATAAAATTATTCGTGGCATAAAACCTAACATCTTTGAAATATATCAAGATGGCGATTTACTGAATCAGGATGCCGCAAGTAGAGATTATCAAGAATACTTAGAGAAGTTTATTCTAAAATTAAATTATAAATCATTTACACAGATTGTTATATTAGGTTCTGCATCATTCGTGCCATTCATGCAGTTATCTGCATCTGATCGTAGGTCTATCATTGAAGATTTACTAGACATACAAATCTTTTCTACAATGAATACTGTATTGAAAGAGAAGATGTCTGGTAACAAAGATCATGTTGTTGAAAACAATTCTAAGTTACAAATTGTAGAAGCAAAGATTGAAATCCAGAATACTCATATTAAGAGTATACAAAAAACTAATGATGAGAAGGTAGAAGAATATGATAATCAAATCAAATTGTATAATACTGACATACTTGAGTTACAAGAAAAAATACAACAAACATCCAACTCAATCAACATATTACAAACCGACGTGGAAAACAAAATTGAAGTCGAGACTAGACTCAAGAAATTTACTAAAATTGAATCGCAGATTGAGAACAACTTATCCAAATATAAGACTGATATCAGTTTCTTTGAACAGAATGATAATTGTCCAACCTGTAAGCAAGAAATTGCCTTGGGGTTTAAAGAACAACAAATCAAAGAGAATAATGATAGAGTTACCGAAATAGAATCTGGATTGAAAGTATTAGAAGAAAAACTAT